ATTCCGCCACTAGCTGTAGCATCCCAAGCAAATGTACCAGCATTATACGTTAATACTGTATTTGTGCCTGTCGGAGTAGGTATGCTTATACCCTGTATAGCAACAACTGTGGGGCTGGGAAAACTACCAGAAAGATCGCCACCGGCTTGTCCAGTAGCGCTTCCGCCGTTCAAAAATCCGCTCATTTATACCTCGTATTATCCTATTATGGATGCAGTATTATTACCCGAGGCAAACTGACGAACTATTAGCTATATACGATTTCTATTCTGGCGTTAGTACATATTGCAAAATCACTACCAACAACACCGGCTGTCATAGTTAAATGCACTTCGTACATAGTAACTGCATCTGTTCTTATATTGCCTGGGCTAGTCCCCACTGTTAAAGGGCCGCTATCAAAAAGTATCAATCCAGATGAATTCGATGTTGTTCCGGTTGTATTTGTAATTGCAACGTTATTAGTAACGTCCATTAATTGGACTTGGCAAACAGCAATAGGGGATGTGGTTTCTAGAATGGCCTTAAAGTTTACAGCTCTATTCAAAAACGCAAAACTTGAAGGGTAAAACGACATATTAATATCTCTCCCGCCGAGTCTAACTGCAGTTGAGGAATTAGTAACAAACGAGCCGCTAACGAACGAAATATTGCTAATGGTTGGGGGCTCGGGTGGTGTATTGATACCCGGCGCTGGGGCGCTATTAATAACGGGTATAGATACACCAGCCGCAAAGTTTGAATCGCCAGGGTAGTATGCCAGTAAATTCAATGGCCCACTGCCTATAGCCGTTGGAGAGATCGTCAGGGTCGCAACTCCATTAGTTAAACTTACGACACCCAATGTTAAACTTCCGTTTGTGAATACTATGACTCCAGTAGGCACAAGGTTTGGATTAGAGGATAGAACGGTTGCCGTTAATGTTATATCTGTCATATTTAACCTGATTCATTAAGTATTACAATGGTTGGGCTTGGGCACGACACAAAGTTCGGTATCGGGGCGTTAACACCCAATAGGTTGTATGTCTTGGTGGAATCCATAAAGATTGGTGTATTATTCCATCCGGCTTTCTTTAGGTATACCGTTAGCTGTATTTTCGTATTCAATGTCTGCATCACAGGGTCTTGGTACAAATTGGTGAAATTCAGTGTCAACATACCAGTTGTATAATTCATGGATACGCCAATTTTACCATCAACTATAATTCCAGTAATACAACTTGGGTCTAGACCAAAGAGCTGAGGTGAGAATGATTGAACAGCTACGGCAAATCTAACCTGATTATTTATCAGACCTTGTAAACTTACCGGCGTGCAATCAGCAAACTGCATTGCTGGATAACCGATTCTTGTGTAGCCATTATTGCTGTAATTGGCAACAAAGTCAGTGAACAGATTAACATTCAATTCACCACCAAAGTATCCATCGGCTGGGATTTCTATAACAACCGTGTTCATTTCAAAGTCTACTTTGTAGAAGTAGCCATCGGGGTTGATTAAGTTGCCTCCAAAATTGAGTACTAAATTATTTGGAACGAAGAAATCATTGCGCCCTGGATCAAAATCTGGTGGCTGTGGGAATGTTTGCGATACAATGCCTTCGAGTGGCGCACATTGTTCAAGATTTGGTCCGCCAGATTCATAAGTAAATGCGCATGGTACTTGTCTTGGATTTGAGTTTACAACAACACTCGAATCGTACCACACTAGTTGTGCATCTGCATTGAATTGAATTGGATGAAGCTCTACATTTTGCCCAGCGAATGAGAAATACCCATCTAAAAATAGATCAGGCTCTGGGTGAACAGTTAGATTTCTATTTGTAGCCAATGAAGAATAGTCATCTGCTCTATCAACATATTCCTCAAAAGTAAGACGTATACAAGTGAATTGAGTACCAACATTATTTTCTGGCGAAGTCGTGGGAGGAAATGGCGGTGTTAAATTCACGTAATCCATAATGGCATTCAAATCGGCTGTATTCACAACCATATCACCCGATACATCTGCCCGCATTATCTGCAATATTGTGTCAGATGTGTAGTACATTTTTTGTATCGTGATTTGATTGGTTGCTACCAAGCTAACAATTTGAAATGAGCCGTTGTTTCCTACATTTGTAACGGAGTTAGTTATCACCAGTTGATATTGATTCAGATTAACAATGTTAGCGAAGTTAGTTGATAAACTCTGAAAGTTAGCCTGTGCACTATTTTGCGGATTTACAATCAGTAAACCATCATTTGCAGCTGCTAAAACAACCATAGTAGTTGGATTAATGAGCTGCCATGATAATCCTGCATCATTTACGAATGGTGTTGTTTGCACCAAATATTGCTGATATGTTGGAAATACATTAAGGTTGGCGCCTAGCAGATTCTGCATAGCAAGTATATCGTTTTGATCTACAACACCGTTTCCATCAACGTCGCCATAGATCATATTTATCAGCTCTGCCTTCGCGACCCTATAGAAAATAGATGGGTTAGAAACATTGGGTATGAACTGGGCCCCGTTTAACTGACCATTCACAATATTGGATACCAAGTCTATGATGTTAGTATCATACCTATACCCATCAGTTTGATCTGTTATAACCTTGATGACTAGTTGGTTTTTAACCATACCATATTCATGGATGGCGCCTACGAACGTAGTACTTGATGTTAGGCTCTTAACATTTTGGTCGGAAATCGTTCCTATAATGAATGGCGTAGAAACGTTTTGTATATTGGCTAACCCGGCAGCATTATAAAGGGTGATGGTTGGAACTGTTTGCTGTTCCGAGTCAACGTTATTTCCAGTTCTTTCATCCTGAACTGGTGAAAATTGATTTGTTGTTGCTTGAGCTAAAGCGTAGAATGTGGCGTTGCCGGTAAACTGTAACCCATTAAGATCATAATCTTGAGCGGCACCAGTAGTTGAGCTGATTTGATTCTGGGGAATAACCATGCCATGTCCAGCATCATATGCTTGGCCGGACGCAACTTTGGCAGAATCACTCCACACCTCAAACCATAGAGATTGCTCTGGGATATCTGTCCATATACTACCATTGAACAATGTTTCTTGCTGAGTGCTTGATAAATTAGTTCCTACAGCAACTTGAATCTGACAGGTATCTGCTGAGCCTGCACGTTTAATTGTAACAGCATAGTAGTTCCCAGGGATTATAACGTTTCCCTGCGCGACCGTTGTATTACTGAATATGAAATCTACTGGCTGCGGTACGGTACTGAGAGTTGTTCCAGCAGCTTGCAGAGACAAATAATCTACACTGAGCTGTGCTACAGGGATATTACTTGGATCATAATCTATGGCTGTTTGTGGTACAAGATCAGTGGGGCAAGATACAACAGATTGTAAAGGATAGATGCTTACAAGTAAATCTCCATCCCAAATCAAATCGGCTGGCGTGATATCATTGATAACAGACAATAGTAGCGTTATCTTTTGGATGTTATTGACGGGCGCTAAAAACTTCTGCCCTATTTGTGATGTAACATCGTCTTCTACTAAACTCTGTAACGAGAGATAGCTTGTTGATATATTAAGGTTGCTTATATTGTAGTTTGGTAGAGCAGCTGCAAGGATACTAGATAGTGATGTATTGTTCGGAGTGAAGAAATCTCTGAAGAATAGATTTGGCATTACGTTTTGAGATGATACAATCACATCTCTTGACATCTGAAATGGTGCTGCCTCTTCTATTACAACTCTTCCACCAAGATTAAATGATTGTTGTGGCGGACCAATAAAATCGTTGAACAGTATTGTTAGTACTTCTGTGTAATGTTGGGCTGTTACTTGCGTTTCATTTGTTTGAAAGGTTAGTGCATCGTATTGTAAATTGCTTTCAAAGTTTAACCCGATGATAAGTACTTTAACAGTTCTCTTTCCGGCTGCTAGGGAGTTTGTGAGCGTAACTGCGAGCTGCGCCCCGTTGCTGGAATCTAGTGGTTGATTTTGCGCATTGGTTGCTGTTCCATCGAGGAGTCCATTTGCAACATTGGAATCGAATATGATGTTAGGTATCAAATCGCTTGGTAAGACACCTGAACCGAAATGGTTATTTATGATACCTGATTCTATTTGATTATTGTATGACTGTTCTAGATTTAGAGTGAGGTTGTCCACATTCTGGCCATCGAAGAACAATGATTGTGGGGCTGAAACTGGTATTCTCATTTGATTTTTCCACCTTCAATGGTTTGTGCATATTTACGTACACCACCATATTCTTTCTGTTTGATATTGTTCATGGCTGCGGCTCTACATAGCGAATAATCGGATTCGTGTTAGCTGGGGATAACGTATTTATCAGTTCTTCCAAAACTTGCTTTATCTTAGGGCTACTACCTACTATATCAAATTGATCAAACACATTAACGGTAAAGTCAAACAAACCAGTATTCCTATCTCTTAATGTCGTAAAATTGGTATTGAGTGCAGTTAAGCTATCGAAATTATAGAGTAAAGTTGTATACAAATCAGGTGGTACAGGATATACGATATTTAGATTTGAACTATAACTCACATCTATAGCTTCTCCGTATGGCTTAAATAAAGGTCTAGCAATATTGCTAATCCTTAAATTGTCCATTAATACAAATGCCTGTTGTGTTCTAGTATAATCTGAACCAACAAAAAACTCATTTATAGCATCCTTAAAGGATATCATAGCATTTATGCTATTTGGACCTATATATGATGATCCTAATACTTGATTTTGTCCTGATGCTAGTTGGCCAGCAGATAGTATATTCCCTCTCTCGTACCCATCAACAAAGAAATGCAACTGATCAGATCCCAAACCAGTATTAAATACAAACTCCGCTTTAAGTCTATGCCAAGAACCAGCAGTCCAATATATTGGAGCCCTTATATTATAGTTAATGCCGCTAGCTATTACGTCAAAATTAATGTACCCAGCCGGATCCTTGAATATAGAAATTCTGTCGCCCTGCACACCGGTTGGTATGTAGTTTACAACTACCGGAGTATTTTGATTTGGCAATGGTTTCTTGAGATATATTGTCTGCATATCAGGCGCAATAGTGCCCCCAGCAAAATAATCAGTTCTCTGAGATCCGTACCCAACTTGTAACTGTACATTTAATACGCTTGATATACGTCCAGCTACTTTAACTGTAGCATTATTAATGCTTACAACTTTTTCGCTCACTATCCCGGTTGCATCGAAATAGTATCTATAGTTTGGATCATTTCCGGTATCAAATAAAGGACTAACCCAGAATTCTATTGTACCCTGCTGATTTGCGGTTAGGATACCGGCATTATCAATTTGCATTGGTTTTTTAGTTAGCACAATGCTTTGATCGAAATTATTATTTACGCTAGTCGAGCACTGTATAAATTCATTTGTAGCAGTAGTATATATACTTGCTGTATTTGTGAATGGAAATGAATTAAAGCTCAATAACATTAGTGTATTTATGTTTGGACTCAAAGCTTTCAATGAATTATAATCAGTAGTAATGGTTTCTTGAGTATTTTGTACTACATCACCAATTCTAATATCAGTGAGCATTTCAGAGACTATCATAAATTGATTCAATGTTGAGTCTACTTGATTTTCACCAAACATATCAGAACCAATATATCCAATTAGGGTACCGGATCTCAATGGTATTGAAATATACGTATTGTATTGGAATATATATGTACCCTGTACTATATTATACGGCTTACCAGGAGCATTAGCGTTCTCAAGTGTAAAGAATCCGTTCTGAAGACCGCTTCTATATGTGGTTGGATTTAGAACCTGATATTGCCCATTGGTGAACGAAGTTGGTACGTTCGAAGACAATGTCATCGTTTGAGTTTCAGTGTTAACAGCAATTATCTGATATTGGCCAGCTGATGCTGGAGGCGAAGATATGATTAAGTAGTTCCCAACATTTTGCGATGAGAAAAATACATTTGGATCCGATACAACATTAGTGCCATTACTAACTAAAGTATTTCCAACATTAACTTGATAACTAAATCTTATCACCGGATAATTTACACTATCCTCTGGTGTTGTTATTGGATACAATTCTTCGATTGCAATAACAGCAGAGTTCATCGTTATGTTGTTTGGGGTACATGTAACAACTACATAGTTAACGTATTCAAATCTGCTCGTTGTACTGAGCGTTTCATTTTGTGTAAACGTAACAGTCTCGGTAATACCTGGTACACCTGCAACTGTTCCGGTTATGTTAACTTGTACTGGATTTGCATAATTGATATTATCACCACTTATATAGATAGATAAAGTTCTTCCATTGTCGGAGATAGATGGTTGATCAGTTAAAAGCTGATTTGATACAAATTGTCCAGCTACTACAGTGGAGTTACTTGGCCCTATGTTTGTTGGGGACAGCAATCCGTGTTTAATATTCACATCACCAAGAAGTATAGGTGGTGGCATGTGCGTTGTAATTGTATTGCTCAACTGCGGAGAATACCCGTCTGCCCACACATAGTATTTTTGTGTCGTTAGTCTATGATTCAAACCAAATGTGTTAATTAGCACAATATCATTTGCTTCAGTGCTATTGTCTATTGTTAGCACTTCGTTAAAGTTGGCGTCTCTACTTATCGAATAAGCTGGATGGAGAGCATTTAATCCTGGTATTTCTTCCGACGCTCCCGAGTATACAAAGAAGGGCGATGCACTATAACTTGCTGGCATAGGATCAGTCAGTACAAGTGTGCTACCACTTACAGATACTATCGTATATAATGGCGCAAACCCTGACTCATTTATATTGATCGAAAACCCCGGCAAAACACCAGCGTTTGCAAAGTTTATAGATGACGTAACTATATTTGATCCGCTTATGACGTGCAAATCAGTGCCTTGAACTGGCGTATCTGAATTTGGATTCACAAAAACATGCATGAGCGATACAGATACATTTGTATACAAATCCATATCCGTCAATACATCAAATGATGTTTGATTTACGCTATAAGTAGCCCCAGTCATTGTGATTGGCAGCGGAGTAGACACTATTAAATTTTGTCCATTGACAGTTGTTATAGTGTATCCAGATGGGGAATACCCAGGCTCTAGCACATAAAGTGTATCTCCAGGAAGTATACCCGACGCAGTGAAGTTTATGCTTGATGTAACGAGACCACTTCCTGCCGTGGTTGTCATATCATAAAATCCAACAACTGGTCTTGGGAGGAGCCCTACAATTTCTTCCGGATCAACTGTCCTGTATTTTTCATGCAGGTATGGCGCAACTTTGCTTCCGTATTTGATTATGTTTGGAACCTCAAGTCCATCTATAAACAAATGCATTTCATCGCGTTTTGTTGGATTTCCTATTGCCCATGAAGTTGCAACTTGATGAGTTTGTCCTGCTTGCCAACTAGAGATATCCGCACCAAGAGTGTAGTAGTTTTTATTCCTATCTATTACTCTGAAATTCAAATATCCACTTTCATCTTTGAATAACGAAAATCTATTCGAGTTATGCGCCTCTCCGAAATCAAATATGTAATGGTGATCATCAGCGACAAATGTTATCCCCTGCATAGGATCAGAGGTTCCTTGAATATAGAAATTCACAGATTGATTACCGCTTTGAATAATAGAGGTTGGTGGCTGCGGTATTACTGTAGATTTCACATCATAAAACTTTCCATCTGTTTTGACTGTTATTTGGTAGTTTTTAACTGCGTATCCGTCAGCATACCCATCTATGACATCTATATACCATCTGTTAAATATTCCAGTGACGTCGGGAGCATTGTAAATGAACACGCCATTCTTATTTTCATTTGGAATGCCGAAAACATTAGCCGTAGTATCTATCTCAAATGTCGATTGATTGTACGGGGGATGAAATTCGGCTGGGCCGATAAATACTTCTTGTGGGAGTATTGGCTCCCCATCCTTATAAATGGTGATAAATAATTTCGACTTATTATCTATTCCATTCCACTGTGGAACAATCCAAGTTTCTAACGATCCATCCTGTAGTCTTAGATTTGATGATATCGGAAATGTGATTGTTTGTCCTGGTTGATTTATACAAACTCCATTACCATATTTTGCCGGAACTAAATTGAATTCTCCTGTGGTATTTATTGGCTGAAGGTTTAATAAACTTTGCCCTAGCACCCAGCTTTGGAAAATAGACTCGATAATCTGTGGAGGCGTCTTTACTATTGTTTGTACGATATTTGCTATCGATGTTTTTGTTGGGCCAGCAGTAAAAGACTGCATTGCCGCAATTAATGAATCACGATAATCTTCTCTTGGGAATGTTGTATCTAAGTCATTGAGGAGCGGTAAATCTATCAATGTTCCGAAATTTTGGAGCAGAGCATTCCTTAGCGCTCCGACTTTGTATGTCGTGTAATAGGTTTCTCCCGTACTGAGTGCGAGAGACTGGCTAAAATCTAGGACATTATCTCCATACTCATAGCTTATCGATATATTGTCAGCTAGATATGTGTAGTCTATGTAATATCCTCCCTTGTCATAGTCAGCGACAATTCTAGAGATATTGTTAATAGTATATGTGTATGTTACTAGAACAGGATTGCCAACAGCGGTACCATTTATGCCTGGTAAAATCAATTTGATTGGTGCACCCAATACGACTTGGCCAGAACTATTCCACAGAGATGCATTATCTGTTAGTCTTGTTATTTGAACAGATAATGTAATGTTTGTAGATAAATATGACAGTGATGTATTTAGATAAACGTAGTAATTTGTTCCATCAAATTGAACATTATGGTATTCTTGCGTAGTAAGAGGATTTACAGTTATTGTGTTTCCATTAAATGTGGAAGATGTTGCGAAATTGATTGGAGTAAAGTTATTCAAAACATCTTCGTACTCAAAGATTCCTCTTAAATTCTTAATGAACTGTGCGACGCCTGGAGTAAACGTAGCATTTTCAAAAGTACCAACTTGCCCATTGAATAGCAAGTATGGATATCCGATATTGCCATTTAGAAATGTTTCATTTGAAATATCAAATGAACTAGGTAGTATACTTCCATCAGTAAAGTTGTTATATGTGAAATGTTTACCTTTTGGCCCCAGTGCGCTTATCTGATAATAAATATCTTCTACAGTTATAACGTGTGGGAAGTTAGGAACAACGTACCCATACTTATACGATATGGTACCAACTGAAGTAGACTGATTAGATGGCACAACAACCCAGACAACTCCATTTGCGTAGTCGATCTGATAATCGCCTATGCTTGTAAGTCGTGATTGGTTTATTATGTCCGACAGATTATTATCGAAGTATACTTCTCTTACAAATATGTTATTGTTAGAAAGGCTTACACTTGTATTAATTGACGACCCAATGCAATCTTGAGATTGAGCTATTATATTGTTATTGTTTAAGAAGAATTGGAAGACACTTACTGTTGGAGATAGAGATGTTATGGAATTTATAAAGAGAGTTTCATTGAGATTATCTGCAAACGTTGCTCTTTCCATATTTTCGGGCTGTATGTTTGGAGCTTGAACATACGTAAAATAAATTAAGCTATCGGTCCAACGCAATACGTTGTATAGCTCTCCAGTTGTTTCATTGAAAATCCTAAATACATCTGTTATCGGAGTATTGAGTGTTTGAACAGCGTTTAGAGCTACTAGCCTATTGCCAACTTCTTCGTTCAGCGCTTCTATATGTACATCTGCTTGATAGTCAATGCCTTGTGATAGTACTTGTTCATATTCATAATATATATTGGCTGCCGAACCAATTAAATTTCCCAGAGGTAATCCAACAAGATCGAGCGTATCAGAATCATATACGTAATCAATCAGGGACGAAAAAGTATATCTATAGGTGTAGATAGCGAGTGGTGGTGTTGGACCAGTACCATCTTTACTGCTTGATGCTCCATAAACATAAACGGTTCCAGTTGAATAATCCACTGCATATTGACCAGGCATGGATGGCAGATAGCTTAAACTATATGGTATTTCATACAAAAATGCTGGATGTGGGGTGTTGGAACCTGGTATAGCGTTTGGATCTATAAATGTTACATCTCCAAGAGATCCTACGACATCGCTAGCCGTGACTATCGGTGCGTGCTGCAGTGTAAAAATATTTTCTATTGGTGGAACAATTTCTCTTCCAGATGAAAGATCGGTATCAATTACCAATGTAGTAGAGTCAACAATTTTTCCAGTGTTCTTATATTGATATGAAACTTGTATACTAGCTATATTATCAAGTGAAAAATTTGGATCACTTAATACCTGATCATTCAATTTTATCTGATTGCTATTGAGTTGAAAATATGTAAATGCATAATTTGGATCATATTCAGAGTTTAATATCTGATATCCGTACTGCTGTATATTATATGTATACGGAGTAACTGCAGAATTATAGATAAACACTACGCTATTCAAAATAATGACATTTTGCTTGCTCAAATTCAACGTAAAATCATCAACGTTAAATGTTATAGCCGTATCCTCGGAACTAGCCTGTAATGAGTCCGAATTTTCCGTTGCTATTAAAGATACTATATAGGATGGGAATGGATTAAGTTGTGTTGTATTATTTAATGTAGCGCCTGTTGGCGTTATACCAACTCTTAAAACTTCGTATGCCGATTCCTCATCTAATCTATCGAAGGCGCCCGCGCCTCTGGTTTTTTGTTCATCTGTTACCGTAAATGTAAGGTAATTTTCATTTCCAGATTGTCGTATATCATATATTGTTTGAGATATAGTACTACCAATGCCTTGAAGATAGCTTCCAATTATGGATGGTGGCGTGTAGTTATAGACGTTGTTAAGAAAAAAACTATTTAGATAGTTTATAGATGGGTCATCAGGTAGTGCTGGGGCTAGTATAAGTTGCTTATTTGAAACTCCATCATTGGGCAGTACAGCATCACCATTTAATGAACTAAATAGAGTTTCGGTTGTAGATTGGAAAGTTATAAAGTACGCCGCAAATGGTATGAGAGGCAGGGTAGTAATAATTAAATTAGCGCCTGATGCAGTTACGGCAACTACTTGACCATCTAGTACTCCAGGTGTTTGAGATTGGAGCAATACATTTGGTACACCAATTTCTTCTGAAAGGGGAGCCGTAAATTTAGCCGTAATACTAGTACTAGTTGTTACAGTGATAGAGATAATTCGTAGATTACTTACCATACCTTCTCGTTATGTTAGGCTTTCTTGGTTGATTGTGACTACATTTGCAGCAAAGTATTGATTTGCTTGGGCTTGCAGCGTAAGAACTTGTCCAAGTACACCGTTCAGATTGAACGCTAGAATTCTTGCTCTTTCAACTCCAGATACAGATTGTGCAGCTACTATAAGATCGGATGAATTAAGTATAGCTCCAAGTGTATTTGTATTTATAGTTGATATAACTTTATTTTGCACATTTTGTATAACTACTGATGCAGAATTTGTATAGTTTGAGCTAATTACTATATTTACAGTTGCGTTTACAAGAAGCTCCACTGCCGCTTTAACCAATACATCTGCAGTTATTGGTCTAGAATTCTCTTCGGCGAATGTAACCGTACTAATTAATTGATTATAGTTATAGTTTATTGAGATTCTTTCATTCTGCTTTGGGGCTAGGTAATTATAATAGATGGTATATCTTGTTCCGGTTGCAGGCTGCGTAAAGTATGCTAAAGTAAATCTTGCTGACTGCGTGGCGTTGAAACCGCTTGCAATGTAAAGCTGCTCTATGAATGCGAATCTGCTATTGGTATATAGAGTTCCATTTCTTGTGAAATACACGCTTTCAGCTGCATTATCAGTTGCATAGTAGAAAGTTATTTGTAGCTGATCACCTATCTTAGGTGCGTTGTTTATGTTGTTTGTTGTTGATGGTAATGTAAATTGTATATTTGATAATGATGAGTTATACACCATTTCATTTGAGTATAGTAGATTATTTAATATTTCTGTTCCCAGTACATCATATGTTGCAAGTGTTGATAATACCTCGGTGCCAGCAGTTGTAACTTTTGTGAGCTGCATAAGTCTTATAACATATGAATTAGACGGGAACTGGAAGCTACTCGGGGAACCCAGAAAGGTGGAAACTGCAGACAAAATATTTTGTGTTAGGCCGTTTTGAGTGGCCGAGAATATAATTGAGTTTACCTCTGTTATAACGGTTCCAGTTACAGTGACTTTTCCAGTATTGTTTGTTTGATCTGTGGAAGTAATTGCTAATTTTGTCGGTGCTTGATGTAAGTTCTTATTTGTAAAAAGAAGAACTATCACCTCACTACCAATAGATGTGACCGTTGATGCAGGAAAATTTAATGTATTGTTCGTAAGATTTATGGTACATTGATTTGTCCATAAGTCATCGCCGCTTTGTATAGCAATAACACTAATTTGATTAGTATTTATATTCTCTGTTACTACCCCTATTGTAATAGAATTTGTATTTGGGTTAAATGCAAGTATGCTGAATGTTCCGGCATTATTTACATTAACAGTATGATGAAGCTGTATAGTTTTTCCCAACAAATTTGAAACGTTGTTGAAACTAAATGTATCACTAGAGAACGTAGCTGTGGACCCATTTGATACAATTGCTGATATGTACCCATCAGTATCAGTTCCAATAGAGAGTCCGGTAGTTGTATCAATTACATTAAAAGTTATATTATTCTCTATAATAAAACTTTGTAATGGTACATAGTAATTGTTTGTTGTGAAATTATATTGTACTGTGCCAAAACTTTTACTAAATACTTTATTACTGAATGTGAAAGGCTGAAATCTATTTATATCATTTGCAAAATATATTATAAGAACATTATCACCAACCGCGGGACTGTTCAATCCTGAAAATATTAATTCATAATTTCCAGAACTATTTATAGTGACAGTACCAGGAAAATCTTGATTCCAAATTTCGAGGCCACTTGATAAGTCTATTACGCTTACAACACCATACCCATCGAGCGAATAATTGCTAGATGATATACTCAAAGTAACATATAATTGATTTGAAGTATTTTTTTGTATTGACTCATTCTCCCTTTTCATAGTATTGGACTTTATTCTATTGAGAGAGCCATTATTATCGTTTGCAATAAAGCCGTTGCCGGAACGACTCATTGGTAAATTAGTTATTCCTGCAGTAAGTACATTTTGTATTGCCGCAATGTACGTCACATCGAGATATATTTGGGTAGTTGATGTCGCTATATTATTATAGGAAATTGTTATTTGATTGGATGCAAAACTTCCAGTTGAATTTGGTATGTTAAATACATCAGAGTCATTGTATTCAATTGTGGCGTATTGGCCGATCGCTGCCGGAGTATCTGTTGGAAGAACTATAATGACATTATATAAAATGCTAACACCAACCACAACGGCAGTATTAAGAATAAATCCATCGTCTTGCGCTGTAGCGTATATTTCTTGATTCGTATTTGTTAATTTAAGATTAGTTATCGAGTTTATTTCAGCTGGTAAATTCGTTAACACTATAGCAAGTCTATTTGTATAGTTAGCTACGGTGCTGGCAGAAATAGCTCCCTCAGTGCTGCTAAATACATTAGCAGAAACAACATATGATACTGGATTTTGCACAGTTCCAGTGTAAAGCGTATTCGTGCTATTCGGAGTAAACAGAGTTCTTTCATATCGTATAGCATTTGCTGTGCCCCAATCGACACTATCAGTATTCGATCTGGGATTATTATTTAATATTTTTCCATCGTAATCACTAAATGGATCGTAACTAACTATCCACGTATAATCAACTTGGAGAATATCACTTGAAGATGGAAGTGTGTTCCCACTTATTTGAATAACACCGGTTGTATTAACAGTTCCGGTATTACCAACATTTTGATTTATGATTGTGTATCTTTCACCTGTATTTACATTTAATACTCTAGTAACATTTGTTGCTGGTGTATGCAACAGGGTTATCATTGAATTATCAGTTGGTGACACCAAACTATTTTCATTTGTGATAGAAATGTTTTGCTGGGCTTCTGGTATCTGAAGTACATCTGTAAATGCTGTTGTATCTTGGCCGTTAAATGTTGACTTAACCTCATCTTCTTGATGCATTGTAATCTGGTTTGATACCCAGGCAAATGTATCCATTCCCCAAGGACTACCTGCGTAGTTACCGGTGTCTTTTATAAGTTTGTAGTTTCCAGAAATAACACCATTACTATCGATACTCTCTGGCACGAAATTTGATCCACTTAGCGAACCTGTTACTTGCAAAATTTCTTGTACAGGTTGAGCTGGTAGTGCGCCATTTGCAATATCTTGGACTCTTTTTTGTGTAATTGTTAGGTTGCTCTGACCAGCTATTTGTCCGAGCACATAATCGTTGGCAGCATTAGCAGGATTATTAGTATTGCTCTTGTCCTGGTAAATAAAAGAATCAGTATAGCCTGTAAGAACTGTACCGAGTATATAAATATCTACATCGCCACCTGAACCATCAGAAATAATGGTATAGGACCCATCTGGATTTTGAACTACGACAGTACCATCTCTAGTCATGAGAGGATTACCAGGGCCAACAACATAGGCGTCGTCAACTGATGGGCTAGCTGCTAGTGCAACATTTGTATATCCTAGAGCGGTTCCAACGTTTGCTCCACTGAAAATTGCAAGCACCCTATTTCTAAAAGTAGCGTCAGTTTCTTGATCACTTCCTCCTGTGAATGCAACAGCGTTCGTAACATTTGAAACGCCAGGAATAGAAGTGGAATTAATGCTATAAGCAGAAATGTTACCGGCACTGCCAGCGCTGGTTGCCTGAACAGTTACTTCAACTGCGTACTGATCTGTAATATTTAGGAAATTTAAGTTATTTTGGTATTTTACTGCTACGGCCCTATATGAGTTTAGATTTGTTGGGTCTACGCTTACGCCATTTACTACTGAAAAAGTTGCACCGCTCGAAGCGGTGACAGTTCCTCCGGCGTTTATACTGATAACAGCGGGGATAGATGCAAAAGTAAAAATAGCAACGCCAGAGGCCTGTGCTGCTGGCTTTCTTGTTGCACCAAAGTTTTGTGCTAACTTGTCGAGATCGCTTCCGGAAACCAGTCTCAGTGATTGCAAATTTGAAATATTGGATAATTCATTATAAACTAGCGCTAATTGGCTGGATATTGAATCTACAAACAAGTCACGAGCGACGGTGCCTGGCTTCACGTCGAGTGTTGGTTGCGCAGTATTGAAAAAATCAATTAGACTTAATGCTATGTCGTTCGCTGACCTGATCGTGACCATAATTATCCTATTATAAATTATATAACACTAAGTATTTGAAACTGTAAAAGTAGTGCTAACTTGGCCGAAAGCTTTTGATAAAACCTGTATCGTAACAGAAATTAGTCTCAAATCTACGGTATTTCTATTTATTAAAATATTGGTAATGGAAGCAATTTGTTCATCTGGAGTAACTTGCTGCCCTGATGCTACTTGCATATTTTGTAGAGTTTGTAGGTTTTCAACAGCGCTTGTTAGTTGTGTTTGCGCCATAGTGAAAATAATTGATGAGTTAAGGTATGAACCTATAAGGGTTTTTGACACTAGTGAACCGTACCAGGGTTGCAGAGGATTACCGCCCAAGGGCGTCATCGCTATTTTAATCAAGTCCTGCTCTAATTTATTGCTACCCGAAACAGTAGCAAGATCGCCTGTACTGGAAATTACCAAATCGCCACCGATTACTTCCAAGTCAAAAGACATATAAGCTCCAAATGTATGCCAAATTATTGATTTTGTATATCTGTATAATTTCCTTGGGTTTGTAGGACTTTTATATAGCTATCTATTAATTTATACATTTGTTTTACCACAGATTCGAATCCTGTCAGCGAAGCTAAAACACTGGGTCCAGTCGGGTACCCGGAGATACTTGTGTTTTGGGACAATCTGTTGAGGGCCCTAGAATCTATTAAACCCATTAAATACTTGGGGTTAACTATCCACATAGCTGCCTGAATTGCTACTATGTCTAGTAAACCCAGCCCGCTGAATTCTCCCATAATAATTTCTATAGTTCTTAACTCGTCAAGACCATTATTTCCTAATCCAGACCTTTGATTATCTAATTGATTTATAACATAATCATATGATGTATTAACACTTTTTTGAATATTAAAAACTGAATCAGTTATATTCGAAAAAGAAAAATCTCCAAGATCATCACCTGAAAGACCAATATTATACTGCACTTGATTAAGGAGTTGCTTTTGTGATGCTTGTATTATATCAAATTCAATCTCTTGATTATTAGGGTCTCCTGCAACAGCAGCTAATACAGTACCGCCTTCTATCCCAACTTCTGGCCCAAAATTTGGATTTGGAGATGGCTGCCAGTTCATATTTTGACGTATATAATTAATGTTCTTTACTGATTGTAAGAGCTGTTTAACTAATGTTCTTATTATATTCAAATAATTTGAGAAAGCAGATATTTGTGAACTATATAGTGTGAATCCAGGGTTAGAAACCATACTAATTAAGTCTTGGTCTGTAACAGTGGGGTCAAGTGTAATTTGATTTATAACGGCATTTATGGCTGGTTGTGGAGCAGCCTGAATAATATTAGTACTATTAAATATAGTAGAAATTACTGTCTCTATGTAAGGCCTGATAACATAAATACTTTTATTTTGTTGTGGGTCGAATACTTTCAATTGAGACTTATCGGTTGCAAAAGGCGCTGCAACTCTCCTTGATGCGGGCCGTACACCACTGTCTATTCTAGGATCGACTGCGAATGGCTTTATGATATGTGTTGAAGTTAACAAACTTTGCTTGATATTTAGTAGAGGTGCAGTATATGTCGAAGTTGATATTCCAAAAAATCTTTGTATTTCACCAAGTCTAGCATCAACTGTCTGTATCTGCGTTTGATCAAAATCTAATGGTCCAATAGACGTATCATCACTAAACTGCTTATCAAAAGATCGTAAAAATCTTGATCCTATAGAGACAGCAGTGGCATTTACACCACCTGCGGCCCAAACAGCATTATAAGTTGCTTGAAGGCCTTCCCTCGTTGAAGATGATGTGGTAAAATCAGTATTATCTATAGCTTTCGCAGCTATCTGCTGATATGAATTCGTGCTGTTTACATCAGTATTAAGTGTTTTGTCATATCCGGGGCTATAAAAAGATCCATCTGATGCAACCACAGGGAAACCCATCATTCGCATAAATGCATGACATCTAGATTCCTGGTACTGCGGAACGTTTAATGTTAATGAGCTTGGAGAAAGTGCATTATAGTAGCTACGCTGATTATCAATTGATTGTATAAATACATTATATAAGTAATCAATATCTACTTCAAATATATTTTGAGTATCATAATATTGATATTGTGGATTGGTAGTGTTCCCGGACATTATTAGCCTCCAATATCACCATCACGACTTACATCTCCGGCATCTCTTCTTGGTGTACCAGAGAGTGGTGCGGATTGAACGAATGTATATGGTATTTCGGTTACAGTTACAGAGCGTGGTTGTGTTATATCAGATGGATTATTTAGAACACTTATAAAGTTATTATCGAACGCAACCTTTATAGTACCGTTACCAGGATCCGCTGACGTAATGGTTGCGGTGAAAAGTGAATACCCATCGTATGTAAATGAGGACAGCGTTCCAAACGTTGCAACTCCACTCAATTGAGATGCTATTGTTGCTGCAGTTGTAGCTGGCAAATTTCCCGCAATTACGTTACCAGAACTCTCATTCAACGTCACTTCAACAGTAATAGGCTGAGTAGTAAACTGTATATCTGTATTTAGTGCAAATGTACTTGTGTACTGATCGAACCCGGCGCTTATTGCCTGTGTCAGAGAATTTGCGCATTGACTATTAAGATTATTGAGACAGTTGAGAACTGTAGTTTGGAAAGTATTTGTGCTTTCTATTGAGATACTTTGTGTATACGTGTTAACAGCATTTAGCACGCATTCTTGCGCTCCAGCAACGTCAGGTAATACAAGATTGGATAGCGCTGTACCGTTTGCATTGAACTGAGCGCCAACTGTAGTTGCAATGAAATCTTTAGCTGCAGATACTTCTGGAATACAACCAGCAGTTACTAGGCTTGCTCCGTAAAGTACAGCTGTATTTATATTGAATGTGTATGATATGTTTTGGTACATTACTTGATTAGTACCGCTAGGAAATACTGAATTTATAGGTGCGTGGAAGATTTCATCTATTGTCGCTGGCCCACCATTAGCATTTTGAATTGATGTGCCATCTACCTCGGTAACTGTGCCACCAATTAAGTTTAATGTACCGTTAAAAGGACCAATATATGTTAGGGCCCCAGTAGTTAAGCTATATGTAGCTACTCCAACTGTTGGTACGTTTTGCACTATAGCATTAACAATTTTAATTATTCGAGGGCCCTTGGCTGCATAGGGGGCTGGATTCCCGTACAGTGATGGATCATAAAATACAGTAAAATCTACAGTGTATGGAACTGATGATGGATCAGTTGTGCTTGTATAGTTTGTTCCACCTGGGAAAAATACGATGTGTGTTCCAGAAGGCAGATCATATGCATTTTGAATATTTGTAAATAACTGGTCTTGAGCGGTAAGACTTGCATCATAGAACTGCCAGGTCTCCGGTTGCTTTACTGCTATAATTGGAGGGAATCCAGCAGGCAGTGTAAGACCAGAATCAATACCTACTTCATTGTAATATAGGAATGTCCCATTTGAACTAGTGATACCGTTGGCAGCATTATCTTTTACGAAGGCAGGACATGTTGTTGGCCCGCAGCAGGAGCTTCCAGGACCATTACTGCAAGGCGGTATGTTGAAAGTAAGTTGTAATATACTTTCTATAAGCTGAATTATTATTGCAATTGCAGAAAAGAGAACAAACAAGTTCTGCAATATACAAAGCAAATCTCCAACTTTTACTATAATCACAAGTACGCTTTCTTCGTCCAGACGAGCCGCAGCGTTTACGAGGATCAATATATTTCTTATAATAAGTTCAATAATAAAAATAATTCTATTTATAAGATATTCTATGAGTGCGATGATCAATAATATCAAAGATATGATCATTATTATCAGAGCAAAGAATGGGAACAATGATAAAAATTCTGGAATACAATTAAGAAATAAATTTACAACTGCACTAATAACAGCAAAAGGATTATTTAGAGCACACAGTATTTCAATAATACAAAGTATTAATTTTAATATAGGTAAGAAAAATTTATACAACATCAAAAATGGAATAAATTTTTCTAGTATACTATGTATACCAGCTAATAAATCTTTCATCCAATCAGTATTAAAACTAGGCTGAAGGAGACCTATTGGAAGCTTGAAGAAAGAAAGCTCATTAAATAATGCTAATAAATCCTGCAGTGGCAAAGGAGGAAATGGAATATTGAGGGATGGCAGCGAAACAGCAAATCCTCCAAATCCTGGTCCGCCAGTTGGAGAGGGTATACTAAATTGGCCATCTGTAAGAGGAGAACAAGGCATTATATGTTCTTATATATCATTGCCGCTCTTATTGATTTTTCTATTATGTACTACTATTTGTTCAGCATCGAGCGTCATTGTTCCTGAACATCTAAATAGCATGTCATCATTAGCATACATAACAATCCTACTTGGAGTTGTAAGCTGTATACCTGAATTATCAATTCTCAAAATTGCTAATTCTCCATATTGATTATAAACTCTAATATCGAAAGCTCCTGGCAGTGCCGTGGTTTGTGTTCCACTAAATCTACTGTCAGTTGGTGTTGGTCTCCCGCCAAGTTCTAATAAAAATTGGCCATCCATGCTGGCGCCAAAGCTAACTCCATTTAGATCACGACCAAAATTAGCTATCATTCCACCCTCTGTATCAAGCCATATACTTTGTCTATCTACTGTATTTGCGCCAATATTTATTTCAACAGAACCATCAAGATTCAAACTTGCACTCCTACCACCAGCATTTGCTTGAGGACCTGCTACAATTATTTTTGGATTAACTATATTTGGAATGCCTGGCGGTGGTACCTGACCAGATGATGTGCCAGAAAGACTTGTAGTTGCAGTGTATTCAAATGATGCTGGGGATGGCGGAGAAGTACCTAAAAAGCTTTTACAGGTTTGACTTATATTATGGTACACACTACCATGCATTATATATGTATTTGTAACTCTATCTTTAGGCGCAGCATTATTTCCAACATCATCTACTAATTCAATAACTTGATTATTTATAAATGAATCAAGTACAATATCTACATTATTTTGATTAAAAACTAAATCATTTGGATCATTAGATTTTTGATTTGGATTTACTGTTGAATAATTTTCATATCGAGTCAGAAGTGATACGTTACCGAATTCAGAAGACGCGGGGACATTTAGTTTTATTTGACCTTCTTTATCTACATCAAGAAAAAATCTACTACGAGCACGAGCATAATCAGAAGTATCATCCACATTAGGTGGGCCAGCAACACTCTGCTCATTTCTAGCATTCATTTCAAAATGAACAGCTATACTTTTTCTTTCAGCTCTTTTTATTTGCTGATATGCATTTTGAAATATATTTGATTCATTTAATGTTGATTTAATCTTAGCTGCTGAATATACGCTTTTCTTTGTTGGATCCGAAGTGTTAATATCTCCTATTGGTATTATACTTCTATTCAAATCTACAATATTTCCAAATATATCTACTACAGTGCCCTTAACACTCTCCATCAAATAATTTGGAGATACAAGACTAAGACTTAAGATATCATTTCTACCAGCGCGTCTATCTATTGTTACGATTGATTGATTGTCCGGTGTACTGTCAGGATTATAATTTTTAATTTCTAAATCATTACTCAGTACCTGGGCAGCTTGTTCGTACTCGTAAACCACCTCTCTCTTTTCTACTCTGGCTGGATTTCTAATATCATCCCCATAGTTAGATACATCCGTTTGGGCAACGGGATCCATACCAATTATTTTTAGCGTATCATCGTATCTTGGATCTGCAGCCCTAAGAAAATCTGGGAAATTAATAGATGGACGTACGTCTCGCTTAACAACTCCAGTAACTTCTCTAGATCCTTGAGTTAGTGTATATTTGGAACTAAATGTATTTAGTAAAACTTTCCTTGTAGTATCGTATGTTACAAGATTATTTGGTTCTCCTACATAAATACCATCGTCATTCAAAGAAATTCCACCGTTTACATTTGCCTGGATTGTGACCGTACCGGGCTCTAGAACTGGAATTTTTATCTTGCTTGCACCAACCGTGTTTTGTGCTATTGGGTCTCTTGCCAAGAAATTAACTATATAATAAGCTCCGCTGCTTTCTGCTTGAGCTATGATTACCGGCGTTCCAGGTTCGACCCACCCCCCAATAAATGATGTACGGGCGGATGAACCCGTACTAACTCCTCCAGAGGAAAGAAAACTCATTGGCATTTGAGCTGTAACAACAGTTGGCGGGCCGAGCTGATTATCTTTTATTTTTACGTAAGCAGTCATAGTGCTTGGATCTATATGGTCTACAGTTCCAAGGCGCATGAATCCCGGCACTCTTGATATCGAGAAACTTGATGGTTTAGGATTATGTGCCATGTTTAACTAGAACTCGTTACAATCCAACAGTCTACAACAAAATTATATATCATTGAGTCTATTTGCGTTTGAGGAATCGGATTATTACCAGTAGCAGAAATTCCAGATGTTCTATTTAAGATATCTCTTCCATAATAATATGCACTACTAGATGGATATCTAAAAGTATCTGCATTACAATCTACAGCAACAAGATTTATTTGACTTGAATATGATGATAAGGTAGGATTTTGATTTATTGCGGCACTTGTATTTGTATTTGGAAGATTGCTGCCACCAGTTAAATAGCTCATTACGGCTTGAGCTAGTTGTTGAGCATATGAATTCGGACTTGTAAATGGATCCACAACTGAATTATAATAAACTCTTATTTCTAGTGTAGGTGTAAAATTAGTTGTCGTAGCTGCCAGTGCTGCTCCAGCCGCTTGAATAATACTGTTTAATACTGCTACGTTAGCGATACCGTAGGGGCCAGATATTATATCGTTAGAGGACGAACTTAATAAAGTAGCTGGAGAAGGATTAGTAGCTGCACTTGTGTTAGTTAGATTTGTTAATCCATTAGTATAATCACCAACAACTGCTCCAACATAATTTTGATTGAACACATCCCCCTGCCTTGCATGAGATGCCGTTGGCATATCTTTACTGTTTCTATAAAGAACTTTCCCTATAACATCAAATGGGCTTGGTATGTATTCTCCAGGATTGTGTCCATATCCTATTGCCATACTTGTGGTGAACCCCTGCCCATAATTAAAATTATGCGAGACGCTCTCAACGTAGAAAAGTAAATCTCTATTTTCCAGGTAAACTACTTCCCCAGGCTGTTGATATTCATTACCAATTACCTCTATTGTTCCGCTTATAATATTCTTTCTTGCTCTATTAAGCACCGATACAGCATATGTGGCAGCTTGTGTAGTATCAGTTAATGTAGGTATAGCAATTGGTTGTGGTACAGCTATTCCGTACATTCTCCACAAATCATAATCGACAGCTGCTGCAGTATTTACTGCATTACCTTGTTGGAAAATATCTAATCCAGATGGTAACTGGCTATTGTCTAGCAAATAGTCACCAAAATTTCCGGTAACTTCTACTGAAGTGTGAGCTGGTCGATTCTCTGATATCGAATAGCTAATTACATCATGGTTATGAATCACATATCTACCAGCGGATCCAGGACCAAGATCATCATACGATTCATCTTCTATGAGGCTTTCAAAAATTTGCGGTATTGTTGGTGAACCATACAGATTTGGAGATAGAAGTGTATTCGCTCCAGTGCCATCTGGCACCGGCTGTAGACTTTCCTGGGCGTTGTTCAAAATGTTTGCTGCCGTTTTAATATCACTCTGTCGCTGTTGTAAAATACTAGTGACTGTATTCAAGATATTTAGAATATCCATACTTGTTGCAGGATTTGAAACTTGTATTTGACTTGTATCGAACTGTTGGCCCGAGAGTTTTTGAATAAATGATTGTACTAATGCTATCCTGCTTTGTTCACTTTGCATATTCTGAATAGTTCCAAGATTCGAGAACTGCGTAGGATTATTTAGTGAGGCTGGTGGCATGAATCTCGACTGTACTATACCAGCCTGAGTTGCAACGCTAAATGCACTTATGCCAACCTGATTCTGAACCGTGTTCAGTGCTGAATCTACAGTAGCAAGTAACTGGTCTGGATTGGAATTTATATTTAGAGTTGCCGTATTAATATTTGTTATTGTGCCAGTACTTTCGCTTGAAAGGAAAGAGAATCCAGCGGCAGCACTACTACCAGAAGAGTTTGAATTACCATTAATTAGTGATATACATTGTGCATCTGAAACGGCGCCGAGTTGCGCGCAATAAATTCTTATTTTATTTTCATCAATTTCAATAGCATTAAGAGCACCCTGAATTTGATTGATATACATATCTTTCAAAAATTGTGGAAAAATTTGAATACCTAGTAAGTCATCTAGTTGAAGCATTTTATAGAAGACAGAACTTGGGACCTTATTATATTTAGGTGGCCTTAATTCTATATGCCCCTGACTATTTGAAAAGGCCTCCATCTCTAATGTATCAACAACATTTGTAATCTTATCAGCTACTGTGGTGTAATCACTTTTGAAAGTTTCAGGATTAACAAAGTTTTTAATAAAGAATTGTATGTCAGAATCTTTATCTAAAATATCATCTATGATAAAGAAATTTGGGTCCATATTTCCCCTGACCTTCCAAGATAGCCTACGGGTGAATAGTGCTAGCTTTCTTCTAAAATATTTTCTTTGAGTATTATCTATACTGGTTGAGTTGGTATTTAGAAGTGAATTCGGATCAAAAGAAACATCATTTCCAATTACAGAAAGCTGCTGTTTATTGTTCTGGGATTGTAGCGCATTTTGTGCCGCATTAATTTGCGCTTGAATTTGCTGGTCAAGATCATTAAGCTCTAGCTGTGCGCTCGTTGCCGCTCCAGGATCTGTACTTGTAAGTTGCCCAGTTGGACTAGCTGTCAATTGAGCTATTTTATCTGCATATGACGCCCTTTGCTGAACTAGATTTAATAACTGCTGATTAGCTTGCTGTACCGCTATCTGCCCACTTTGAATTTGGGCAAAAGTTTGTTCATCTGTTGTAAGAGACTTAAATGGAACGAAATTTCCATATAACAAATTTCTATACTTTAGATTATTCTGTAATGTTCTAAAGTAGGATGCCGATGGATCGTCGTTTGTTACAGGATTTCTTACAGCTCCGTCCATTTGACTAATAGCATTATAGTATGTAGCATAATTATATGGCTGCCCAACAACTAAAAGTGAGAGTATATTTAGAATGTCAAGACCTGCAAATGGGTCCTGTGTAAGGGCCGGAGTACTTATGTCTTGCTGCTGCTCAGTATCACCAGTAAACACATAGCTTGCTATTCCTTCTTTCCATCTGTATACCATTCCATCTGGATCGTAGAAAATTTTGTTTACATTTGAGTTCGTAAAATTTTCAATATCAGCTACGAAATAACTTGATGCTGTTGCTGGAGCGCCTGCATTTGGCCCATTCTTATTTCTAATGAATGCTGATGTGAAAAGTTCAACATTTTCTGATAGCAGCTTTGGTGTAACTTCTTTTTGAAACCCTGTAACTGCATCAAATTTGATATCAAACGGCGTCATTGGATCATATAGCGGTCCGTTAAATACATCAATAGATGGCTTGATATTAACTATACCGTACTTAAAGTATCCTGCACTATCGGAGCCAGACGCGGCCACAGTAAACTGTCCATTACTATAGTGAGAATTTGCCGTATCTACTATACCTGCAAAAACGTGGCATCCATCTGGCTCAGATAAGAACCAATTTCTAAAACATGTCCATAGCCATGTAGGAAATTCTGGACCAACAAATGCATCTTTTTCTATTGAATAATTTCCATTAAGTGCATTTAATGATTCTTGAATACTTGATGCTAAATCCAATGTAGATTGCATAAATCCATTGTAATTAAATGAATCTTGTAGTGCACTAGAGACACCAGTGTCTATCTTCTTTTTTGATCCTATGTATATATGTACTGTATCCATTGGCTGGATTATAAGCTTATTTGCGTAATGCAAACGTAGCTTTTTTCTTGTATACCTAACCGCGGAACTTGATTGGAACGTACTAGACAGTAGACGCGCATTTTGCGCTATCGAGGCCTGACTTAATGTCTGTTCGATTATGCTGCTGAATATACCAACTTCATTTGGTGCAAGACCCTGCTCACCAAGCTGGGGGCTGCCTTGTGTTGCTGATGGATCTAGTGTTACTCCGGTAATAGATCCGGTAAATCTTACTTGTTCTCCTGCACTCTCTATTACAGCGATAATTGATTGTGGTCCACCGTTGAATGGTCCAGCTGTAACTATAAATGTAATTGGACTAACGTTGCGGGCAGCGCGAAGTTGATTTAAGGTTTGTTTGTTTAAAGCAATCGTATCATCTAGTGTTGAAGCTGCCAGCGTGAAAAAATTATTATTTGCTGATGTATTGGTAGCATCATAAATAGCTTGTTCTATATCATCATTTGTTATAAGCATTAGCTCATATGGATCAGATAAGCTCATATTAAAGCTACCCTGCCCAAATCTTAAACTAGTAGTTGTGCTGAGCGACATTATATTTGTTAATTCAATAACACCCGTACCAGCAGCTGCTGTTGGAACGAAGCTATTTTGAACATTTGTGATCCAGGTAGTTGTCTCATTAGTTAGTGACAAGTTAACAATTTGTCTCACTTGATTTACTATTTGTGAGAATCCAGATAGTGCAGATACGAAAGCTCCAGATAACCCACCAGTTGGTAGTGCAGATAAACTATCTGTTAACGAGAATAAAATTGGTAATAGGTATGAATCTAGTCTACCTGTTTCCGTAGCAACTTTTGATAATTTAGTTAGCTTTTCAAAGGTTGAAATTTGGTCGCATTTATTTTGAAATAAAACTTTTGTAGCGTACAAAAATAATGCTTCATTCTGGTCCATCAGATCGGGTCTAAAATTCTCTGCAAGTGATGCAAACGCACGTTTTTTAACAAATACCGTAACATCTGGATCTTGCATAAGAACGTCTAGAGTTTTTGGAGTAGGGTTATACAAACTAGTCGTGAACCAACCATCCTCCACATACGATCTGTCAGCATTCATTTGAAAGGTCTGGTCTGCAAATCCACCTAGGCCACCGTAATTTGGACCAATGCCACTAGAGGACAGACCTTGGCTAACAGAATTCTGACTTCCTATATTAAATTGCTGACTGAGAACTTGCCCAAAAGAATATAGTGGATTACTTGCGCCCATACATCACCTTTATTACCCACGGAAACTCAAAGGAGTTCCACCAGGACTATTATTGCTTGGCCCGCTAATTGCACTACGCTGCCAAGGAAGTGAATTTGTTCTGTATCCCCTCTTTTGCGTAACAGTAAAACCTATGTTATAATCAAATAGGCCTAAACGATCAGCGCTCTCAGTGAAAGAAAAGTTCGTAAAGTATCCGTGAAATACCCATCCTGTATAGTACATTTCTATACCCATTGCTATTGAGGCAAGCGATGGGATGTTTGTTGGCACAATCGATTGACTTAATGGATTAAGCCCAAGAACGCCCTGTGTTGCGTTTTGCAGGACAGATCCTAGTCCTCCAGCATTTCCTAGTACACTATTTACTAAACTGTTGACTCCAGACAGAGAATTTGCTGATGCCATTGTTAATGCAATTGGATCAAACAAAAGCTGTTCTGCTCTATATATTTCATATAGAACATTTAGTCCTTCAACACCGGAACCGCCGGTATGCCCTCTTATGTTAAGAGTTGTAAGTTCTTCGCCCCAGTATTGTATGATATACCCACCTTTTGTTCTTTGAGGTGTTATAAGCTTCTTAAAAGAATATTCAATAGCTTGTGGATTAACATACATATTAATGATTCCAACTTCAGGAACAAACCAATTAACTATGTTTCTTTGTGTTGTACTAGGCTGCAGCGGCTGAACATCGCTAGATGGCAATCCTTCGCCGCTGTTTGATGGGCTAAAAGGCAGAATTCCCAGCTGCTCCCCAATATTTGATATCGAATTTACAGCTTGGTCAAGCGGCCCGGATGCTTGATTGCCTAGACTTCCAACTGATTGTCCTACACCATTGAGTAAAGATGTCATGTTAGTTTCCTGTATCTCCTGGGGCTACTGGGTTCATAGCCTTTCTATTGATAACTGCTGCGGTATTGTCTGATTTAACATTTACCCCATATCCATTTGGAGCTGTTACTTCTATTTCTAGTTTCACATTCTGTGGTGGATGCTGTTGATGCTGACGTTTCTGCTCTTCAGCTGCCTCTCTGGCAGTTCTAACTGTCTGCTGTTGCCTTTCCTGATGTTCGGTTGTGGAGGCCCCAGCAGTCAACGCTCTTATATCCGGCCGAGGGCCTGGTGCCATTGGTATTGTTGGCATAGGAAGTGGCGAAGCTGATTCTATTCTTGGTCCGCGGAATGCTGCACCAGGTGGCTGCTTTGCAGCATTAATCACATGCTCTCCAAGCGTTTTAACTCCTGTTAAAACATCTTTGCCAGCCTGTTTGAATGTTTCGGCATGAACTTGCAGTCTTGCATTTTCATTTTCAGCGGTGTCCGGCGTAGTCTCAGCTCCAACTGCTTCACGAGCATTTACTGTTGCTTCGTCCATTTGTTTTCTTACACTATCTACAAGTTTAGAATTTACATCAGTGCCAAATGATCTTTTAACTTCGGCAGCTGCTGTTAGTTCGGCAGAGATGGCAGTCCGTTCAACATTTCGAGACATTTGATTTAGAATAGTGTTGTTTCTTGCTTGAATTTCAGATCCCTTTTCAGTTACATCCTTAATTGCAGCTTGACCAGTTTTGATTTCATCTTTCAGTACATTAACATTTCCAGATTTTATAGCTTCTAAAATTCTTGTGGCTTGATCATCCGAAGCACCCTTACCAATACCAAATACTCCGCTTTGCAGGAGGGCTCTTTGTCTTGCAAATTGTGCAGCTGCCTGTGGGCTTGCAGAAGCTTCTTCTAAACTGTATATTCTACCACCAGCCTGTTGTCTAAACGCTCTCTGCATTTGATTCACAACTTCGTCAAGCCTACCTTGACGTAGCAACTCTTCAAACCTAAAAGCTCCCTGCAATCCACCGGGTCCACCGCTACGAAGAGAAATAAAAGCTTTGGTTCCAAGATTAAGGTTAGCAACTTGTTTAACCATATCTGAAACAACTTCGGAAGAAGCTTTTGCTGTAAGCCCTGTATCTCTCAATGCACGAGAGAATGAATCCATTACTTTTGCTGCTGAATCAGTGTTATCACCAACAAATTTGAATTGTTCCGCAACACCTTCCAGATAACCCCTAGCATCACTAAAACTGAGATTTGCGCCCTTGCTTACTTGAGCCATTGCTGAAATAAAATTAGCTGCTTTTTGACTGCTGTCCGTCACTTCACCTGTTGCATTTCCAAGATCTTGTTGCGCCCTTGTGAACTCTGCAATTATGTCGGATGCTTGTTGCCCAGTGCCCGTCATTAATCTTAATGCTGCTGTCGTTGAGTCAAGCTGATCACCAAGCTCGCTGCCAGCCATTATAGTACCATCCATGACACCAGGAATTTTACCTAGGTTATTAGCAAAGTCTATAACTTGTTTTACGCTAAAGTTTGTAGCGTCCGCGACTTTAGTAAGTCTATCGGTATAGTTTGATGCCATAGCATTTAGATCTTTAAGTGCGCCAGTATCTTTATCAAATGCTAGCTCTAATTGACCAGATGCTGCAAGCATGGCATAAAATCCAGCTTCTGCCTTTTGTCCGCCTTCTGCTGTCTTTGATAACGTCTCAATAAGATTAATTGCAGTTGCTGGTACACGGAGTTTTCCTAATACATCGGTTACACCGCTAACACTATCGCCAATGGTTTGGAACTGATCTTTAGCATCTTTACCAAAGGACTCAAACATATTTTTCCCAAGAAAAAACCTACCAAATCTGGTGAACTCATCTATTGCAGTATCAATAAATTTTGAAACACCTGCACCAGTGTCGCTCATTTGCCTATCCCAGTTTTCCAGTTCCTGAGGCATTTGGCCTAATGCTATTTTAAGCATGTTAGCACCTTCAGCTGCGCTGGTAAAATTGGTTTTGGCTACATCACCTGTCTTGGTTAAACTACCAATTAGACCAGCAATCTGCGTATCAACGCCCTTTAGAATGTCAGCCAAGGCGCTGGCACTTTGTGCTGCTGCATCAATCTGATCTTTTCCATCCGCCATTTATCATCCTTGAATTTTACGCTTACGTCTTCGTTTTGATGTATTAGCAGCTTTTTCCTGATCTTTCTTACTGCCTTCACGAATCTTCTTGAGTGTATCCTCAAATTCTTTTTCATCTGAGGCGTGGACTTCCATACCGTTGCCCATAGCTCTCTTAACTGCTTCTGGATTTATGAAAGATCCTATTAGATAACCTTGATTTTCTAATAACTTAAATTCATCATTATAGTCTTCTATCCAACTGTAAAACATCCAAGCTTTCATTACCGGATCCATGTCTTCTATGTCTGGATCGTCAGGCATCTTACCAAAAGTCTTACACAAAAACCAAAGGAACCTGTGATCAGGCTCCCTTACTATTTTTTTAGGTCCTCAGCAACCTCCTTTGCTTCAGTTTCGGAATTGATACTAAATTTTGAATTAGCTTCGGTTTTCAATGTAGAAAACTCATCAAACAGCTTGAGAACTACACTTTCTTCCAGCTCATCTAAAAACTTTAATTTTGTTTCCACGCTATCATCACCGAGTATGTATGCCACCTCGTGACCATCAATCTTAAAAATAGAACGCGCAAGCTGATGCCTGCGCGATTCAAAACTTAACTCTAAATTTGTATCTACCTTAAATGATTGTAGTGCGGCGTCTCTTGTTTCTTTTGATTTAAGTGTCCTCAAAGAAAATGTGAATCCGTCAAGTACAACATCTTTTGTGATGCGACCTATATTAGCTAAAATTTCAATACGTCTTTTAGCTGGGTCACTAATCTTCTCCATATTGGAGAGTTTTTCTTTTCTTGCTTCTTTAACGCTACGTTCTAGAGCATCTAGCTCTTCGGCAGTCATCTCGCGTTGAGGTACATGAGCCTGCTGAACATGACTCTGGGCAATTTCTTCCGGCGTACCAACAGTGAACTCTCTGAGTTGTCCTTGTTGTGTTGCAACGTTTCGTCTAAAACTTGGGCTATTGAATTCTGGGGGCATTATTTTCCTTGAAATAGTTTCTTACAAGGAATAATATATCAATTCGGTCCCATAGTTAAATAACTATTATTTTAACCGTTACTGGAAGAACTCATTGATGAGTCCTGGCGCACTTAGACTTCCTCTAAAAGATCCTACATCTGTGGATTGCTCTACAGCATCATTTTGCAAGGTAAATCCTCTTGGGCCGCTTGTTGCAGCAAGGCCACCATTCAAGGTACTGGAAATATTTTCAGCTACCCAAGACATATCATCAATAATTAGCCAATTATCTGCATTATAAGCATAACCTATCGATTGAATCCATACATTTTTAATTGTTGTTATAATAGCATTGCTTCCATCACCATTCCATTTATCTATGATAACAATATCAAATGGAATTCTTTGTGATGCTACGTGGAAAAAGTCTCTGCTGAACGCTGGTCCAACTCTTAGTAAGTCATATCTAATTCTGCGACATTCGCCAGAAATATCTGTAGACTTTGTTGGCACGCTATCGATGTGACCATCAGTTCCAACTTCGTCTACCATGGTAATTGTTCTTTGTTCTCGTATAGATAGGGTTTGTATAGCTCCTACAGGCGTGTTATTAACCTGTATGACTATATTAGTCGAAATTGCAGTACCGGTACGATCTTGCCCATTAGAGCCTTCGAGAATTGAACCTGTCTGCGGATAACCTGAAGCGAGTGGCATTATAATTTCCTATAGAATTAGATGTTAAGTCTACTAACTATATAACAAAATATTATACAATTCTTCTGTTTCCGTCTAAAATATTTTGTTTTGCAGATAAAGGTCTTAAATTTTCCAATGCCCAACACTTCTTAAAATTATCATCTTCCATGCTTGTATATGGAAGTTTCGATTGAGGAATTATATGATCAATATTCCAAGTCTGGGTTGCTGTATCGTTATCATTCCAAGTTTTGCTTTCGTATTTCCCAAAATTTTCCCATGTCATCCATAGTTCAAACTGCGCTTCAAGATGCCTTCTTAATTGTTTTATAGGATATGGAAGATATTTTAATATTGAACCAGTTTTTCTGTTATTAGTACGCAGCAGCGCTTGATAAATTGAGGATGAGACTCGTTTGCGTAATTTGAAATTAATGTCTGATTTGGTGCGATTTGATTCGTAGGCGTTTATAGTTTTACGATTATTTTTGTTCCACTCGCGCATATATGCTCTGGATGTTTCTAAATCTTCGTAATATTTTTCACTGTTATAGTCTTTTTCACATAGTAAGCAATATACTTCATAAGAGGTCCGACCAGTTTTGGTATTAAAACGCTTCCTAAATTCCTTAACCACCTTTACTTGTTCACAACGTTTGCAGCGTTTTTCTTTGGCTTTGTAAGCAGTTCTTGGTTTTAGTCTTCCTATATTATATAGGCCAAGTACTTTATACGCATTTTGTACTAGATCTCTGGTCACGCCTAGATTTTTTGCTATCTTCCGCGCGCCTAAATCTTGATCATATAGCTGCTTGACTTGCTGTATAAACTCGTCTGTTAGCGGAATCTTCTTTGGCATTTTTACTTTTGCTCCTACGGAGCAATTTAACCATAAAGAATATTGTGTCAATACAACTAAACTTTATGTTAATACACCCACACCAACCTTAATGTAAACCCAATTAAGGGGGTAAATCGGGCTCACACTGGCCGTTATATTCCATTGTCTTGGTTCCACCGCATCCTGAGCGACCACAAGGTTTTGGAATGCTGTTATGAGTTGCTGACTAATGAAAGAGTTGAATAGTGCGAATGCTCTTGCCATAAGATTGGACTGAACATCGCCGGTTCCCGGCATACCAATGAAGCCCGCAAACCCCGCTCGTAAGGACTTTGCAATTCTGTCTCTGATGAAGATGATTGAAACTTCTTGTTCCTCAACAAAGCCGCTTTGACTGGTCGTTATTCCCCACACAACGTTACCGCCACCGGCTACGGGAGTTAAAGCTGTTACACCCGCAGCTGCAAGTTGCTGGTATGTGAGCTGATTAAACTGACGGTTCTGTAGGATAGTGAATCCTGAAAGAACTTTGTTTGTAAGAGGTATAGATACATTGCTTACACCTGATAGGTATCCTGCCGCTGCCGCTGCTAGATAGAATCCATCAACGATTTGATTTGCACTTCCAACCTGGACAACTATCTGATCTGGGTAGAAGTAAACGCATCGGTATGTGTCTCCATAAGCATTTGAAACCGAGTAGTTTAGTAAGTCTTCGGTATCACCAGCAAGAATTTCGGCCTCAGTATTGCCCTGGATACCCTCAAGTGGTCCAAGACTTTCAACTGCTGCAAGCTGGGCTCCAGTCAAGTTAGCTGGTGTAAGCCCATTGATTGCTCCAATAAACAGTTCACGTTCTTTCATATTTATCAAGTTGCTCATCGTTTCGCAGTGAGAAAGAGCATTCTGGAAAATAACGGAAATAGTCTGCTGTGGAAGCGGGACAAGAATATCGATTTGTTGTGTTTCTAGCGACGCCAATGCCAATTCCCAACCGGCATCGAAGAAGCTCGCATCGCGCTCATCAACAATCGTGACTCTAACAGTGTACCCTTGTGGTACAATGTTATGGTTCAGCACCAAATAATCACTTGTTAGATTTGGATTTTGTACTTCGAATTTGATGTTGTGTTCACTTACAAAGGCCTTTGCGATTGTGAGTGTACCACGACCAGTTGCGTTATAACCGGTGATGTCATACAATCCCAAGTTTGATGATGTAGTGGAAGAAGTTATCTGCAGCTGGTATCCAACTAAGCCAGCTCCACCAAGGCTATTAAAATTAATGGTGCCGCTGGTTAATGTGGCAGTTGAAGGATCTGATTGAGCAACCATGGCGCCATCAACACCTACGCTACCAGGCACAACAGTACCAAACACTGGATTTATTACCTGGAAATGAGCTGCAGCATCGTTGACGAATGCCGGGAATGGAGGGGTTCCATTAGCATATATTGTTGCTACACCATCGTTAACTGCAACTATTGGGAATACACCAGTATTTGCACCGTTAACTGTATCAAAAGTAACAAGATTTAGGCCAACATCGGTTAGATCAAATTCACCAAGTGTTGCACTGCTGAAATAAGCATATGTACGACCTAAACCAGCTGTATCAAGATAACCATCTTGCGCAAACGAGATTGTTTCAACAGATTGTGCAACAGTGTATGCAAATGAATTTCCAAGCGGAGCCTCAACATCATCGAAGATAAAGCTACAAATTGGTCCAGCCTGAACTTCTGTATTTGCTAGAGTATACGTATAGAAAGGAACTTTGTTAGCAAGAAGCTGTGTTTCAACTGATGTGGCTGGGTTGGTAACGAAGATATTTATTGTAGAGTTGAAGTCTGGTGTAACTCCGGGCGGAAACGGCAATATGAAATCATCACAGTTTGTCGAAGTTGCTGGAAAATTTGTTTCGAGTTGATAAGATGTTCTTCTTGGAAGAGAAGGAGCGGCCTCCACACACATAATACCCGGAGTACTGTTAGCGAAAGCTAGTTGACAACCGAGAGTTAATGTATTATCTAGGCTTGTAGCACCGAAGTTCGTAACAATGTCCTTAATATTTGAGTAGAACACTGGGTTATTGATATCCTGTTCAGCTATGTACGTAGCGGTTAAGCTTGCATTTGCTGCAAGTACTCCGCTATCTACATCAACTGTGAAATAATCTCCCTCACGGAATGGGGATACAACAGTACTATTAACAACTGTTTCTTGTATTGTGAACGACAAGATTGTGTTGTTCTCTAAAGTGTTATTTGCAATCCAGATAGCAGGGTTTCCATAACCATCAAGAAGATTACCTGAAACAGAACCGAATGCAACGAAACTAGCTGTACCAGCAATTGGTTGATTGAGATTATTTCTTTGAACCTGTATGCACTTGATAGTCCATACTTCTTGCGGTGCATTTTGATCAATAAGGTTGGGTCCATTTCCTGCTGAAGAAGATGGCGTCATCTGAATGGTACCAATACCTACGTTGGTTGCACCAGCAGTGTAGAAACTTCCGCCCTGATCAACAACATATGCAGCCTGCATAAGGATGTGGCCAGTTTCAATATCTACTGCGTAGTTAAAGTTATCTGGGAAAGTTGTTGTTGGTGTTATATTGATTTCGGTTCCAACTAAAGGAATACCGTTCAGGAATAATGTAGTTCTATTTGAAACTATTGGAAAAAAATCTAATGTAAAATGCCTACCATCAGAACCATTTGCTGATGTATATGTATCATTGAGTCCATCTTGTCCGCCACCGATGCCTGAAGCTACTATCACTTCGCTTCTAGCACCTAGGCCGATTATAGAAGCGATGCGAACGCCACCTGGTACCGATACTCCAGTAGTTTGAGTTTCTATATTGGTAACTACCGCTGGTGTTATGCTCGAAGCTCCGGGTATATTGGCCATTGAAATTCCTCTATCTAATTAAACCTTTAAGTTATATTTACACTAAATATGTTGCAATATTACTATTGGCAGGTTATATATTTATCTCTTTTTATGCGTTGTTCTCGCCCATATTTATAAAATATAATGTTTACAATTTCGCCAATAGTTGTGCAAGAGTTTGGGTAGTATTTATAGTTAAATTCGGATCTACTGGGCCTAATGTTGGGGTTGTACGCTGAAATTCTATGCTAGTATTTATAATTTCTATTACGCTATTGATGGGTACGTGGCGTCTCCACTCTGATCTTATCTGTAATGTAATTGTTTGTCTAAAAAGTTTATCGTTTCGGTCATCTGTTTCTGTTGGAGCCCCTGATGATACGCCTTTTACAATCAGTCCTGATTTATATAAATCGTTAAATGCTATATCTACAAACAACAATGACACCAAATCTACCAAATCATCTCTAGCTCGTAGGTCTCTTGCCATTACTTCAATATTAATACTACCCTCCCAAGCACCTGCAAATATAAAGTAACTTGGAACCATAAAAGTTTTTATATTCCCGTACCCGTCTTCAAATACCATATTATCCCACTTTACGCTATTAACTTCACGGTTTATAGAAATTGGTACCGAGGCCGATCCACCATGTCTGACAGTAATTGCTGGGTAGTAGATAATATCAAATCTATAACTTTCCCCAATGAATAGTCTTGTTGTAATATTATCATGGAATCCCGAATCTTCTGGCAGGTCTGTGTAGTCAGGGGTTTGAGGAAATCCCCACAGATCATGTACATAATGATAATAACTATCGTTTGAAAAGAAATCTCTTAAAGTAGCTATTACAAGCTCCTTGGGATACAGCGTCATCGAATTTTGTACGATGTCGTGTATTTTATATAAATCGCTCTTGAAAAAATTTCCAGTGACCATTATTTTATTTCCTTAGGTGGGTAAATGGATATTTTTCTATCAGTTACCGATAGGTACTTCTTGCCATGTTATTGATGCCGTTATAGTAGGGGGAGACCCAGGGACAGATTGTACATAAATTCCCACAGCTGAACCGGGATAACAAGTTATATTAACATTATCTTCTTGATTTATTATTGTGTCAGTTGTAGTCAATACTATACCCTGAACATACCTAAGTAATGTTGGAATCGAATACAATATAGCATTACCGCTGTACCCATCAAAAGTTGATGCCACGCTACCACCAATTTTGAATGTAGAATTATTAACAGCACTATTACTATTACTTTTAATTGAAAAATAATTGTTTGTTGATATTACTCCCCAACAATTATTTGTTAATACAACTGTATCTTCCGACGATGTCATAATATAACAATTAGTTATTATTATATTAGTATTACTATTAATTGGATTATATAATCCAATAATTGGTACACTATTTTTAGTGTTAATTAAATTAGAATTTGATACTCTAATTCCAGAATTAGCTGTTGTTAGCGTCCATATATTAATCATTTATGAAAACGTATATCTTATAGTTATTGGTGATACATCTAAATATGTATTAGTACTTGGAGCATCTATGCTAGTTGCTTCAAAATAAATTTTAATATCTGAATCTTTTCCTATACTAAAAATTGTTGTTGCTGATGTAAAGTCTAATTCTAAATATTGAACATTTGCTATTAAAGCTGATAGTTCTGCACCAGTAGTTAATGGATATTTAGCTGCTGATGGATAGTACCCAATAATTTGACTGTAAGTATTATATATGCTTACTATGCTAGTACTAATAGTTGATGGTGTGAATGCCGCACTGGGCTGTTTTGTTGCGGCTAAACCAAACAAACTTGATGTGCTAGGAGTGAAATCATTCGCATTAAAATCATTTGCTTTTATACCGACAACAGCGTACAATAAAGTTGCACCAGCAGGTACATACTTGCTGAGTGTGGTATTTGATAGCAAGCCACACCCTGCTCCGGAGCCAAAATTGATTGCAGAGTTCATTGAACGAACACCCTGTATGCTGTTGGGAGCCGCTGGTTCTTGTGCGGCGCCAGCTTCTACAGCTGCGCTAACTGCAGAAGTCACAAACAGCTCGCTTACAGGCACAACTGTATATAAAACCTGATTAATATTAGAATTATATTCTGCGCTAGAACCAAAAATAATATTTGCATCATTAAATACTGTATTTGCCGTATCGATATAAATCGAATCAAATATATTGTTAATTACAGTACCATTCTGACTAAGTACTAAAAATTCTGGATTAAAGAATGGTGAATTACCTGCTCCATTAATATATGCAGATATTGATGCAATACCTGTAGCTGCACCACGTGTTAAAGTATTATTGGTAACAATATTACTATCACCGCCGATACAAATCATAATTGTATTAGCTAATGATGATGTCATACACGAATTAGTGGATGTTGAATTTATTGAATTTCCAATTATAGATACATTATTAAAACTTAATATACCATAATCATATGTGTAATATACATGACTTGGATTACTATAATCAACTTTAACTGACATTATATTATTAGATATAATTGAATTTGTATTTTGTTGGCCACTATCTGGATTTAGCATAATTGCAGCATTAACAGGGGAAACTGAACAAATTGTATCTGTATAGTTTTGTAGAAATGTTGGAATATATGGAAATAATCTATTACCAGAAATAACTCCATCTCCTCCGCCATAGATATCCGAATAAGTACCAACCTGTATCCAGTTACAGGTATTATCAGAAATTGTGAACGGCCCTGTACCGTTATTAATTATATCAAATAGCACATAAGCATATCCAGTATTTGATGGACCTCCAGATCCTCCAGAAATAGCTACTGTAAAGGTAACAGAATTTATTGTTGTTCCTGTAACAGTTATTGGTGTATCGTATACATGTGTTGGTGTAATACCACCAGTTAATCCAACTATAGTTATATCTGTTCCACTAGTAAATGCACTTGGACTAGTTGTTGAAATAACAACTGTCATCAATGTCGGAGATGTTATCGTTGCAGAACTTACAGCAAACGTTGCCGGTTCCCACTGCAATGAAGAATTTATTGGAGCATTGAGGCCTGGACCGTATGTCGCGAGCGTCTGAAATGAAATGTACTGGCCCAAATACCCGTCAATATTTGAAATAAATTTACAGGTATTATGATTGATTGTAAGTGTGTCTGCTTTATCATGAACGATACCAGAGTAGTTAGAGTTATCACTGGTTGAAATAATATCATAAGATGTTAGAAATCCAATGGTACCGCAGGTGTTACCCGTGATACGAACATTTGTGCATGCGGCCATTGGGCCAGGAACCACAACACCAGAACGCAATGACGTAATAGCAATCATTTGATCATTGTTACAGAGATTGTTCTCTATAATAATGTTATTTAACTTGGGAAAATAAGGAAATGTAGCAGAAAAAGTTGGTGCCTTACTATTGATGACAATAGCTGCACGCAGATCCTGAGTCCCGGAATTACTAACTATTATATTGTCTTTTACAATAACATTTTGTAATACTGCTTGATTTGTTGTAAGCTCAAAGCTAATAAATGGATAATGGTTAGAGTTAAAAGAGTTAAATGTACAATTTTTTATCGTGATATTTTGATTACTTGATGCACTATCACAATAAATTGCGGCGTTAAAGCTATTAATTAAGCTTGATGTTAGGTAGCCCTCGCCTATAGTTGGTATGTATGTATAATCGAATCGAACATTTTCAAATGTTACACCATTTGTTACTATAATTCCTTGAGCTGATGCCACCTGAAATCCACCGCCATCACCTATAAAAGATACTGGATTTTTAACATTTATCGTTACCGGTGAGGAAATGACAGTTTCTCCTTTTACAAGTACTCTATTTCCGACAAGATTAATTGTAGAGTTACCAACTGTTGCTGATTCATAATTATTAAGCTGATTTAGCCAGGTTGATAGGGCAGGCAACGATCTGAACGAACCATTAGGGCCGAGAATAAATATATTACCTATACCACCGGTGCCACGATATGTAAATCTTCTTGCGTCACTATACGTTAATGAGCTAACAACATATGTTCCGCCCACAGAAGTTGTTGTCGCAACAATAACGGCAATTGGTACAAGATCTGTCTGATTCATCACCAAATCACCAAAATATGTTCCTCTGATTGGATATGCTGCTGGTGATGACAAATTTGGATTCATGCCATAGAACAATCTGGTATTATCTAAACCAGCATATTGAGAGACAAATGAACCTGCAGGGTCAAAATCAGTAGACGCTATTAATTGTAGCTCTTCTTCTTGATTAATGCATACAAACCAAGTTATAACATTTACATTATTTGAAATTGAACCATTTATTGCTTCAAGAATAGCTGGTATTTCAATCGTCTGCGGATTGAGCTGTAGTATATTTCCATTGACTACGGCCTCTCCTCCATCAAATTGAACTTGGTTTCCAACTGTTGATATTTCATCGAAACCTCTTACGATACCATTTTCATTTAGAAGTCTTGTTGGTGCTGCGATGTAGTCAAGCGCTGATGTTGTGAAATTTTGTTCACTTGTGTTTCCGTATTGTCTTTTATCAATTATATTTGATACTTGCCCGGTAACATCAGATACCTGACATCCTGATAGTAAGAAGCTTTCTTGATCCAACTCAAGAGATGGAAATACTTGAATTTGTATACTAAGTGGTGAAGACCAGGTAGGAATCGTGGCCGTAGCATTGAATATAAAATCGATGTAGTCTACATTAGTTTCATCATAAAATCTAACCGGTTGTCCTTTCTTTCCGGTTGTGAGTGGTCCATAATTTACGGATGGTGCATTTGGATTAACTAGTTGCCCAACAAATATTCCGGTGGTAGCACTATAACTATTCACTATTAGTTCTAAAGCTTGCCCAAACTCCCCTGTTGCTATCTGAGTTGGGTATCCGGTTAATTTTGGGGACACATCGGAAAAGTTTATATTTGCTAAACTAGTTCCAGGCACAGAAAACCGGGCTCGCTCGTGGGCCCAGGTGTGTCCAACAGTGTTGACATATAATTCAAAGAATCGAGTATATGGTAATCCAGCTGATGATTGATCTGCAACATTTTCAGCATTGAACGCCACAGAATCATCCGAGAAGTATACAAGAACCGGAATATTTGTAGATGTAACTGCCGGAGTAGAACCAGTGGCGTGTACAGCATCATACACAACTATGTTTGTTATTGGATTACTAGTATCACATCCACTGAATGAAACACTTTGTATTATGAATCTTCCATAGTCTCTAAAATTATATCTTGGATCTGTGGTTGGAAATGCTGGTTGAATAACAACTGTTTTACCAGCCCCAAGGCCCGATGTTGATAAATTCAAATTGACTTGATATGTTGCTTGGACTCTATTTGGAAAAGCCATGCTGGCTGGCGATGGCAGTATAGTTGCAGGCCAATATCCATCGCCATATCCATCCTCAATTTGATTCAAAGCTAATGGATCAGATTTTAATAAATCTGTTTCAACACCATTAACGTAATAATACATATTGCGTTTTGGATAGAATAGTAGCGAAGGTGCAAATTGTGCGGCACCAACACTAGAATATGATGTAGCGGGTGGTGGACTTGCAATGTTCGCACCGATCTGGCCAAAACCAAGAGGATCTATTGGATAGATACCTGTTCCATAGTTATCAACAACATTTGCTGGATATGATGAATTTGAAGAAGATGTATACTGTCCTAAACTATTTACCGTACCACTAATAATTGAGAAGGCCGCATTGTTGTAAGACTCTGCTAACATAATACCAAATTGTCCTTGGTACTCAAATGCTATGAATCTTAAATTGAAACCTGGAGCCCTAAATGCAACGTTGGCATTATTGACTATCGCATCTAAGGTATACTGCCCTGGAGTTGCTCCTTTATTCCCAGTTAAATCTACTGCAGGCATGGATAGCGGAGCTGTTGGATCTCCGTTCGCAAATAGTGTTAAATATAGATTGTAATGATTGTTATCAAATTCGCTTGTATTAAATCCATTACCTAGCACCATTGCGGCACGAGGGTGTGCTATAATAAGTGATTCCAAAATACCCATGCTGTTTGGACAGCGAGCTGTTGCGAGTACTCCATATTTATTTGTCGTATAGAGAGGCCTATTGATTTGGGCCACTCCATCAGATGTTGAATACAAATTCTTGCCATTCAAACGAACTGCGTATGTCCTATTTATACCGGACACTATTGCTTTTACAGAGTCAACTGTAAACTGAGCTGTGATCCCATTTCCATAGTTAATAGTGATTAGATCTCCGGCAGATACCTGTGCGAATTGTGCATCAATATTGAAAGTAGAAAGTTGCTGAGCAGTAGGCTGAAATAGTACTACATCATCTCCATGATTAATATCATCAACAGGGGACGCGGCAATTGGTCCTGGCGGAACATTAAGTAAATATGCAATGACAGGAGTTGGGGGGACTATTGATTGGCCATACCCATCTGCTGTTAGCAAGGACGCTCTAGCTGCTACAGAAACTCCGTTTGAGAATAGGTTTTGAGTTCTACTTCCTAGTAAAAGTAAGCTAGAGCTATCTACGAATTCAGCAAATGATTGTAGGCTATTATTAGATTGAGGAACAACGGCAAATGAACTTGTATCAATCCATAGACCGGTTGCTACGTGCGCAAAACCTTCTGGTGGAACAGTGCCAGTACTTCCAACTACAAGCGGATAAAGACCATTAGCTGTCTCATGTGTCAGTAAATCATCACTTATATCTTTTACAAGAGTATCCGCATTTGTTGTATTTCTATTTTGAACAGATGTGCCGGGTAATGCAACATTAGCGCCGGGAAGCGTTTTGAGCATTGGCAATGCTGCATCAACAAAGATTGCGGACAAATCATGGTTATAAGCCGTACCATCTATGTGTGGCTCAAGCTTAACTCCCACTAAGCTTAAGAAACCATTTAAGACAGCAATAGAATTTGCAAGGTTTTGATACAGATTATAAAGTGTAGATGTAGAGTATATAAGATTTAGTTTTGACTCTTCAATTCCGGCAGTTGGAGAAATTTCGGAATCTGTGATTGGTAAGTAGACCAACCCCAATCCAGCCAAAGCTGATGGTAGAATCCTACCAAGAGGATCAAGAGATGTGTTTAATCTACCTGCTATGGATAAAGCTGCGCCCTGAGCATTGATTCCTATATTCGCTTCTATAGCGAATACGGCATCACGGAGTGCGTTAATAGCAGCGGCTCCAATGGAGGTTATGTTGTCGTCGACACGGGGGAGATCTGTGTCACTATCGATACCAGCTGGGAATTGGCTCATTTTCTAACCTCGTAGATAATTTTACTTCCTTTTGAGCATATCTTATTCATTATAACTCACGGTTGTTTGCCACCCACGCCACCAATACTTTCTGCTGCTGGATCATATGATGGGCCTGTGTTTTGTGAGGGATCGACAGTATATACTGGGAGTGGAAGCGGAGGAGGCGGGCCTGATACAGTTATTGTTGGTGGTGTAGGGTATACGGGATATTGATATGGATATGTATATGATTGAATTTTGTTTTTTAACATACCTTTAACTACTTGGTAAATTAATCCAGAAAACATACCTGCAACTAATCCAAAAAGCTCTCTACCAGCAAATGACGATAAACCATCAGGGTAAGCGTAGTTAACCGCAAACTTAGCTATCACTAATCCTAAAACTAGCGGAAGTATCGGTAAAACTAATTTTTCCCACCAAGTCTTACCTACTACTTTTGGAATCGCAAACTCAACAACTGTTCTGAATGTCCAGATTATTGCAAAAATTCCCAAAGAAAATAGTATAAACTGCCAGGATAAAAGTGCATTTAGGGCATTATCCATTTGAACCTCTATTATTTATGCCTAATAAATACTATTTAGATATAACATATCTAAATAGTAGTTAGTGTTGTTGTATAAGCTATATTTCCATTTGCATATACTATATACACACCTGGTGTAAAACTACTATTAAGTGAGATATAACTTGAGCTTCCAACATTAAATCTAACTGTATTTCCAGATAATATTGATAAAGTTGTTGTATCAACAAACCAAATTGTTGGTAGTGAGGGTGCTGGAAAATTAACAGTCCATGTTGTAGTTGATCCGCTTTGTGTACCTGCCAAAATTACAATAGGGCAAGCTACTTGCGCTGCTGTTAATGCGGTTGAATGAGTTGTTCCCGGTGCTGTCAATGTAACTTTGCTTGGTGTAAGTGGTGCCAAGCTAGCGGAAGATGCATTGGCATTACCACCTAGTCCAGTTGCTGTAATAGAAACTGGAGTATTGCCACCAACTATACTTAAATTATTTCCGTATATGCTAATATCGCCGTACACGCTGCCATCACCGGCCATGAGACTTATATTACCTCCAGCTGCGCCATTTCCCGCTCCGCCCTGTACAACAACCGCGCCTCCGGCTGTAGATGCTTGCGAAGTTGATTGGCCAACCATATAGAATGTACTTGGCGAACCATTAGTTTCCGCTGCTACGATAGATGGTCCATTAGTAGATAAAAACGTAAGAGTATTAATACCACTACCAAGTATTACATCAGATCCTTCTATTAAAAGTGATGGAAGTGAGTCAGATGAATTCAAAGATATTGATAAATTAGTAAAATTACTATTGTTATTATTATAAACTAATGATGAATATTTTGGTCCTGTCAAAAAACTATATATTGAACTTCCATTGCTAGGATTAAAGAACAAAAATGTATTTGATCCAGAAATTCTATCTACAGAACAATTATTATTTGCAATAGTTATATTTGGATGATTATTAGTAGTCGCATCTGCTGCCCCCTTACTTAAGAAGAGGAAAACATTTACATTGCCTCTATTACCATAACAATAGTTGTATGATGCATCAATATTACAATTATTGATATTAAAAAAACAGTTATCTTCCAAGTTTATGACACTATCACCTGTTGTTAATTCTCCGGCGCCTCCTGAACATCCAGTAAATGTAGTAGTTGTGCTACCTGTGTATGTTACTAGTTGATAGGAGCCAGAAATATTTATTATCAGGAAACCAGGATTTGAACTAGTTGCAGATGGAAATCCAGTTGTAGATAGTACATTAATTGTACTTTGTGGCAGACTCTCTCCACTAGAAAGAGATGATATGGATGTGGTCCCATTTTGATTTAGAAATCCATAAACTCTAACTTTATTGTTCTTAAATGTAAAATAGCTATTTATTGCACTACCAAGTACATTAAACTGTGCTACTTGAGCAAATCCATCTATGATACAATTAGAAATATCTAATGATGTCCCGCTAGTTGATGGTATAGAAGAGTTCAAACCAACGGGCATTGCTGAAACAGCCGAAATGTTAGAACCAGAATAAGATGTTTTTCCTAAAAATTTTATGTTATTGCATGAAAAATTAGCACCCTCATTCACAACTATTAGGGGTTGCACTATATTTATAGGATTACGATAGGTTATGTCACCAGAGCTTATTGGCTCAATAAAATTATCACCTATTGTTAGATTAAAAAATTCTGTCTTACGCGCAAACATGAATAAATGTCCGGGTGGAAATGCCGCAGAAGCATCTACACCAATATCTGTAATTCTGGTACCGCCACCCAATGATACATCAGGTAATATATTAAACATGGGGGCTTGTGGTGAAGTTTGGTTAACTATTTTAGTGCCAAAATTTTCTCCTACAATACTAATCCCTGGCGGAACATTAACTGTATTTTGTATAATATACGTTCCTGATTTTATCAAAACTATACCGCCATCCTTAATTCTTAAATACTGTTGCGGAATAGCAGCTAGGTTCGCGGCATTTGGATTGTTGTAATAGTTTATAATGTATGTAAATAAAGGATTTAGTATTGTATCAAGAGATGGAATAGTAGGATCATAATTTGGATTTCCATTGGCATTATGATATGTATCATATCCATCCCCAACAGTTATAAACCCTTGGCCGCTATCCTCTGTTGAAGATATGAAGTCAGCCATAGCATTTAATGCATCAGCTACCGTAATGTACGAAACTCCCGCTATAACAACAGCTGGATTCACATCTATTTGAACAGCATTGTGCCTAAAAGCAAATCCCTCGACATGACTCTCAAAATCATATCGATTTGTAGCTAACCCACCAATACCAGGTGTATAATTTGGTTTTACCATGATTTTCCTTACTATATGTTGTTTTATTAGTTTGAATTATGGTGAGCTACCTTCTTCTGAGGTTGGATATAAATTAGTTGGATAGATGCTCGGATCTGGAAGCACAATTTGATGAGTATGACCAAGACCTTCTTCCTGGACTACTCCTGCCAAAATGGTATGTGCATGACCTAATGTAATTCCAGTAATCTGATTTACCTGACTTAGCGATGTAATTTGCTCACTTAACGTCAGTGTATGAATATGTGGAGCAAAGGCGCCTGGCGCTGAACCAACGGTTGTTGTAAGCTGGGTTGGGAAATAACTTGTATCTCTGAAGGTTCTAACTTGATAAATTGGATCGGTCTTGCGAATTCTTTGTACAGCAAATTTTTGCATGCCTTCCATTCCAAACATAAGTTTATTTCGTGTAACATTTAGAATTTCATATCTAAACTCTTCATTACCACCAACATCGAAACGAATTAAAAAGTCTCTATCTTTGAGCGTTGGAACGGTGAGCGTCCAGCAAGTTGGATTCATTGAAGACTCTAGACCGCTATCTGTTGCTAACAAATCATCCACAACAGGATCGAATCGAACCATGATTCTGCCATCAGATCTTCTTGGATTGAAGTACTGCTGCCAACCCACAATAAATCCTGTGCCATAGCAGTTATGAACGAGCGTATTTTGTACTACATATGTATGATCGCCACCAACCTCCAAATTATACACTAGTCCCTTGTAATATACATCTTTAGTGTTTTTTACTTTAGCCAGAACTTCTTTATCTAATTTCCATCGTCCCTTACGATTTACATTCTGATGATCTAAATCCCAGTTCACGCAGTAAGCTAATTTTCTCTTATTTCCTTTCGGGGTCAACTTACTATGTTGAGATGTTCTTAATATTGGTTGTTTACCACACCTATGCAATAGCTCTACAAGCTGTAGAGCTAATATCTCTGAAGTTTGAGTGATTTCATTTTCATCTATTGCTTTAGTGCCATCGCCATCATTAATTCCGTTTATTAATGACCAAACTTTATCATTTGGTAAACTCATAAATATCTCAGGAATATGTTTATTATAACATTTGGTTCCAAATATAGATCTAAACCAACCAGGAAGTGATGAGCCCGAAATTGCAACAACAACGCCATTATCCGATGTTTTTCTAATACTAGAATTAAATCCATATCTAGTAAAGAATGACACAACTTTTTCTTGGAAAGATACCTCATTTTTGTGCAGAGCAAAATAAATCTGCCTTTGCCCAGCACAACCTTCAGCTATGTAAAGTCCGGCAATCCAAAGAAAATCATTATCAATATCAAACTCTGTTGTACCATTCCGTTTTGATCCTAACTTGGTATTTTTCAAGAATTCTTGTGGGATTGATATTTTATCTACGTTTACAATATTCTTATTCCACTTTGGAACAAGCCAATCGCCTTTTTCTATGTGGCTGGCTGCGTGCCATTCTAATTCATGTCCTTGTGCACAATGTTTGTCTCGATAATTGTCGATAGCTTGATTGGCTAATTCTTTGGTGTCAAAAGTTCCTAATACAATCTTTTTGTAATTTACTCCAATACGTGCCTGCCATCTCTTGTTTTTAGTTTGTCGAACATCGTGACGGTTAGAAATTCCATCACCTCGTTTGATAAACAAATTACATTTAGGCCCACACTTCCGCATCAAACTATCCTGATGCGCCCCGCCCAACTTGACAAACGGATGTTCAGGTGTTGCTAAAATTGGCTTTGAAGTAGTTGTAGTTGTTATGGATTTTAGATATCCGTCATATTCGTTTATATATACATCATTAACTGGATAATATAATCCATCAGAAGATAAGACCTTGTCTCCAATTTTAATCGTATTAATTGGTCTTAACCCAGTTTCAGTTCTAATTAACGTTTCTGGTGGAAAGCAATATCTGCATCTATTCTCTGGATATTCATTGTATGGCAGCATGCATTTACATGTAATGCCGGTCCACTGTCTGCTTACAAATAGAGCTGGTTCACCAGTTGTGCTAAGCAAAACTTCTTGACGCTGATTGTTTACATCCTGTATATTCAGACCTCTTAGCTGTTGACCAACACCAGAGTACCCATCGGCACAAAACATGTATCCACCAATGTAGCTACCAACACATGCGCCACTCAAAAGCATGACAGGATCTGTTCTATGATACCCAGCAAAATCGTATGCTGGGAAGCCAACGTTATCGGCATCACTAACAGATAAGTTAGTTGTCAATAGATCTACCGTCTTCTGATGGTAACCATCTGTTATGGTAAATGGAATATTATGAATATCAAATCTATTCCAACATTCATAAACACGTGTATTCAATTCTTCAGTAACAATTGGCCAGTAGATTACATTTGGGTCCCAGTATACATACCCATCGTATCCATCTATGTCATGCATCGTAGGGATAGTATTATTATAACCTCTTCCGCCCATTCCAGCTGGTATAGCTAAAACCTTGACAATGAAGTAATCCCCCGGCCTAAAGAGAGCTGTTTCTGTTATGCCAAAGCTTAGTATTGTATTTGACGTCACTACACCGTTTGCGACCCAAAAATACTCTTGTCCACCAATTTGAGAGCCTGATGAACTACCTATTACGGAAAATCTTGCTGTTCCGGGTATTTGCTGATTTAGATTATTGTATAACACCTGGTCACATTTAATAGTCCATGTCTCGGTTGGTGCGGACGTGTTAACAAGCGTTAAATTATTTATTGTTCCAGAGCCAATGTTGCTTGAACTGGCCGTATAATAATTACCTCCCCCTTGATCAACTATTGTAGACCCACCATTTGTCCCGCCAGGAACAAATAGAAGATTATTTACGTAATCTACGCTATCATAGTAAACTAATTCTCCACCGATGCGCACTACACCATAATCTGGAAATGATTCTGTTGAAATTAAAGGTATTGTCGTAGCCGTTGCACTGATATCTGTAGCAAGCAAACTTTGTGGGTAGGTAGAAAGATTATTGTATGCTGGTATCAAAACACTGGGATCGAAATTTGCTGGATCATATTCGGCTGCTCTAACACCGAAATGATACATTTGCCCTGGTATCAAATCAACAATATCAACATTTGTTTGAGTGCCAGTTGATGCAAAAGTTGGATATGGTAGAAAAAAATCTTCAGGGAACACCGGAGCAATCGCACTATTTAATCCTGGAGGAACATTGCTCATCCAGATATTGTACAAAATTTTATTGGTTGGAGTTGTAGGATAAGCAGTAGCCCACTTTAGATTTACAGAATATCCGTCACCATTACTGGATGCTATATTCAAGCCATCAATAAACACATTGAGATAATAGACCAAGAATTATTTCTCCCATCTACTTCTAGTAGATTGAAATTATTTGCTTCATCAAAAATGTATAATTATGCAGCTAACATACTCTTAAATATATGTTTCCTCAGACTCATATTAAAGGCAGTTTTCTTTGCTGTATCCTCTGGGAATAAGGTTGATATTCTTACGCTCATACCCTTCTTTGGCTCTAACAAATCTATAGAATTTCTATTATCATAGTCAGAGTAAACACCACTTTTACCAGTTCCTTTTGTAGCTCCAGCACTAAATGATCTTGGGTCGGAACGCAAACTATGACTCTTAAAATCCTTTGTATCTATTTTTGAGTAGCTCTTTCCAGCAACGAAGTATGATATAGTTGGGTCCTTCTCTTTTATTCTTTGAGCCAAGTAAGCATATGCCGCTTCCAAGTCTATACCACTCTTATATTTATTAGTGCTGTTAATTTCAACGTTATCAAGTATGTACCCTGTATCTCTTGGAACATAGTGGAAATAACTTTGAGCAACAAGAACCCAATGTCCTTCCTCATTCTTCCATTCTAATACAAGAACACCGGCCAGCGGGTTTATAAATGAATCCTTTACGGCGCTCTCAGCCATACCACCAATACGTTGACAACAGTTTGTTTCCACACCAATACTCAATGTTCTAGGATCTTTACCTTCCAAAACTCTGAATCTAAGTTTGTCAGATACTTGAACGTTTAGATCATACAGCCTTGGATTTTTTTCTTGAAAATCTGCCATTAGACTCTTAAGTGCATCGCCCATTTCAATGGTTGCCAAATCAGTTTCTAAACTTGAAATTATTTCAAATATTTTGGAGAACGATTCACTTTTTGGATTTATCTCCTGTCCACTTTCAAAGAAGTTTACGATAAATGACATATTCTTCTTAAAATTTTTACTAACGAATTTTCGTTTAATTAGTTCATCAATAATATCAGCATACTTATCGAATATGGCCTTGGCTCCCCCACGACTTTTGATAGCGGCATAAATTTTGACCAATTTTCTGGCTATTCCATTTTTATTAAAAGTAAAGAAATTTTTATTTTTAATAATCTTAACAGTATCTTTTTGATTGAGTCTTGAAGCTTCATTATGTTTGAATTTTAAGAATTCAACTAAATTAGCTGTATCTTGTTCTATTGTATTAATATTTCTAATAGAATTAGAAATTATTTCTGCTTTATCAGCATCCGATACATCTTTGAACTCCGAGCCAAGATTGGACGATGCTTTATAGAACTCACCATAGCTTTTCTTAAATGTATTGGTAAATACATCTGGATTAAACTTGCCAGCTCGTTTTAGCAAGTTAACCATAGCATCTAAACCTATTCTATAAACAGAACCGCTCATATATGCCATATTTTCGAAGTGCTTTAGATCTCCGCCGTATTCGGAGGAATTTTTTACTAGATTTCTGACCAAATGAAGCCAAAATTCTTTTGGAACAGATGGAGCTAGTTTAGCAACTAGATTCGTAACATCTCCTATAGAGAATTTACCTATTTTCTTAACTATACCTCCAAGTGGACGAAAATCTGGAAACTTGGGGTCGAATGGACCATAATAATATTGTCTCTCTGAGTTAAAATTAGGTATTGACGATATAACTAAATCTTTCATGACATCAGAAACTACTTTGTGTAAATCTCTTTCATCATACTTTGAGATTTCTTTTAACTTAAATGCTGGTATTATGTCGCTCCAATTTCTTAATAGTTCTACTAAATGCTCTCCGATAGCACTTTCGAGCTGATAACTGTGAGAAATAATTTTTTCAGAATTTGATCTCAACGTATGCAGGAATGATCCATAAAATTTTTCTTTTGAACTCTGTGTTTTAAGTTTCTGAACTTGAATCATTTCTACTTCATCTTCTGGAAAGTTTCTACTCCAATAATTATCCATAACAGTATTAGTAAAATTAAATATAGATGGTAAGTCTATTTGAAATTCTTTTTTAAGATACCTAGATAATTCTGCAAAATTTACAGATAATCTTATTTCTTCTTCTGTTTTATATTCTTTATTTCCGCCAGTTAATAACTCCAGTAAAAATTCAATTTTTGGTAGCAAAATTTGACTAACTCGCTCTTTAGCAGCATCAACTATTTCTGTAGAAACATTTTTATGAAGTCTATCAAATAATTTTTCAGTTGTAGTACTAGAAGCTTTATCATGAATGCTTTTATAGCTTTTCATACTTTCTAGATCTCCGAGATGAAGTTCTAAATCACGCGACTGAGCATTACTAACTAGTTCTCTTATTGAGCTTTTTATAAATTCTTCTTTATCATCTGGGAAATATTCTTCCATCCAATCAAGTATTTCTTTATTTGATTTATTTCTTAAAAAACTATCAACTGCTTTTTGTACTCTTCCTGGAAGTTTGATGAGTACTTTTTTTAGTTTATCATATTCATCTATTATTCCGTGCATCATTTTTATCACGTTATCCATTTCATGGATTTTTAATTCAAAATTTAATGCATTAATGCTAAAAATATTAAGCCCCCTATGAAAAAAATCAGCTAAATATCGCGCTGTAGTAGAACTGCGTCCTTTTCGATCACGAATATGGCCAAAAAGTGTTCCCATTTTTATCTTGATGGATGAAACGGCAAACCTAGAAAAATTCCTTATAAGATTTCTATAATTTCCATCATAATTTAATTCTACAACTCCAGAAGCCATTTCATTCGCTTCTTTATATTTCAAATAGAATTCAGCAGCTACTTTACGAAACTCATTATACTTGTCAAGTACTTGTCTCTTAATATCTTCGGGTAGCGATTTATCTAGCTGTCTAAGTGCTTTTATTTCATTTACTGCTCTTTGGTATTCTTCCTCACGTTGTTTTGCATAATAATCAGTACTACCATACGGATAGTAATTTTGTCGTCTTTTGTAGGCCTCATCTTCTTTGTGACGAAGCATTTTATCTTCACGCTCATTCAGCGGTCGGAACCCTATATGCTCAGGCGATAGCTCTGGATAACTAAAATCTAACGGCTGCCGCGGTTTTGAGGCGGGGCGCAGAGATTGCTCGAAGTGAATTTGCTCAGCTGGTCTAGTATGTCTATTGTAGCGCGACCAAGATGTGCCCTTCTCACGCTCCTCCTTCAATCGTTCTTGCCACTTTGGATCATAAAATGGTAAAAATTCCTGCACAGCCTCTTCATTACGAGGCTTACGTTCCTGCTCTACTATCTCATCAAATCGAGTTTTCTGAGCGTTCTTATTCATCTACCTTTTCCATAAGCTTTTCTTTGAGTTTTTCTTTTTCTTTTCCATCTTTGTCATGGTGCTCTAATAAATGCTCTGTATATCTCTCCGCTTCATCATCACCATACATATGATCTAGATATTCTATCTGTCTCTGGAACCCACTCTGTTCATAAGGATTTTTAAGATAATCTCCATCTTCCGCTCCTTTAGTTGGACCATCGCCGGTAGTTTGCTGTAGGAAATGCTCTATTTCATGAACTGCATACATATAATCTTTATGAAAATCACCATCATTTAAAAGTTTTAAATTAAAAGTGATGATTCCATGATCGGTTCTGGCTGATACGTCTAAGTCCCCAAATTTCATAGGAATAAGGTCTAGCTCCTCTATTGGGACGTCATACTCTTTGAACATCTTTATTACAATAGGGTGCTTCTTTAAAAATTTTTTCATACGGTTAAGCATGCCCAGCAAAGTCTCTGGGGACAAATTTTTAATTTTATCCGTAGGTATTTTGGCCATAAGTCCACCGTTCCATAATATACAAATATATTCATAATAAACAAACCTTTACAGAAATTATACAAGAGTTTATATTGTTGATGGTTTGCATTTTTTGTTATAATAGCATAAGGTTAGAAATACATGGCGTTTTTAGGAATTCGTGCTCCGCACGAGGCTGCTAGGTTAATTCACGAAATTGATGTACCTGGCGAAAAAGAAGACTCTGCACACTTACATATCACTTTACTTTATCTTGGGAAGGATGTCTCCGTAGAAGAACTCGCTAGAGCTATGGTAGCAACCTATAGCGTGACGAAGGATACTTCCCCATTTTGGGTTAGCCTTAACTGCGTTAACTATTTCCCAGTACCAGATGGCATGCCATTCCCAATTGTAGCTCCGGTCATTTCACCGAAGCTACATGAACTTCGTAAGAATCTTGCCAAAACATTTGGACGTGCTAAAATTGATTATGACAAAAGATTCAAGGTCTACCATCCGCACGTTACGCTATCGTTCAACGATACCAACATCAAAAAGACAAAGATAGAACCTATCGAATGGTCAGTTCAAGAACTTGTCCTTTGGGGCGGTTCAAATGGAGACAGCCGAATTTTTATTACATTCCCTCTTGATGGGATATATAATGGTGATGGGGATAAAAAATGTCATTCATCACCAAAGAAAAACGACTCGAATACAGAAAAAGATACATTGAAAAGCACGGACGCGATAAAATAAATGCTGACCAGAGAAAACGTACTAAAAAATTTAGAGATAAGAATCCAGAAAAAAGTAAAGAGTACCAGCGAACTTACAAAAAGAAAAATTTTGAAAAATGGAAAACTTATCATAGATTGAAAAATGAAAGAGTAGATCAGAGATTTAAAAAATCAATGTATAGTGCTATTAAAAGAAAAAAGGAATGGACTTTATCTTTTGATGAATTCAAACAATTTGCCGAACAGCCATGTTCCTACTGTAATGGGCTACTCGGAACTAATAAAGTTGGTAGTGGGTTAGACAGAATAGATAATAATAAAGGGTACGTGCCAGGAAATATTTGCAGCTCTTGCGGATTCTGCAACAAATTACGTGGTGATAGACTAACACACGAAGAGACTAAAAAAGTAGTTCATTTTATTATTGAGCTAAGAAACTTAAATGACGAAGAAATCTCGGAGCTGTGCTGTAAGACAGAAGATGAAAAATAGTCAATAATAGTTTAAGGCTTCAAAATCTGGGAAACTTATATTCATACTAATATATTGTGATATTATATATCTGTACATACATCATAACATCCCATGATTTTAAAAGCAAAAAATATATTTAAATTAGCTACTACATATGAACATAAGTGTTGCCAACAGCAAGACGTTGTGACTATGGTGAAGCACCCAACACAATATTATTCTTATGTAACAGACCCAAAGAATTGGAAACAGCTTAGTACAGATTGGGAAACATTTAAAGATAAATGGAAATTAAAACCACAAGATAATTCTGTTGTTAAATTAAATATTACTGATTTACAACATCTTATAGATGTAATTGTTGGAACAAATAAATTTATGGTAGCTGATGCTACTGGAAAGCTGAATAGTAGCTCTATTGTATATATTTACATTTCATTAACTGCTGTTGATAATAATGCGTTAACAAAAATCGACGGTGTTAATAAAATTGTAGAAAATTTGGAACGTTATTATGCCGTAAGTAGCACTCCAATCCGAGGTGCCGATAATAAAGTTTACCAAACAAATGGTATGACCCAGGTACCTGGCAAGCATATTGAAATAATTGATTTTGATATGTAAGAAAGAAAAAGTAAGATGATTTATTTGTTGCCTTGGACAGAAGTAATACGTGGCTACCCGAACAGAAAAGATATGAATGGAGACTTGTGTGCAGAAGTTTACTACTATCCTAGCAGAAAAAAGAAATGGTCTTTTAGGTTTATGAAAGGAAAAAATATCATTTATGGTTATGGATTTGAAACCGCTGATGCTGCAATGGATTATTGCGACCAAAAATTGATTGAAAATAAATTATACTTGATTCCAGAGGGACAGGTCGAAAAATTCAATAAATTAAGAATATTACTATAGCAGGTGCTGAATTATTTCTCGTTTACGTGGCAGGAAGATAGTTGCGTCCTTGTAGAGGAATTGAGCGATTTTAATAACAGAATTACCAGAATAAGTGAGACGATGACTATCTTTATTTTTTCTACTACGTATTTCATTTGTAGAAGTTAAATTACATTTATCTATAAATATATTTTTTATATCTGACAAATATCCCAGTGGGCCCGTTATTTCTAATATAAGTTGTGATTTATCGGACAAACAACTTTTACCATCTAAACATCCTCGTACAAAATGATTAATAGCATTGTGATTAACGATCCAATTTGGTATTGAATATTCCTTCAATTTATTTGAATTAATACCAAATCTTACTAAATCTGAAATAATTTTCTTATTAAATAATGAAATATTATATAAACTATCACCGTTTATAATTGCATCTGTTTCCATTAAATTTTTAATAAATCCTATTTCATCTTTATTTTTATTTGATATAGTTATTGATTGTTTATTTTCTGAATAAATTCTAATAGAAGATTTGGTTGCAAGATATCCGGCGAGATAAAATTGTTTCTCACATTCATGCTCTATTCCAAATATATTTTCGTTATGCTTCATTTGTGATAAATCTTTATATTCTAAATTAAGTTTATCCATTTTTCTTTTTATTGTAGAATTACAAACATCAAATTCTTTTGCAACTGCTGCAAAAGATCCTAGTTCATTATATTTATTTTGAAGTATTTGTGAATCAACTATAAATAACTTTGAATTTTCTATTATGTCATCTATCCTAGATATATTTTTATATTTTCTTTCTAAAAAGACGGTCGCATCTTTATAAAGAAAATCTTTAATTTTTAATATATCTTCGTGTCCGGCAAATTCAAATTTTGCCCAGGTGTCTTCGGAATAAAAAGTGCCACTGTCTTTTGACAGGTGGCACTTTTCTTTTATCAAATCAAAAACTTGATTGACAAATTTAGGATTTCCAGACATTGAAACTCGCGCCTGACATGGATTATTTTCTTTATTGAATCTTAATCCTTCCGAGCCATCTCCATCTATACAACCTCTAATGAAATGACGAACTTCTGGGGTATTAAGCAGTTGATTTGGAAATTCATAAGTATAAGTTTTAGCCGGAACTATATTATATTCAGCAAGTTTATCACATATTTTTTTAGATGAAATAGAGATAGTAGAATATGGATATTCAGATTTTTTGAATTTTTCATTATTTCTTTTTGCTATGTAGTCATGTATTGGAGAATTAGAATTAATATCTATTTTAAATTTTATTAAATGCGCACGATCCTTGATGGCTAATCCAAATCTTAATTCATTTGGAAAACTAATATTTCCATCAGTAGCTAAAAATCCGAGCCAATATAACGATTTCTCGTCTAATTTATCAAAGAATTGCTCATTACAAAAATATTTCTTTTTACTTTCATAATTATAATTGATTTCCTTAAGACGACGCTGAATCGTCTTCTCTGAAGTGCCCAAAATTTTCGCTGTCTTTCTTAAAGACCGTCCAGATTTTTTGTATGCTTCAATTAATGTTTCCGTATCGATTTCTATTTTCTTTCGCATTTTACCCTGCCTCTAATATAAGTATATATCAGCTGCTTGTCAAGTGCGACAATTGAAAATTTTAACTGCGATAATTGATGTAAGTACTTGAAATCACTAGATTATTTGACGAGCCCGTAGGTGCCTAAGACGAAGGAACTGTGGATTAGTTGCCAAAGGCCTCAGAGTTCCGAGTCCTCTTGGTGCGGGACGCATCGAATTTTTGATATATTTTAGCTTATCATAGTAATTTGTAAGCAACGTACTATACTGAGTATTAAGTAATTCGCTAACCGTAGGTGGCGTAAAGTTTACACCATTATCGCTAATCTGGAACTCTCTACCCCGCTCGATTAGCGCTTGGCTTGCTAGAGCCATTAAAGTTGCCCCCTCAACTAGTATGTCATGGAATTGATCTATGATAGGGGTATCTTCAAGCGTAAAGAACGTGAAGTATGGAACTTGATTAAAATCTGAAATAGCATTGGCTATGAATGAAGTCAGCATATCAACTGAGAAGATATCACAGTCCACATATATAACATTGCCATAGTTATCGGTACTCTTGGCCTTGCCCGAACTATTGAGGCGCGAACGCAGGGTTTTCATCAGTTTGTTGATATTTAGTATTGCAATCTGCGAGTAGTGATACCCTGGATCATCGCCAAGAGCTACATATCCATCTGTATTAATAGCCGGAAGATCGGTGTGTGCTACAACAAATTGTAATGTAGTTGAAACCTGATTTCCATTCCAGCTTCCAAGCCATACATCATTCCATACGCCATATGGCCCATCAAATGGAACGGTGAAATTGAATTGATATTTCCCAACATCAAGTTGCATCACGCCAGCACTAGTAGGTGTATTAATAACTAATCCTGATGGAGATACGATAGAAATCGTTGGAAAAGCATCTAATGTGATTGGATTACCATACATATCGTTAAACTGAACAACGAGCTGTACAGTATCATTAAGATCGATTAATTGATTTCTTGTAGTAAGAACAGTAAGACCGGCCATATTTATTCCCAGGATCGTGTTAAAATATTACATACCAATGATATATAATTATGTATGGTGCAAAATATATCAAATCTCTTCTCAAGAGAAATGCTGGAATATAACTATAAAATATACGGATCCATGCAGAAAATGTCGGACGCGTTAAATGTATCCGTAGATTCTATATACAAATATATGAAATTATATCAAATTAATTATTCAAAACATTATACTGGAATATATTCATTCAATGAAAAAATTTTTCAATCTGATAGTGAAGAATCATTTTATCTTGCTGGATTTATTGCGGCAGATGGAGCTATACAAAATAGAAAATATAGTAAAATATTAAAAATTTCCATATCATTAAAAGATATTGATCATTTAGAAAAGATAAAAAAATTATTCGATAGTAATAATCCAATTAAAATATACACTAGTAAAGAAGGATACAAGTGCTGTCAAATATCATTAGTTTCTAAAACTGTATGTAATGATCTTGAAAAATTCAATGTAATTAATAATAAAACATTTCTCTACACTTTTCCAAAATTTATATTAAATCATCCCCTATCCAATCATTTTATGCGTGGGTACCTTGATGGTGATGGTTGTTTAAGATTAATTAAACTTCAAAAAGACCGCACAATACAGCAAGCGCATTTCAGTGTACGCGGCACTTATGAATTTTTACACAACTATAATGCAATATTAGAACGAGAATGTGATATTAATATTAATACTAACAGGGTTAAAACTTATGATTCTACTTTTGTAATAAATTTTAATGGAAACAGACAGGTTAAAAATATTGTTGAATTTTTATACAAAAATGCATCTATCTACCTTGATAGAAAACACGATAAAATAAAACACTTGCTAATAAAAAAACATTACTATGAGATGAAAAATTTTCAGCGTCGACCAGAGAATTTCTTTTGGATTACCAATATATCCAAAAGAGTCGTTAGTTTGGGCGACTTAGCACTGCACATCCAGCCTATGACGTCTATGAATCTTTTAGACAAAAGACATCATTATTATACTGAAGAACAACTAATCAAATCAGCTACATCCGGGTCTCTTTTTGCTAAAAGTGATAAAGTTGTAGTAAGACAAGTTCCACCCGGCGTAAAGAAAAAGGATGTAATTCCTTTCCAAGAAGACGCAATATTTCCAACCCACCAACGCTCTTCTGTAGAAGTTGAGAATATTAAATACGAAGAGCTAAACTTGTCTGATGATGATTTTGCTAAGGATAACGCTGATACAGCGGAGCAAGATCATTTGGGCAAGTGGACAGACAAGAAATAAGGAACACCTATGCCTGCCGAAAAAGAATTAAAACATCCACATGAACGAGCTCATGTTGAAATAGTTAGATTGCCATACGACATCATTGCCAAGTACAAAATTTTGAATGAGAAGTGCGACGAAATCTTGAAAAAAATAAAACAGAAAAAACTAAGCCCTCAATAATTTAGGGATATCATGACAAATGATAAAAAAGTTAAGTCGGAGAGTGAGACAGCATTCACTTCTTCAGATCTGAAGTACATTCTAGAGGTAAATGAAAAAGCAATAGAGATCTATGTTGAGGTTGAGAAACAGAACGATCAAATACTAAATACTCTAGAATACTTTAAGGAGGCTGCTGCTAAATTTGAGGAAGATCTGAAAATAACAAAAGCTTCAGATGCCAAAGTAGAGGAGCTTCTGGTAGACGATAACGCTCATGATCATGGAGTTATTATCGAACTGCTCAAAGATCTATCATCCGATATCAGCGATCTTAAAAAAGAGATGGGCGAACTAAAGTCTAGCGGCTCAAAACTAAAAGATTCAACTGATGCAATAACTAAACAGCTTGACACAGAAGTTAAAGCCAAGATATCAGAAATAGAAAAAAATCTATTTAGATTAGTTATTATTCTAGGGAGTGCTGGTGTTGGGACAATATTTACAATATTGCAAACATTCTTACATAAATAACTTATTTATGTGGGATCACATTTGTGGCTTTAGGTTGTCCACGTTTATTAAGACCTACTTCATATGATACCTTTTGATCTTTTTGGAGTGTCTTAAATCCTTCAGAATTTATATCTGAAAAATGTACAAACAAATCTGGTTCGTTGTTTTCTTGACCAATGAAACCATACCCTTTTTTGACATCGAACCAAATTATAATACCATTCTTAACTTCATTCATAACATATCCTACTTTTTATTTCTTAATGTCTTCATAAAATCTTCTGGCATTTTGTTGTTCTTTGTCAAGTTACATCTTGCACAGGAAGGCCGAACATTTTCAAGCGTATGTTCACCGCCTTTTGATAGCGGAACATAGTGATCTATATGCTCAAATATTCCGCTACAATATACACATTTGTCGCCATATTTTTCAATAATATTATCAAATGTAAAATTCTCCACCATAACCGTTTTCTTTGATGCTATTCGCTTATTTGCATATAATCTATATTGATCTTTATGTTCATCTTTATAAGAATAAATTCTTTTCTTAACTTTATCAGAATTTTTCTGATACCAATCACTTTTTCTTTTTATGTCAGCTTCTTTATTATTTCCTATATAAATCTTATGCTTAGCAGCAAGATCTTCTTTATTATCTTCTCTATATTCTTTCATATATTCTTTTTGTTTCTCTTTATAGTCTTGCTGCTGCCTATAGTTTTCTAAATATACCTTTGTACATTTTCTGCACTCAGTAGATAATCCATCGGCCTTCGACTTATTTTTATTAAAGTCATCTGTAAAATCTTTGCACTTACAACAATGTTTCATTGCTTTCCGAGTTTAAGCGAAGTTTCTTCCGTTGTAACAGCCGATACATCCCTTTTATAAGGATCTTCCTTAATTACTTTCCCACTCACTGTCAAACCGCCATCTCCACCAAAGAAATTGTGCACTTCAAGACAGCCCATAGTAGCTACAGCTTTTTTTTCTTCGTCTGTTTTACATCCTTTAAGGAGATCATCATATCTCTTAAAGATATTTAGAAGCTCAGCTTCGGCGCCATAGCCTCTAGCTAAACTCAATAGTCTTCTTCTGGATTCTTTCTCATTTATTGGTTTTCTAGCCATTGTAATCTCACACTTACTATATCAAGTTATTTAACATATTGAAATTATTTGAATTAACGAATTGCCCAAGCTTGAACTGAAACTGTTATTGGGGCAGTACTGCCAGTTTGCACTCTAAACCAAATTTTTGATATCACTCTATTATCAAATGCCATTCCTGCGCTCGGATTAGCAGAATTTAATTCTCCATGTACAGTCATACCATTAAATGAGTATTCAACAACACCAGTTCCTAAATTAAGTATCATAACCGACTGTGTAGAAAATGTTATACACAAATCAGCATCATTGTTAAAATACCCATCGGCTGTAATGGTGACTTTTTGAAAAAAATTCCAATCTCTGCCCCATGTTATAGGAGCTAGTGGATCTGTTGGGGATGCCATTATGTTCTCCTAAATTTATACATTATCTTGTTCCCCAAGCCTCAACCCTAACAACCGGGGTACCGCCCGTCTTTGCAAACCAAATCTTACAGACTGGTCTGTTCTCAAATGTAAGTGTGTTGGGGCCCAACAAACCTGCACTATCTAAAGTTCCATGAATAGTATTCCCATTGAAAGAATATTGTACAGAACCACCCCCACTAGTTGGTAACCAAAATATAATAGTTTGAGTTGGAAACGTGATAACAACATCACAATTAGTAGCGAAAGAACCAGGAGTGGAAGAGCCTGGTGTTATATTACCAAAATAATTAAAATCTAGGCCCCAAGTAATGGGCCCAAGAGGATTTGATGGTGTCGACATATGTACCCTTAAATATATGTGTAATTATTATCCTTCTGATAGAATGCTTTTTACATCCTCATATCCGTCATTAATCATAGCTTTTATCTTAACTGGATCAAAATCAAATACATTACTTACCAAATTATAGTGTGGTCTTATTATACGAAGTTTAACAACTTTTTTGTCGGTTGAACCAACTTCAGCTAGTTTGTTATACATAGTAGCTAATTCGATATCATTTGACAAAATCTTATCTGTTGCCACATCAAAAGCCCTCATAACAATATCTATTATATTTGGGTCAGCTATAAACTTTTTATCTCTGATGTTGGGAGAAGTTGTAATAACATCTATCTCATCAGCTCCCATCTCAATAGCTAACTTAATGGGACTAATAGTTTTCATCCCACCATCTATATATAAATCATTACCAATTTTAATTGGAGTAAGGGCGGAAGGAAAAGCAGATGATGCTAAAATAGCATCGATAAAATCATCATCATCTTGATCGAATACCACATATTTTCCTGTGTGAAGGTTTAATGCACCTATCGCTATTTTTTTGCCTGACTCTCGTATTTTTTCGAGACTTATATTCTTTCGAATTAAATTTTGTAGTGGGGAACTATCATAGAAAGATTTTTTCCACGCTACAGCTGTTCTCCCCCAAAACATCCATGGTTTGTATATTTTAGAGCTATCAAGTTTAAGCCACCAATTTTTCATCAGTTCAGCTGCTTGCTTTTCTTCGCCTTGCTTAAACATAGCTAGAAAAGATGTATTTATTGCTCCTACAGAAGTACCAGCCATAATATCGTAATGAAGCTCAAGATCACCAAGCAAATGCTGAATGACACCCGCACACCACGCCCCTTTTACAGCTCCCCCACTGTGTACGAGAGCACGTTTCATATATGTCTCCAAATTTTTCTAAGAACAATTCTACGAATTGTTTCAGCATCTACACCATATTCTCTTCCAAGTTTCACGCATCCATACTTACACGGCACATATTTTTTGCGAATTTCAATAACTTGTTTTTCAGTCAATTTGGAGCTTTTAACATTTTCTCCTTTTGGTAAAGCTTGTTGAATTTTTTGTTTATGTTCTTCTGAAAACACTCGTCCCGAAAATTTTTTAGAAAGATTATCTTTTTCTTTTTGCGTTAATTTTCTTCCTTTAGTATATTTATTTCCTTTATGAATACCTGATAAGAACCCTGGATTATCCTTATGCCTTTGTTTCATTTGATCGGAATGAAGTTTTAGCAGCTCTGGTTTATTTTGGGCAATACTCATTTTCTGTCTTGATCGTTCTGTGGGCTGCACTCCTCCCTCACCACCAAGATTACAATTATATCCATATTTTTTCAAATTAGAACACAATAATAAAATCCATTTAGTTTCTGCTAAATAAGATTCTATTTCATCATCTAATTCATCAATTATATTAAATTTGAAATTATCAATACCATATTTTTTAATAGCTGCATGTATGATAGCAAAATCAGTTCTATACTTTTTCTTACCGCCCATAGCTATTTTTTTGTGATCACTCCATCTAGTGCTTGGGCTAACGCTTTTACCAACATAAACTTTATTATAAGTTAAATTGGTAATCAAATAAATAAAATATTTGCTAGCCATACTACCTTATACCTATATCAAATTGGCGCTGAGTTAAACAGATTTATGGCATCATGTGCTGTTAGGCCATAACTTTAGATATAACTGTAAGATATATTAGAAGCCAGCGTTTATACCAGAGCTTGCACCACGAATTACGCCGTAACGTTGGAGTAGGTATGTTTCAACTTGGAATACATCTGCTAAACCGTTTGTTATGCCGGTACCGTTGACTGGCCCTTTGTATACTGCAACTGGGCCAAGAGAAGACGTTAGATATGTTCCGACAGATCCGTTGCTGTTTATAGCGCCAACAGTGAATGTATTAAAAGTTTCAGCGGCACCTGTAACAGTTGCCGTTGCTACTTGAGCACTATCAATTCTAATAACTAAATTGTTATTTGCTCTAGCTGCTGTAACTACGTGTACTCCATTTGTAACTGAATGAGAAGCCGTAAAGGTACTGCCGTTAGATTCAACTAATGATAATGTTCCACCCGATACAGACAATGTTAGTTTTGGAGTTGCACTGCCGGTTGCACCGAAACCAAAGATGGTTCCAGTATTGCCAGTTGCAAAATTTACAACTGCAACTGCAGTTACGTTAGCCTCGCTGTTTGCAAACGAAGCAATTGAATTGTAAGCCATATACTGGGTACTTGCTGCTAAGAAGCTTAATCCAGGTTGTCCACACGGGAGCGAACTCTTTGAACCCGGATTGTTCATCCACGAATAAGTTCCTTGGATTAAATTTCCTGACCATATGGGTTGGTTAGCTCCGTTGCTCTGAATAATCGCGGTATCATTTGCGCGGTTTAGAACTGACTGAACTTTAAGGGTTGGGCGTGAAAATTGATTCAGTAAAATGTTTCTACGGGACGGATCCATTAAGAACACACAAGCCGCAGAAGTTGATGGTAACAATAAACGATCGTCCATAGTGGAGACTCCTATTAAGAATACTTCTTACGTATATGGGAGTTTATTGCTATTTTATGGATAAATTGTTATACTTTGCCAGGAACTCCTGGTATAGCTTATATTTTCTATCGAGATAGATGGTTGCATCTTTATATAGCCAGCCCAGGAAGGTTTTAGCTTGTTTTCCGCCGCTTACACATATTCTTGTTAGATCCTTCTTATGTTCGCTGTATATTCCTACACCTAATGTTTTTATTAGAATATTAGCAGTTATGGCGGAAAACTGTGTAGTAGATATTATTCGTACTAATGGAGATCTGCCCTTCTTTCTTGGGAGATGCAATCCTCCATCACCATCGTAATATCCTCTAATAAAATGTCTTTGCAGTTCTGGATCGATAAGCCATTCTGGGAATGTTAATGTTAAACTCTTTTTGGGGCCACAACCTAATTTTGCTAATTGATTACAGACATATTTTGAATTTATATTCAAATTACAGTGAATAAATTTTTTATCTTTTCTTATTCTTTCATATGTATTCACCCTGTCCCGCGAATTTTCCACATATATTCTTTCTGATATTTTATACAGAATATCTATATCTTTTGCATTAAGATGAATTCCAACAAAGTTGGATTTTTGAACATTGCCACCATCAGCATATAAAAATCCTAAAATATAAGCCTTTTCTTGTGTATCTATGCTATCAAAGTAATTTTCATTAATGGCATACTTTCTGTGGCATTCTTCTGCGGTTCGAGACCGGATATTATTTTTCTTTAAGTAATTAAAGATGGAAACAGGATCAATAGAAAATTGCTTTCCAATAGCTTTCATGGAAAGTCCATCTTGATAAAGTTTAGAAATAACTTGTTCGTCGCTTGGCGAGATTTTCCTCTGTATTGGGCGGGCGGATAGTCCTGCCTTCTTAAGAAGTTTTAACACTGTATTGGGATGAATATTAAATTGTTTTGCTACCGTATCTGATCCTTGGCCAGATTGATAAAGCTGAATAATTTTGTTCTTTGTTTCGCTGTCTAATAGTTTTCTCATAGTCTGGTTCTCCGATTGAGTGGGTCTCAATACAGTATATATCAGAAATTGAAAAAGTCAATATTAAATAAAAAAGGGCTGGTTGAAATCAACCAGCCCTTTAAGCTAACTACTGTAATTTACAGTGGATTTATTACGCTCCGATTATTACGGATTTATTTCCTTTTGCAACACCACGTGGATTAACTATCCCAATTCCAATTATTTCATTTATTACCCATCCGAGCTTCAATTGCTTTGGCTCATCTGCTGGTAGCACTTCAATATCCTGACGAATTGGCATAACCCCGACAAACTCTGGATCGCTCGCGCCATATACGGTTCCAGGAGGAACGATCTTGCTTACGAGGATATCAGCTCCCCAGATGTGAGCGTATAGACCGGTCTGTAGAATTTCACGTTGGGTTACTGGATCGATTTCACCACCGCCTACGCCCTGGCCTCCGCCTGATGCCCACTTAAGGATATCATTGAACTCGTTGATATTCATGAAGAACTTGGTTGTAACTAAGTCCCAGCGATCAATCTGTACTTTGATTTCTGCTAAGTCTCTCTTTAGAAGACCGGCATCTGCGATATCCATTACTGTGTTTTCGATAGATGATGCAGCATCAAGAGCCGCGAAGACGTTTGCATCTTCTTGGGCCATGATTTCTTGACGAGCCTTCTGAACGGCACGGTCAATGACGTTGAATCTGCGGCGCTTAACTTCTGCGATACGAACGGTTGGGTTCGAGAAAACTTCGAACTCTGGAACTACAACGCGGTCACCGAATACACGTGATTCTGGACCGGTACCATTGCTTGAAATAACAACGGCTGCAACATCGATATCTCTATCGTATGTTGGTAATGCACCTTGTGGTAGAGGATCTACAACGAGGGCTCTACGGGCAATTCCATGATAATCCAAGTTTCTACGGATTGGGTTTGCCATTGCTTGAGCAAGAGCGACTTTACCTTCCTGCGTCATAATAGCACGGCTTATAAGCTCATCCCTTTTACTATCAGAGATATTGGGAGAGGTTAGGCCCATATTCGATGGGGTATTTTCTTCTAGAAGAGCTGCGAACTTCGTAATTGAAGCGAGAGCGTCTTTTACGCTCGAGGCGTTAACTTCGCCTTGTGAGTTAAACATTAGATTAGACATTGGAATATTCTCCGGTTATTGAATTTGTTTGCCAGTTTCCCAGCACATGCATAAAGCATGTTTTATAAGAGAATGATTACTTATTACCATAATAAAGCAAAAAATTGAAAATAAATAAACTACTGCCATACACTTGACATATGACAGCCATCGTGTTATATATTATGGTATGAGAAAAGAAAACTTAGTCGGACGCAAATTTGGGCGCTTACTGGTTGTGGAAGAGGTACAGCCAAAACCAGGAAAACCAAAACGTCCACAATGGAAATGCAAGTGTGAGTGCGGCAATACAATTATTGTTCATAGGGGCTGCGATCTGAAATCGGGTAATACAACTTCATGTGGATGCTTGAAGAGCGAGGTGCTTTCTGAGTTAGCATCGAAAAGAAATTTTGATAGCAGGAAATACGATCCTAGAATGGCAACAGCAAGAATAGTTTATAGAGAAGACTATTTGGATGGGGATTTAACTTTCGAACAATTTTATGAACTGTCTCAACAAAATTGTTTTTATTGTGGAAATCAACCATCTAATAAAAGAGCTGGCCGAGGAAAAAGAAGTTCAGAATTCTATAATACTAACTGTGAATTTATATTCAATGGATTAGACAGAATAAATAATTCTGAACTACATAATTATTCTAATGTTGTGGCTTGTTGTAAATGGTGTAACTATTCGAAACGAGAAAGAACGGTTGAGGAATTTACGAGATGGGTAGAAAATTTATATACAAATTTACAAAAGAAAAAGGATGGCTGAAGACAGCCATCCTTGATCTTAAATCATATAGTTTGTAACTATATGATTTTATTAGACTCCAGAACCTCCGGCGCCTCCGAACCATATAACGGCCATATACTGAGTAATTGGCTGTAAGCTGGAGACATCACCAGATGGACTATTGAGTGCTGCCACCAAGTAGTTTGGAGTGGTTACCAAGCTGCCATTGGTTGTAAATTCAGCGAGACGAGCAACTGTTGGGGCGGTTCCACCACCTTCAGTTGTTGGGTTTCCAGTTCCAGCTGGGGTCAAAAGACCAGCAGTGGTGAAGCTAAGGGCATAACCAACTGTGAGGGTTGCGTTGCTTGGAACAAGACCGTTAGAAGCTTGATCAACTGCATCAAGTGTTACGCCGTAAAGACCTGGCTTGTCCCAGAGGGTTGTCTTGCCAGAACCTAACGAGGTGTGAGGTCCGAGAACTACACCGTTTGTAGCTTGCTGACCAACGGTCGCGCCTACAATCTCGCCGAATAGTGTTCCGTAGTGGAGTGTACCATCATCGGTTAGGAAGAGTGGGCGTTGAGCAACTTGTGTTGCTGGAACGACTGCTGGGCGTAACTTAGAAGTTGTACCAACGTAACCATCTTGGTTAACATCGGCTGAAGCTTCATCAGAACCTTGCCAGGTTGTGCTGCCCCAAGTTGCAACTTCACCGCCGTTAAAGGTAGTAACATATCCGTCTAAACAATCAAATTGCCCGAGAGGTGAACAACCGGGTTGGAGGAGAACAAGCGCCATTTTAATATCCTATATCTAAATTGCTAATTAATAAGCAACTGTCTTTCATCTATGTCTTAACAATATCTAAGTAGATACATAACTATTGCTATTAACTGTCGAAAAATTTACCGAAATGTGGCTTTATTTTTACTTCCGTTGATATATATATCTTTGTATGAGAAAAGAAAACCTTGTGGGAAAACGGTTTGGTCGACTCTTAGTTGTAGAAGAGCAACCATCACAAAACAAAAAACAAAAACGGCCAAGCTGGAAATGTCTTTGTAATTGTGGTGAAATAACTATTGTTGATAGAGGGTGTAAATTAAAAAATGGTAATACAAAATCTTGTGGATGCTTAAAGTCTGAAAAATCATCTCAACATTTAACTAACGTTGGATTTTCTAGAAGAAAATACGAACCAATTGTAGCTGCCGCAAGAACAGCATATTTAGCAAAATATAATGACGGTACATTGACATTTGATGAATTCTATAAGCTTTCCCAATTGAATTGTTTTTACTGTGGGAGAAAACCTTCTAATAAATGGAGTAATAGAACAAACTATGATGAAGTAAGAAAAATGTTCATCTACAATGGTCTCGATAGGGTCAATAATGATTTGCCTCACAATTCAGATAACTGCGTACCATCCTGTAAAGAATGTAATTTCTCAAAGAGAAATATGGGCACCGAGCAGTTTTATGCTATGGTAGTTAATATAAACAGCAAAAATCATAGTGAAATTCCTAACTATGAAAAACTCTATCTGGCAAACAATCATGATCTCCCGCAATTTAAGAGAATCAAGGGCACATTAAAACAAGCTTACAAAGATATAGATATCGATTTTGCACTATTTTCTTTTATCCTAACACAACCCTGTTTTTATTGTGGTATAAGTAATTCAAACCAAACAAAATGCAAAAATGGCGATATCATCCTCCGTAATGGAATTGATAGGCTGGATCAAACAAAACCACATACACTAGATAATATCGTATCTTGTTGCAAATTTTGTAATTGGTCAAAGGCTAATCGTTCAATGGCAGAATTTATTTCTTGGGCAAAACGAGTATATTTTACTTGCCCGGCCATTCAAAAAAATTAATCCGTTTGTTGCATCAAAAATTGGAAAAATTCCTTATCCTGATCGGATGCGCCACGCCCTAAAGATTTTGCTATTTCTGATAAATCCATGTTATTGAATGCTGGTTCTTCATTAACATATGGATGTTCACCAAATGACTTTTCATTACTTGCTGGCACGACTTCTGGCGTTCGATCAGTTGTTAAACCAATACTTTGTTCAATATTTGACATAGCATCTTCTATGCTATTTTCATTTAACCAGCTAGGCCAGTTGGCTTTTTTTGATGTTAGAACTTCAATACAGTCATCAGCAAGAGCGCGAAGGTCATCAACATTCTGATTGTCCATATCATTAGCAATTCTAACTAGTTGAAGCATTAAATCTTTGCGGGCATATTTTGGACCCTGAGTTACGTTCTTTCCTGTTGTAGACCTTGTAGCGATATTTAAGTCGATGTTCTGTCTTTCTATTTCGTTCTCTACTAGTCCGTTTAGTTTATCGTAGGATGGTGCAATAACAACGGCCTTTGGGTGCGCGGCCTCCATTATATTATGCTTATATTTAATTGGGCTATCTGGTTTTACACCATAGAGCGCTTCTATTGTGGAAATATCATCTGAACCTACTCTTGGATAAGTATCATTCTTATATTTCTTAAGTTCTGAGGATTCTTCGGAAAGTTTTATTAATCCTTTTTCCGATGCAATCTTTGCGTATTCATCAAAAATATTACTGTGAGCCATAAATCACCCTATATTACATGTGGTATTATTACAATTTATTTATAATCAATCTCATCTGCCTGTGCTGGTTGCCCCGGTCGTTGACCTACGGAACCATGTTCCTGCAAAAAACCACTTACAATTTGATTAACAATATCTATTTTTCTTTGGAAAGGTCGTGGCACAGAAAATATTCCCATACCTTGTGCTAATCTGTTTCTAGATAAAAATCTATTAAGTACTGTTCTAAAACTACTAGAATTATAAATATCAGATTGATATGAATTTAATTGTGGATATGCATTAACTATCCATGATAAAACTAATTCTGGTACGGAATTTATTTCCCCATGTTCTAACCAAGAAGAGCGCATATCATTTTGATGCCACTCCATTAAGTCAGGTGAAACTGATCCTGACATAGGAATGGAAATCATTCCTCCGCTTGGTGCGGAAGGTTCATCTTCAGTCCCAACAACTCCAGAAGAACTTTCTCCTGGTTGACCTACTGGTTTAGTGCCCAATAACGTCGCTGCAGCACCGCCAGCAGCAGTAAGACCAAGACTAATTAGAGCTGTTTTGATAAGCCACTTTAAGACCCTCATAAAGAATCCAAATAACTTTGAAGTTAATGATGCATTTTTTATTATCTTTTTATCTTTTTGATATTTTCTAGCTACAGCTTTTAATTCTATTACATCCTTCAAACTATTTTTTTGGGAGCGAGCCGTGATACTTTGATATTTTTTCTTCAAGCTTTCAAGCATTCCTTGATCCGGATTATCTTTGAAGTACTCTTGCCCTGCAGCATCAACGGCAGCATTCGTTTTTTCAGTCAAAGCTTCTTCAGTTGGTTTTTGTCCGCTTGAAAATATGACTGATAAGAATTCTTTGAGGTTGTTTATGACGGAGCGCCAAAATCCCGGCCAATCGAATCCTAGAGCGGCAGCAACTTCATAAAGAACTCCAAGCATTGGGGACACTTTCCACACTAATCCTGGCCCTAGGAAAGATACCGCACCAGCTACTGGGTCATTTTTGAAATTCTGAAACTCTGATAGAACATACTCTTTTATTGTTTGCGCCATTGAAGATACAAGGCTATTTTGAGCGAGCTTAGTCATACTACTATCACGTAGGAAAGCCTCCATGAGCATTGAATCTGCTAGATATTCTATGTCTGAATAAGTCATTAACGTCCTGCTGGTTTTATTGCCTGTACTTGGTTTTCAATAAGTTGAACAGCCTGGCCCAAATCAAGTTGCAATTTATTTGCTTCATCTATTTGCTGCTGTATCATCTCTTTGAAATCAGGAATTCGTGTAGCAAATGCTGTAGACAATAACATTTGTAGAAGATATCTTGTTATTTGCACGGTACGCTGCATTATCTGTGCTACGCTGATTTGATTTTGCAGAGAATATGATTGCTGCACACTTCCTGGCGTTCCAAATTGTCCTTTGAAATCATGCACAGCTTCAATGGGGCTACTATCGATTGCGTATTGAATACCGCGAGAAGATCTAAGTAAAGGTGCGTTAGCTGTAGCTGCGTCGAATTGTGATTCTAGATTTCTAATCTCTTGTTCAAAGGGGGCTATATTGTTTATAAGTCTAAAGTCTAGCCCAATTTGGGCAGCATGTTCTAACGCTGCCTTGTTAAATAAGCTAACAAAATAATCTATATCAGTGAAGTTAACTCTTCCATTACCCCAGAAAGGAAGCCAATTATAAAGACTTGGTATTCCGATATCACTTAGTGATGCATCGCCAGTAGCTTGTTGACCTGGACCCTGGGCAACACCTTGGCCTTGACTTTTATCTGATATTTGAACGGCATTCATACTAGGGCTACCGACTTGTCCGGGAGCTGGTTGTGCTGCACCTGGAACAGCAGGAGCTGCTGGAGTCTGAGCGGAAGGATCTAGCTTAGCTTTATTCTCTTTGAAGGTATCAGGCTTGATATCAAGCTCTTTGAGAGATGTAACTTCGTCTATAAGTTTATGAATTAATTCTTTGAGATAAAGATTATCGGTTGCTGCTGCGCTATTTGCCATTGTCTTAAGCACATCAATTAATCCTTCTTTGTGAACTAAGAATGGGCCAACCTGGCTGTTATACAAAACATATCCTGCTGGTATCTTTTGTTCCTGACCACCGCCTGGCACAACTAATGGAAGTTGCCCTCCGCCTTGTACATTGTATTGGAAATTGTTCTTTGGAGTACCAGCGCCAGGAATTGGTCCCGCATCGCCACCAGTGCTTTCCGCACCTAAATATCTTATAAAGGCATCAAGACTATATAGATCAGAAACACCTGGTTGATTTTCTGGCTTCACACTACCAGCCAAAGAAACGGAGCTTCCGGCCGTAAGTCTATCACTAGGAAAGTTATTAACCATATCCAGCGCTAGCTGTGCATTAGATGTACTTGCATCTTGATTTGCAGCATCCCACCATTGCTGTTGAGCTGGAGCAGCTTGCGCAGTCTTATTGAAAAGACCACTAAGCTCTTTAATAAAATCTTCGTTTTCGAAAATAGATGGTAGTCTTGGCATATTAAATCTGCTTCCCTGCGCTTTGTACAGCTTGAGTTAATTGTTTTTTTAGTTCTACAAGATAGGCTGGAACATCCATTCGTCCGTCTTTTGTTGCTTTGATCCAGGCTGCGAAACTTTCAGGGCTTTGAATATCTTTGAATGATAGGCCGCTAAAAGTTTTATTTAGACCTGGGATGAGAGTATTACTTGCCATCAGCTGATCGGCTTGTTTTTGTTGTTCTGCGCTTAATCCCTTCGGGCCGAACACATCAAACTTCTTATCTTTTGTAGTATATTCTCCGTATTTACTGTTAGCATTGAGCATTAGACGTACGAATTCACCAGAGGCATCTTTAATTTTTTCTACGAGACTGGCAATTTGCTGTGCAACTTGTGGTGTTTTTCTAGAATGAATTAACTTTGAAAGCTTCTCCAGATCATTGTTAGTTAGAGAAAGTTTTTCTCCCAGCCTTTTTGTAATTGAAACCATTGAGAAGCCAATCGACCAAGCTGCCTTGATTGCATTGTCGGTGTAGGCTCCCCACTGACCATCAGGTCTTTGCACTTGTTCTTTTGTTGAATGACGACCAACAGTTTTAAGCATGTCCAAATATTCTATAAAACTAGAATGCGGTTTTTGTTGTCCGGGATCAGCATAATATTTTGCATCATCCATATTTAGATCGAATTGCTTTGCATTAATTTTAGCTTTGTCGATGTATCGATTAAGCAAAAGTTTTAGAAATGAGGATGGGCCCTGTCTAAATTGTTGACTATACTCATCGGGTTCTTGCTTGTCATCACCAAACCATTCTTTTACGATAGAGCTTGATAATGTATCATAAAGTTCAATTAGGCTGCTCTGCATTTTTACAACAGCAGAGCCGGAGGCTACATCACTTGACGCGCTTGGGACGACAGAAACTCCAGTTGACGGAGCTTGAGAAGGTGTAATATCCCTATGATAGGCAGCAGGAGAATTTACTGGGGCTGTAGATGGTAAGCCTGGTAAATTATATTTCGAAGGATCGGACATAATTATCCTTTAGGTAATGAGCTTAATACAGATGAAATTTCTTTGCTACGAGCTTCTAAATCTTGCCCGGCATTTACTTCTTGAGTTGTATCTTGTATCCATTTATTATACTGTTGTTTTTGTGCATCAGTTAATTTTTTAGAAGAAGCTACAGCATTTTGAATTTGTTTTATCAATGCAAGCAATTGGGCAGCTTGATTTGGTTTTACTTCATTCTGTTGTTCCACCGGTAAATCCGGAACGTCAACAGAATCCAAAGGCTTTAAAGCATCTGTTTGTTTCATTGTTCTTCCAACATATGTCTCTATAGCATTTTTTATACTTGGCAAAATATCTTTAACCTGATCAATCATTGGCATTACAAGTTTCTGAATTTTTTCATCTAACCCACCAAATGGCGTAACTCCAGAGTATCCTTTAAGTACCGGAGTTAGTCCTGCAACCATTTGCATTAATTTTTCGATGTCGGGAATATTTAGATTAGGAGTATCAGCTCCACCAGAAGTAAGACTATCAATTAATGAAAAGCAAGAAGAGATCATTGGCTGATATGTTTTTCCGGTACCAACAAACCACAGATCGCCCTGCTTAGTTACAACATCATCTATAGATTTGAGCTTTCTTTTAACTGAACCTAATGATTTTAGAATGCTGTCTTTTAATTTAGCTTGAACATTTGTTAAGTCTTGACCAAGAGCTACTTTACATTGTTCTAAGTATGAGGCCAATTTTCCTGTGGGCTTTTTTCGAACAACATCAACAATTTTGTTATGTCTGCTTACAATGGTTTCAACATCGCCAAGCTCACCATCGGCCATGTTGGTGTCGCCTTCTGGATGAGCACGTTCGATTAAATCCTCGCCATCTTCCTCGTGAACTTTATAAAGGTGAACCTCAGCTTGTTTGAACGCAACAAACTTATCTTCTAGACTACGAGCAAGCTTATCAAAACCTTTTGTTCTTAAACCGCTGCACAATGTTAAAATATTTCCGTCGAGACTTGAGTCCCCTGATGCATTCAAGTTTAATAAACTTTTAACATCAATTTCTTGAGTTTGCGTGTCCTCAAGATCATTCATTGTTTCTAAATGCTTAATATCTTTTATATTGTAAACCATTACGCTCTCCAGATGGTATTTCTACAATACTATACAGAATTAATAGTATTAGATGGCCCTTTTAGCTTCTTTTCTAATTCGTAAAATAACAGGCTCGCTTACACCAAAATCTTTACCAATAACAGCAGCGGCCCGTTTGTCAGATAAAATCTCGTTAATTTCTTCAGGTGTGAATTGTTTTTTATTGTGGGCTTTTCTGGGACGAAGTTCTAGAGTTCCAGTTGTTTTGAGGCGCAATGCATGTTTATCACAATATCTAATACCATCAATAGTAGTAGAAGATCGTCTTTTTATCTCACCACAACCAGTCACGCCACATATCATTTCGCCTTTATTTGTTCTTATTGTCGCGGCGCGTTTTTCAACCAATTCTTTTGGCTGTGACTTGCCAATGTGGGCGTCAGACATTCGTTTACGAACTTCAGGAGTATATATCTTTTCTTTATCTAAAGCTTTGAGGCTAGCACTTAATTTAGCTTTTTGTTCATCGGTTCGTTTTGAGCCTAGTCCTGGCGGGCCTTTGGTTGCTATTTGCTTTAATGTAGCTTCACGAAGTTTTTGTCTAGTTTCTTCGGAGTGACCTTTTGTACCACCACCAGGTTTGATATTGTATCCAAATTCTTTACTTTGACTATTAAATTGATTAATTATTTGAGCTTCTGCTTCATCGGCATCCAATTGAATTTTTGCGCAGGCAATTACTTCATAGTTAAAGTTATCAATACCATATGTTGCCATAGCACGATGAATATATTGCCCTGTTCTTTCAGGATTTTTTGCATATGAACGATGCGCTTGCCATCTTCGCTCTACATGAATTGTTTGTCCAATATAAACTTTATTGTTGATCGTATCTGTTATTTTGTATATAAAATGCATAGCTACCTCTGAATAGCTATATATCAAGTAAAATCAAAATGTTCGGCCTATAACCACACGCACTCGATAAACCCGAGTATCGGCGACGGTGGCGCACTAACTAATGCAACTGCCGGGTAATTCGGCGCAGGTTGACGAGTTGTAAGCATACCAATTTCACTAACGAAAAGGTTAGCATTTAATGGATAAATTTGGTTTGTTTCGAATTGATCTGTCTGGAAAATCATTCTCTGAAACCAAACCGTAACTCTATTATTACCTAGAGTACTATCATCTCCAATGATATTTGGAATTTGATAAGTATATCTTACATTCGTTTTAATAGCATTTGGTGAACCAGTGCCAAGTAAATCGTAGTTAAGCGGGGTACCAGCTGGAAAGATCACGACGCCATTTCTTGGGATGAGCTGCACATCTACTGGTATAGACACGAAACTTGCAGGTAGTACATTTGGATTATTGAGTTCTACTTTTATATCTATTGGAGTAACAAGTTGACCATTATTTAGAACACCAGCGGCAGGAACAACGAGTGTTTCATCCCATGATGTTGATGTAAATGCTCTTGTTTTAATATCGTCAATTATACCAATTGGTGCAGCTCCGTTAGAAACAGTTGCTAGCACCTGGTTACCAATAACTGTGAGTTGAGCAATTTGCCCCGGCTGAAATTCAGCGCTTGGATCAACCGCCCACGAAAATGGAAGGCTATTGCCCGCCTGCACGATCCTAAGGATGTGATTTCATTGAGTTTTTCTCCCAATGCCTCTTCAATTGTAAACAAAACATATGCGCTCCTGCTTATGAACTATAAGAAATGCAGTTCATCATTGACTTATATAACAAAGGAAAGCAGCAATGAGAAAGTGCAAATGAATTTAATTATGCACAAACTAGTATATAATGCCGCTATATATTTGGCTTTCTTAAGAAGAAGAAGAAGAAATTAATATCGTCTATGTGAAGGGAATAAATCTGCTTCATCAGCTTCTAAATGATACCCTTTTTCTGGATTACGGTGAACATGATATCCGGAATCTTTTGATGTATCAAAATCAAAATTGAAATCATCACCAAATGCAGAATCATCACCAGCGTCATACTTGCCAAATCTTTCTGATTCGAGGGCACGCTTCATTGCTTCTTCTGCTTTTCTGAACTCATTACGTTCGGTATGTTTTCTAGCCATGTGATGCCAGTATTCTGGGCTTTCGTGCCCGGGGCCACGATCAGTTATACCAAGCTTCATATCATTTACATCACCGTTGTCTGCATCCATGCAATCCATGCACATACAGCCGTTTCCGTGATGGTGTGGACGATAACTTGAATCATCTGCATCCATACACATACTACACATACAATCATCGCCATGACGAAGATAATTCATATCATCTGAATCCATGCATGATGAGCACATGCAATCATCACCATGATTGACAAAATTGTCATCTTCTGCATAGCTTTCATCTTCGGCGCCATCATCAGCATTAAATACCCAGCCCTTGTGCTCTAGGTTGTCAAGCATTTTGTCGCTCGTTAACCCTTCGGTGGCCGAATCCTTTTCTTTTGAATTACGTTTTGATTTTACTGGCTGTTTCTTGCTCTTCTTTGATTTTACTGGTGGCTTGCTTTTCTTTCCCTTTTTGCCTTTTTTAGCAGCTAATGATTCAAGCAATTGGGTTGCAGCTTCTGCGTGTTTGCGAAGACCAGCGTTGTCGAAAATTTCAGCGGCAGCATTAAGGTGCTCCATTGCTTGCGCTAGCTTGCTCAAACCTTTTGTTTGGGTATCAACAGCATTAGTTACAAGCGCTCTCTCCATACTCTCCGCTATTTCAAATGAAGCATCTTTTTTATTGAACATTAGTGATCCTTAAGAATTTGAGCATCTATAACATAGATAAAAACTAGCACTAGAAAGTAGTATGGCTTCCATGCCTTGATCTATTTCTAGTGCTGAACTTTTTTACCATGTAGATCTCGCTATTTAATTAAGCTGATACTACACGATATCGCTTATTTGCCGGTAGACTGTTGCCTTCTTGTAGTCTTTGAACTATCTGAGTAACGGTTGGTACCATTTCCGGCGGGTGAACTTTGATTGTATCCAACTGTACTTCAACGCGGGTTCCCTTAGCCCTTGGTGGTAATGCACCCATAATTACTTCGGCTTCACGCTTCGGGGCACTAATTGGGGAAAAGTCTTGAGGTTTTGGTTGCATAGCTGGAGCTTGCTGGGCGCGCTTGTCAAATTGAACTTGAAGAGAGCTTTTCTTTGAAGACTTGCCTTTGTTCTTCTTGCCCTTTTGCATTTTGCGCATCTTTTCCATACGTTCTTTCATAGTCATCTTTTTCTTAGATGCTTTGTCGGATTTGGATTTGGAAGCCTTTTCATCCTTTTTTGAAGACTTGGATTTTGATTTTTCTTTTGCTTCAGCAACAAGTCTTTCAGCAAGAACAATACTTAATGCTGCAAGTTTTTCGAATCCGGCGCCTTCAAGTTCTTCTGAAACTTTGAGTAAGCTATTTACGATTTGAGCAGAAGATTTCTCAGTCTTGTGACAAGAGCAATCTTTTGGACAATCACAGTGTTTTTCATGACCATGTTTATCTGTGCACTCGCATTTAGAAGCTGCTGTTTTTGTTAGAAGCTCTTCCTCAATTTCACTTGTGAGTTTTCCTTCGTCTGCAACTCTGGTAAACGCAAGCTTTTCGAGGACTGAAGATGAGGAGAACATTTGCTTACTCTCCTCGCTGTTCAAAACTTTATCCATATCGGCAGCGATACTGTTTGATAAATCTACTCTTGTCATTTTAACATCCTTAGATTGTTTTAGTATTTCCTGCCAGAGAATGCTCTGTCAAGTTCTTCAGATAGGCTAAGATCTACAGCATTCTGAGAATATGCATCACCAGAGCCAATGAGACCAACTTGTGGTAGGGAAGCTTCTTTCTTGAAAGCGAGGGGAGCATGCTTTGCAACTACACGCTTCATGCTTTCGAAGGCTTCGTCATTCCACTTCATGATTTCATCAACCTGAGCTGTGACAGAGCTGCGGTCATCGGTGAGTAATCCACGACGTACCATGTCATTGGCTAATTCATATGCTCTTCCAAGCTTAACTTTGTAGCTTGTAAGTTCTTCGGCAGCCTTTGCTTTAAAGGTTTCAGTGGTCAGAAGCTTTCCGAATTCGGAGCCTTCTTTACCAGCTTCACCGAAGAATTGTCTCCAGTACTTAACAACTTCCGAATCAAGACCTTGTGATACCAAGGTGTCGAGTTGTTCGACCTTTACCTTGCCTTCAGCAATGTATTGGTTAAGTCTCTCAGCTTCCTTGCGTACTTTTGGTTGTGATCTAGCAACTTCAAGATCAGCCCTTTGTTGTTCTGGGAGGGTTTCGATATATCCGAGATCGCCTGTTGGCTTGGTATCAAGATCGGTCTGACCGTCTGCTAGTCCGTTAGCTTCATCAAGCATGTCACTATGTGGCAAGCTTTCTGCGCTTTGGAGTTCGCTACTATCTTCCTTACCAGTGGCATCGCGAGCAAGCTTTGCACGATATGCTGCGCGACCTTCCTTGGTTGTAAGATCGAATGAGGCGGTCTTAGGACCTGATACTGCCTTTGTTCCTGGTGGCATTGGTTGTCCTTCTGGAACTTCTACCATTGTTCCATCATTTTGGTCATCAGCGGCCATACCAAATGGTGACATACCGTCATCATCTGCCATGTCCAAATCTGTGTCGAGATCGCCCTCGTCACCTTCACCAAGTTCGTCACCATCTTCGTCACCGAATAATGAATGGTCTTGGTCAAGATCGTCGCCCATATCCATGTGACCATGGAGGTTCTCGTCTAGAGCATTTAGCTCATCGTCTGCATCAGACTCATCGTCTGCATCAGACTCATCATCTGCTGCATCGGCGTCGTCATCTGCGTGAAGGTGGTCAAAGCTATCAGAATCGTAGCCAGAGTCAAGGTTGTTGACATCGTCTGCAAATGAAGCATCATCTTCATCGCTGGACTTGCTCTTCTTTGACTTCTTGCCCTCTTCTTCAGATTCCTTGCTCTTCTTCGACTTCTTGCCTTTGCGAGCATCATTCTCGTCTTCGGCAGCAAATGCTGTGAGAGCTGCTTCTTCAGCTTCTTCTGCACGCTTGAGCAATCCAGCAGTACCACGGACATACTTAACATATGCTCTCATAAGAGAGAATCCATCGGCAACTGCCTTCTTTGAATCGGTGAATGCATCCTCGATAACTGTATCGATATATTCTTGATTTGCGGCATCACCACCATCAACAACACTTGCAATCAAATCTAGTTCTTCAGCGTGTTCGCGAAGTTCTGCTACAGCCTTCTTCATTCCAGAGATAAGAGCTGAGTTCAGTTCTCTTCTCATGTTATTGAGAGGCATAAGAGCATCGCTAGCAGCCTTTGGAAGAGCTTCTAGTCCCTCTTCGAGATCACCCATTTCAGATTGTTCGCCGGTAAGAGTCTTAACGGCTTCGAGAAGGTCAGAGGATAGGTCACGAACTTTTTCGGCTAGCTTGAGTGCTACGTCCTTTGGGTCACCTTTTCCGCCATCATCTTCTGGCTTGTCATTCGCTGGAGGAGCACCCATATCAGGAGCACCTGCGCCCATGTCTGGCATTGCTGGTGCTGGTCCTGCGCCACCTGCGTCTTGTGGACCGCTTGGAGCTGCGCCAGGGCCCGCTACAGCTTGGCCTCTCTTGTAGACAGCTGTTGCTTTGTCGAGACCGACTGTACGAATCTTTTCGAGCATCTTGGTGCCGAAATCCTTAGTTGCAATGGTATCAAAGAGGGCGTCGCTGTTTCCGCCAGAAATTTCGTCAACGGATGCGGTGAAGACGAGTTTTTCTCCGGATTCATCTTTTGCGTAAATGTGCCATCCACTTGAACCAATGTTTTCAGTTCCATTTGGATTTGCAACTCTTACGAATCTTGCCTTTAGTGATGCTCTTTGTAGAAGCTTCTTGCGAGCAAGTTCGTCCTTTTGATCAGCCGATTGTGGGCTTGGGTGTAAGCCATCAACATTACCAACACCTGGAAAAGGCTTCTGGCCTGTCATTTGCTTATCTTCCTTTTCACGGAGCTTGTCCTGAAGGGGATCGATTGGATATTTGACTTTGTGTGGTTCTGGCTCATTGACACCACCGCCACCTAGCCAATATGACTCTTTGATATTCATTAAATTCTCCTTGGCCTTCTGCAATGCAGCATCACGGCGCATACGTCGCTCTTCAATTTCTGCACGAGCCAACATTTTTTTACGCTCAAGCTCATCTTTTGGATCAGCGGAGCTTGGGCTTGGATGCAAACCATCAACTGCACCAACGCCTGGGAATGGTGGTTCACCTACCATTTGCTTATCTTCTTTAGTACGAAGATGTTCGTTTAGTGGGTCAATTGGGTATTTCTTTTGTCCTGGGGTGGGTTCGTTTACTCCGCCACCGCCCTGAAAATAAGCCTCTTTGTTCATTGGTGCATCCTTAGACATAATTTCCTCTTTGTTATTTAATTTATTTAGAGTTCTTTCCATATTGTAAAGCTTCTGTTCCATAGAAGACTTTAAATCTTTGAGCTCACTTAGTAATGCATCATTATTAGATGCTAAGCGCTCAGGAAGATTTAATCCGAAACTTTGGTCTACTTCATCTGTTGGATCGGCTAGTCTTCCTGAAGTCTGCCCGTAAGGTGGGTCTGCTCCCTCAGAGCCAGCTTCAGTTTCGAGCAAGCCCTTAAGTTCCGCGAGTTTTTCGTTAGCTCTTTTCAAATCTTCTTCCAATTCTCGTAATTTTGAAGTCTGGTCGTTGTTATCAGTTGAATCAGATAATCTTATGATTTCTTCTTCGGTGGCACGCAAATGACTGTTCAATGTATTTGCGGCAGCAATTATAGTTCTTATCTTAGCTTGTGGGTCAGCTCCGTTCACTACGATAGAAAGTTCAATTGGTTGTAAATCACAATTAATTTCACCATAGCATGAACGGGTCTTCATATGAGAGCAGAAATCATGCTCTGTTCTTGCTACGTTACCGCAATCACTACAAATGGCCTTTCCAACCGCAGTTCCCATGCTTACGCATGTTGAGTAACCTGTTGATACTTTACGAGCTAAATCAGGGTATGTAACTTTATCCAAAGCACATAGAGCGATAACTCTCTTCATTGCTCTATCATAATAGGTATCTAATATTACTCCACGAATTGCATCCACAGAGTTAGATTTATGATCAACACAAAGTGGTTTTCCAACCCAGTTTTTATATGCTCTTAATAGCTCTTCTTCTGGGAAGATATCACCATTAGAGTTTTTGTATGGCTTCAGGTTGGAATCAGAACAAACCCAACGCCACGAATCACCCTTCTTGTCCCAGTGGGATTTAAGTGGCTCGCCACGGGTGCTTAGCTTTGAAGTACCATCATTATTTATCAAGGCAGCTTCTGCGGCATGCATCATTACTGCTGAGAAATAAAGAAAATCATCAGCCTTTGGCGCGATTCTTCTAAGTTCATTAGCGAATTTCTTGAAACGGCTCTCTATGGCTGGATCGGAAAATACAGATTCCGCCGCTTGAATGTTATTAGGCCCTACTTCTAAAACTTCGCCTAGTTTAATGAATCCGTTTGGTATAGACATTATTTGGTCTCCGACTCTTTCTTAAGAGGAGCAGGAACAACTTTCTTTTTTTCTTGCGAATCCTTAACAGTCTTGATAGCTTTTTTCAAAGACTTTTTGGTACTTTCAGTATCTACGTCGATAGGATCGATGATTGATATTGGATTCATATCTCCAAATTTTTTAAACATCGTGTCTCCGGCAATGGTGTAAATTTATATACTTAGATAGCTTATTATTACCAAAATAGTTGAAAATATAAAAAATGCTGTCTCTTTTATGTCCTGAAATAACTATATCTCTAAAATTAGTTCAGTGATCTTTTTCTAGAGCTTTATTTCTTTCATTAACTAACTCAACAGATAAAGGTATTCTTTTTTCAACTTTTTCTTGTAATTCATCACTAATACTATTAACCCAAGTTCTCGCTAATATATTATTTTCTATATGACTTTTTATTCTGTCTTCTATGATTTGTTGCGTTTGGGCTACTTCTTTCTTAACATTTTCTATAGCTTTTACAACTGTTTGGGCAAAATCTTTAGCTTCTAATTGTTGAAATAAATCTATAAATCTATTTACTTGTTTTTCAATATCAGACATTGAAAATATAAATGCTTTACTTATCTTTACTGTCTGCGTATCGGAAGCAAATGGTTGTAGAAGTACGTAACATCTGAATGCTATTCTTTTTATCAAATTAAAGTTATCGGCAACACTATCTCTAAATCTTCTAAGTGCTGCGCGAGCTTTATATGTTTGCTCAGGAGTAATATTTGTATTTTCTTTAAACGGGGTGTACATTAAATTTAAATGCTCATCAGCAGCCTGAAGCTTCTTCAGAAGATGGTCGAATGCCCTTATCGCTTTCTCAGCGCGATCCTTGTCTTCTGAGGGAACTTCATAGGACATTTGAATAGCATATTTTTTCTTTACCATAGTAATAATATTGTATTATACATAACCGCAGCCAACTAATTAACCAGGGCCGATATGTATTTCATATATCAGATTAAAAACTTACTAGATAATAAAATTTATATAGGACAATCTATAAATATCAAAGAACGATGGCACCGACATAAGAAGAACGCAAGAAGAAAAATAAATCATCCATTATACGACAGTATAAATAAATATGGTGTAGAGAATTTTTTATTTGAGATAATCAAAGAATGTGAAACACAAGAAGACGCTGATTTTTTTGAAAAACAATTCATTATATTAAATAACACAACGAACAGAAAAAATGGATATAACCTACGAGAAGGCGGTAGAAATGGCTCAAAACATACGCCAGAATCCAGAAAAAAATTATCTGAATATCGTAAAGGTAAACCGGGATGGAATAAAGGAATTCTTGGAGAAGAAAGCCATATGTATGGAGAGAAAAATCATCAATATGGAATGACCGGTGATTTATCCGCACGCCATATAATTACACAAGAAATAGCAGATAAAATAAGAAAAGAATATAGTCAATATAAAACAAGAAAAGAAAAATTTGGTAAAGCAAAAGAAATATTTACAAAATATAATATAAGTGATACTCTATTCTATGAAATAATATCTGGTAAAGCTTGGGTTAAATAAATCCACTACCTATTAAGGATGGACCAGCTCCCATAATACCATCTGTTGATGTGTCCCACGTACCAGATTGTGGTATTGCTGGTCCATTGTATGGAATTGTATCTTCATCATCGACTTCGCTTACCCTTGATTCATATTGTTCTGGGAAATAAACTGGGTATGCGCTTGCGAATGGAAATTCACGTACAGTATAATCTTCCCATGGAGACCAAGACTGTTGTTCGAATGAATCTAATGTATATGCTCCACCCATTAGTTCATCTCTTTGATTTGTTGCGATATCAGCGTAACCTATATCGTCTGCGGTATTATGATCGATGTGTTTGTGCTTTTTATCAGAAGTTTCACAGGCTGACTGAATTATATCTTTATAAAGGTGTACAACTTTTTTATTTACACCAACTCCGAAACCAAGTTTAACTGCTTCTTTGAGAGCCTCATCGCATGTCCACTCATCATATAAACATCTAAACATTGCAATAGCAAGCCCTGTGCGATCTTTGCCTTCTTGGCAGTGTACGTATACCGGGCCATCATCCATAAGAAGTTTATATAAATCTCGTTTTAAAAATTCTATAAGAGAATGTCTTCTATTTATATCTATAGGAGACATAATATGCTTCATTCCAAGCAATTTGGTAGCACGATCAATATGTTGGCCAGCAGCTTCATCGAGGCTAACAATTTTATTGATACCAACTTTCTTATTTAAGAAAATAACGTCTTCAATAGAGGGACCGCTGCCCCTAAATAAATTATCGTTGACTTGTCTGAACCTACGTATCATGGTAAGTTTCTCACTATACTATTTAAAACATTTCTGATATATTCTGGTGAATGTTCGAGTAGAATATTTTTTAATAATGTTATCGATTGACCCATTGCTGACGACGGAGGAACTCGTTTAGCAGCAATCTCATATTCATTCAAATAATATATTTTACTTCTAAGGTTCTCTAAAGACTTAGGCCTTCTTTCGTGAGAAATTCTTCTCATTACAAATTTAAGAATATCTGCAAGATATTTTCCAGCATACTGTGGATCGCCTAAATCGATTGCGGAAGCAGCTTTTTCCATTGCTTTCTGATCGTCTTTAGAATCTACACACGATAAAGCTTTTTCTAAAATTTCTTGCTCCGGATCATCGGATCCAGCTATAAAAGCTTCATCAAACAATTGTTTGAAAGTTTGCTGGAATTTGCGAATAGTTTCTTCATCATAAGATTTTCGCAGATCTCTCATGACTGATGAGTACGAATCATCATGCTTATCTGCCGCTTGCTTCTTTCGTTTTTTTGGATGATGTTTAAAATATTCTATTTGTCTTAGTCTCTTGACAGCTTCTTCCTTTGAATCATACTCTCCAAGATTTTTACCATTTAGAGATTTTACAGTCCATTTTCCGTTAGGAAGTTTTCTAACTACAGCATTTTTGGTAAACAATGCCTCTTCATACGCGCGAGCGTACGCCAGAAGTTTTGATGTGCTTACCATTTCATTTGTCATTTATTTTTCATTTTAACGTGTTTAGATTCAATATGTAAAAGTTTTCTTATTTTTGAAACATCTTTTGCACTTAAAAAGATATCATCCAAAGATCCTGTATGGTTTACTTCACCCATAGCTCTTATTTGAAAAGTATTTATATAAACAAGATTTCCTGTGCTTAGTTTGCCTGTAAGCTTATCTATATAAAAACAATCTAATATTAAAAATCTATCCAACACATCTACCAGTCTACCGTAGATTGTTGCATTTTGTTGCTGTGAAAAATCATCAAAATTTAATGACTCATATTGGTCACCAATATATAGTTCTAATATTTTACCTTTAAATTTTGTGATCAGTTCATCAGAAAATTTTCGCAACCCATCCCCATTCTGTTGGGGAGAATACATGGGATCAAAATTTTCATTGTTATTAGCCATTATATTCCTACTTTACAAAATTTTAACATAAATTTTCTGTGATTAACTTCAGCTACATTAATATCTAATTCTTGATAGTCCGGGTCCCTGTTGGTTAAAATCATTGTTTGAGCCCTGACCCCACCAATCTTTCGGGTTGCATATTCAAAAGTGTCAGATATCGCAAAGCATAATTGTTTAATTGCGTCCAAAGCTTTAGAACTATTTGTAAGTACTCTACATGATATTTCTACATTTTCGCCATCAGTCAAAATATCTGATTGGGCATTTAGTTCTTCTTTGAGAGCAGTCTTTAGAACTGCCGCATATTCAAGTTTTGATGGAAAATCAGGAGCTTGTATATGTATTGCAAACCTTTCAGTTTCTAGTGCTGTTTTCGTTGCTATATTTTTATTAGAAGCTGAGCTTATAAAACCATCAAGTAATTTTTCTATCTTAGCCAGGAATCCATCCAATCCGCCCTCCGATTCGGGTTTACTAAATTGATTTGGCGCAGCGCCAACGGCCCTATCGAACCTGGCATAAACTTGGCCCTTGTCCAAAGCTCTTGACTTACCGCTTAACATTTTTGTTAAATCCCCATATGTTATTTTTCCATCTTTGTCAAGATCCAGTCCTTTGTTTGCGTCATATTCAACTGGGTTCTTAGCGCTATCAACAATGACAGCCGATGGATCTCCACGCTTCACACCATCGGTAGTTAATGCTGCTGGCCAAAAATTAGCAATGTATAGTTGTGTTAGCGAATGAATAGGGCCGTATTTTTGCTGTAGATTTTTGAAATATCTCTCAATATACGGTAATTGCTCTGATGCTGGTAATCTTGGAAACTCCCTTAGAAAACTTGCTTTATCACCTTGCCATCCTACTGATGCCGCATTGAATGCCTCAATTTGCGTGAGACCTCTTGCTGGCCATTGCTTGCCAGTTTTCGGATTCGTTCCAATAGCGCCAGGATCCAAATTTGATTCTAACTGCATTATTGCAAGCATATCCTTTGGATCAATGCCCAAACGTTGACTCATGGCATTTAATTTAACGAAAAAATTATCATCAAGCTTCGTGCCCATACCTGGCTTACTTGCTGTGGATGTCTCTTCACCACTAGCACGCTCATAAAGACCTATGCCAGGATGATTCTTTTTATTGAATTGGTTTGGTCCATGGACTTGATATCTTGCGATGTATGGCTTACCTTCAAATCTTAAAGGTATTTCGCTAGGCATTTGCCATCCTTCATTTACCGCACGCGATAAAATCTCTTGAGATATTCTTCCTAACACGGACGGAACATCTTTTGCAACCTGCCAGCCAGCAGGAGGCGCATACATATCGTTGACGCGGGTAGGCTGCGCCTCACGAAAATTACTAACTCTGTATGCAAGTTTAGTATTCATCACTCATCCACATCAAAATTTCTTTGGAGATTTCTTACAGTTAAGGTTCCGTGCGTTACAGATAATCTACAGAGAACTGTAATTTTTGCCGTACCTACAAGATCTTGGTCAATTGATCCAAGATCAACATAGGTATAAATTTGTAGCTGTCTATCAAGCGGATTATGTAAATCTTCTGATGGATAGCTAGCTAGAATAAGTCCTTTTGGTATAGCTTGTCTAATGGCATTTATAACAATACCTTCTAGAGTTGGTTCAAAACTGGAGATGTCTTGACCAGTATCAAACAATCGTTTTATAAAAACATTAGCAACCTGCCCTGAGGAGCCTGGTGTAAATCTAATTCTATCGAAAGTAATTGCCTTTAAGATAGGAAAAGAGTCATATCTTTTATTGATTCGCCCTTCCGGAATGCCATGTTCAATTGGCCTTCTTCTTTCCGGGGGGCTTATGCTAAAGGGACTTCGCGCTTTTTTTGTTGCAGAGCTGGTGCCGATGTTTCCTCGTCATCTTTTTTCCACCAATCAAATATGCCTGCTGTCTTATACTCTTCGATTATACCTTCAGCTATAGCAAGAAGCTTCATACTATCTTCTGGAGATGATTGCTCAAGCTCTGCGGAATAACGTAGTATTTCTATTACAAAATCCTTTGGATTATCTGTGCTCGCACACTTTTGAAGCGTGTCAAAGAAATCAAGGCTTCTTCTACGCTTTAGTTCGAATGGAAGATTAGAGTCGTCTTCTTTCTTAGATCTCCAATTAAACTGAGGAAATTCTTCTTTTTCTGGACCAACTGGGTGGGGGGCTGGTTTTGTAAAATCAAATGAAGGTTGGGGCCAGGGTCTTTTTTGTTTTGGCGGTTGCTGCATTCCAGGTGGTTCTATAGATGGAGCGCTAGTTGGTTGTTGAGATGGTTCGTAAAGTCTCTCGAATGGAACCTTTGGAGTACCTTGCTGCATCTGTGGAATCTGCTCTTGCGGCTTTCTCTTTTGTTCAGCCCCCTCCTCAAGCCCTCTGCTTTTATCTTCTTCCTTTTTGCGAGCCTGCTCTGTAATTTCATCGTAATGTTTTTTAAGTGGAACGATGTTTGCTTGGTAGAACTTTACGAACTGATCATGAAATCTAGCAAATCTATTTATATATTCTTTAGATGCTGTAACATATTGGTCTACATTACGTTTTGCAAGAGCGGTAGCAAGCTTCTTAAATGTCCTCATCATGAATGATAAAAACTGATTAGCTCGTGTAACCATGACGTTACTAGAACCTTTCAGTTGCTTTAAGAAAGCAATAGAAAACTTCTTCTCCAAAGCACGCATAGCTATACCGCGTTGTTGTGTAACGTTGTGAGCTAAATCCGCAATTGGATCGGTAATCTTGAACCACCAGTCTGATAGTCCTGCTTGTTTTTTTAGAGCAGCCTCAACTGTCATTTCTGGAAGATCGTCGACTAATGCTTCATCACCTAGCTTTAACTCGGCATTTGGATCATAACCAAACAGCTGTTCTTTTTGTTCATCATCGAATTGATCGAGTAAAAACTGATAGTGTTTTAAGTCTACTCCTTTAATGAATCGTTCTAGTTCTGATGCAACATATCTAGCTCTCTCATGAAAAGCAGAAAGATTCACAGAAGCAGAAAGATAATCTCTTCTACGAACTAAAGACTTAGCAGATCGAATAAGATCCTTAGAGTTAGCAGCATGTTCGCGGATTTTTTCATCAGCAACACGCAATTTTGCCATCATATCGTGAAATTCTGGGTTTAAGGATTCTAAAATCCTTCCAGTTATGTTGGCTTTTTCACGAAGCTTATTAAAGATTCCTCGTTCCTGAGCAAGCTTATCCATGTATTCTCCTGCATTTTTCAAAATAATGCTAAATTATACATATTGGATAATATTTATAATTAAATGTTTTGTTGATGTGGACATTTGCCTAGTACATGCTTGGCAAAATTGCAGTTAAAGCAAAGAATTTGATAATTATCTTTTGGATAGCCCTGCTTTTTGAGCCAGCGATAGAAATTTGAACCAGTCATCTTAAGACCAGTTTTTTTAGATAATTCTTTTCTATGAGATGAACCATTATTATCTATGTGATCTATATTTAAAAATATAGATTCTGTTTCGCCACAACAGGCGCATCTACCACCATATTCACTAATTATTTCAATTTTAAATAATTCTCTTTGTTTTTTACTTTCTAAATTTTTACAACTATTGCATAAATACCGGTGACGAGCAATATTATTAATTGCCCAATTTTCTTTTGTTAAAATGTGATTACACTCAATGCAACAATGATTTTCAGAAATAATTAAGTTTAATACTTCTTTATTATTTCTAATTTTAGCTTCACGCCGTTTAGAATTTAAATTTCTACAAAATTTGCATATATTATATGAATTAATCCAGTCTGATGGGCAGCTATTTGCCTCTGTTAATTTAACATTACAAAATTTGCAGGATTTCATATTTGAATATGATTGTAGAAACAATCAACTCGACTTTTATTAAGCTGGTGGGGCTGGCGCGGGCGGTGCAGAACCAGCAGGGGGCCCGCCGGGCGATGGTGGCGATGTCGGGGCTCCAATTCCTCCGCCTGGGGGTCCAAGGCCTGGCAAAGGTGGGAGTCCGCCGGGGCCACCGGGGCCCATGCCTGCACCCATATCTCCACCTGGCTGCATTTGACCTGCCTGATCTATATATGGAGATTGTCCGGGCAACGGAGTTTCTGTAATTTCCGGAATCTCATCTTCTTCTGTGATGGCGCGAAGTTCATTAAGCGCCATTCTATCGAGAGACATAAGTTCCTTTTTACGAATTGCGTCAGAAATATCTTCTTTTCTAATCTTACGGCGCTCCTCCTCATACTCTAAACCAAGGGAGCGATACAATGTTTGTTGAGATACTTTCTTTTGTTCTCCAGAAAGCTGGACAAGAACATTAACATAATCAGATGTATCAAACAATGACATATGATTCCAGTCAACTTCTGGAATAATTAACTTCTTCTCGCCTTCTTCATATTCGTAAAACTCGTTAAGCTTTGCGATTGGAGCAAAGATTTTTTTTCTGAGCCAAGTACCCATCATGTTTCTAAACTGCATGTATCTCTGACGAAGAACATCCAAAGATATACCTCCGTTAGCATACGAAACATCTCCGCCACCTTCCATGATAACTTGTGGCACCATAAGACCCATGAAAACTTCTTTGAGTAGTTGGGTAATATCATTTGATATGTCAAAGATACCCTGGTTGTATCCAACTCTTTCTACAGCTACTCCTTCGTGAGTAAATATCTTAAAGTCTTTATCGTATTGTGCTTCTTCAAAAACATTTCTCCATGATTCTAAATCTGCGAAAGTTGGCTTATAATCAGCACTACCAATTTTAACTAACGTTAATGGATTAATCATGTTATCAGACTGAGCAAACTTTGATTCACGAAGCTTATCAAATAACATAAGCTGACGAAAACAACATACTGGCAGTCCAGTTCCACGGACTTCATAAGGAGAAATTCTTCTTGCTAAATGAGAAACGTAGAAATTATCAAGTGGAATATTTTCTCCACGTTTGATATGTTCTACAATTGTATCATTGAGTTGTTTTTTTTGTTCAATATCAGATGGTCTATTTGAAAAAACGATTCTGCGTAAATTATCATCCGGTCTAAGCATAATCAGTGGCTCATTTGCAATTACGGAGCGCTTTACAACTACGTAATCTGGATTCTGAATTATAAGTCTACTCCACTTAGCATTACGTTCATCTAGCTCAGCATAAACAAATGCCTCTCCAAGCAGCCAAAACTCTTGTGCAACTTGTACGCAAGTATTCATAAGATCAATTTCCTCAATCATTTCATTGAAGAACTTTTCTACTTTCTTGTTTGCACACTTAATGTTAAGCCTGCTGATTGGGTAGGTGCTATGAAGATTAATTGCATTCTGTACAAATGGCTCAAGCGCATAAAAACTTCTACACCACGCATTAATTGTGGCCCTATCTCTAGGGAGATTCATATTACTGTTGAGCCACAGCGGAGAATAAACTTCCGGAGTCTGTCTAAGGGCTTCGCCGTTGCCACCTCTCCATTGGGCACCAGGGGCACTACTTGTAATTAGTTGTGCGTTCTTCTTGAGACCAACAGAAGAAGTAACAAACGATGCTGGGGTCAAACCTTCGCGAGCGGCAGATGGCGAGCCATCTCGATAAATACCTTTATCAACTTCTGTTGCTAATGTCTCCTTACGAAAATCTGAGACACTCTTGTACATTGTATTGGACACTAGTGGTGGCAAATTCTTATTCTGAAAAAATTGTTCCGTCTTAGCTTGCTTAGGTTGCACAAAAACTCCCTACTATTATACTTGTAAAATACTATATATCAAACGGAAAACATTATCATTTTTACTATCAGTTATTACTTCATTCGCGGTAGATACCCACTTAAAACAGGTGGTTTTCTTCCCTGGCTATCGGTCATTGATAAAGGATGTTTAATTTGAAATCCATCTGATACATAAAATTTATATGCTATGTAAGCATTAAGCAAAGCCATAAATCCATCATTAGGTGAACTTCCTTTAACATAATGTGGAGTTATTTCACCAGTTCTAGATATACTTGGTTTAATTTCCATACTTGTACAATGCTGTATAAGCCATGCAATTTTTTCATAATCACCCAGCGGAAATCTTATGTTTCCTTTTTTCATTTGCTCATACAAATCTGCTACCCAATAATCTTTTTCAAATGCAATTATTTTTGGAAATGTTTGATCATTAAATTTTATGTGTTCATTTACACGTGGTAATGATTGTGATGATAAGAACTTATCTCCATATTCTGTTTGTAAAATTTCACTTAAATCATTTGAGAATCCGATATCGCACACAGCTAAATTACAATTATATTGTCTCATAACCTGATCAATTAAGCCCTTTTTACTTGCAAGATCATTTCTTTTGAATTTTGTTGCAAATTCAATTGACATTCGTTTGGGCCCTGTCATCGCAATTACAACAGCTGTGCTATAGCTTTGGCCCTGTGGTTTAATTTTTTCAGAATCTACCAATTGCTCTAAATCATTTCTTGCTCCGATATCTATTCCAAGGAACACCATCAAATCTTCTGCTGTAGATATGCTAGCTCTAAACTTTCTTTCAGGATCACCACATAATTCTCTGATTTGTTCTGGAGTTATTATTGTTGCTTCACCATGATAGAACTCTCCAAGAACTTCATTCTGATATGCTCTTTCTGTATTAATGGCACTAATACCTGGCTTTTCGGAGATTATCTTCTCTCTTGTAAACTCAGGCATGTAAAGCTGATTGATATGAAATCCAATTATCTTAGCGTCGGAGGCATCTCTAGTTGCAATCCATTTACCTCTTTCAGCTGCATCACGTTTATCTTGTTCGAATCCACAGTGTGTACATCTAACAATGTACCCGTAGAGCCAAATGTTTTCCCAATCATTGGAGCCTGGGGTATACAATGGAAAATGCTTCTTGCATTTATCACATCCCAAATAATAATATTGTTGAGATGATTGATTCCACATTGTCCAGAATTCTGAGCCACGCTGCTTTGGTGTTCCGAAATAAACCTGTATACCATTACCTTGCGAACCATATTGGGCCTTGGCAAGAATCTTAGTTGAATTGCTTAATGCAGAGGCTGGCATATCTTGAACTTCATCGAAAAAAAGGACATCAGCGGTATTATGGGTAGGTATAAATTTTTTTGTTATCAAAAATAATTGATTAGGACTATCAACAGTTATGCATCTCATTGGCACAGAGTCTATCTTCTTCGCATCTACAATATACCTATGTGTACTCATGAAAATAGCTTTATTATCTGTTTTCAAATTATGTAATTTTCTTTTTAGCCTAAATACTGGTAGCCTAGAAACGAAATTAATTCTAAATCTATTTTTACATTTATTGTCATAGAGCCAACTTTCTGATTCTGACATATGAGCTTTGATACCTAAACTTAATAGTAATTCAAATACATCATGCGCCAATTCTGATATTGTGGAACAAAACTCTACTCTGCCATTCTTATCACAAAATCCATCTGTATCCATAAGCCCTTGAACAAGGGCAAGTCTTTGCGCATACGAAGCAAGCATGTAATCATTTGGTATATATTTTTTATATATATTATTTTTTCTTTTATGATTATTTAATAATAATCCAAGCTTCCTTAACTTCGTTGTGAGTCCAGCTACTCTGTATGAGGCAGATTTTGATTTACCAGTTGATGATGGTATAATATGATTATTATAATCATTAAGAATTTCTGGGTCTGCCGTTTCTATTCTACCATTTCCATCACCATCCCCAAGCCATAATCCAAATAAATATGGATCAATTGGTAACTCTTTTTCTGAATAATTCAAAGGTAAAGTATTAGGTATAGAATGATTACTTTCGTTGTTTACTTTAATAGTTTCAAATATTTCTTTGGTTTTTTTAACTGTTGGTCTTGGTTTATAATCGCTTTTTTGATTAAAAAATCTGCATGCTGCTGCACGATCTCGTCTTGTGTACGTAAGCCACAAATGATCTGCACATGCATCTATGCTTGTACCATCATCGAAAGTTATTCGATAAGATTCTGGTGATAGATTTATCGGATGTAATTTAATTACATTACAAATATTTCCTTGTTCATCAAATAATCGATCTCCTTTTTTAAGATCACGTAGTTTAATAAATCCTAGTGGTGTTGGTAAGTCAGTATCTAGTGATAACTGTTTACCTCTGAGTCTGTTACCATCAATTCCGGTTGACTCAATCCAGATATGATTCCCTCCAACAAACTGTTTGAACTGTAAAGAATCGTTTGTTGGTGATCCTGGATCAATCATCGATTGCATGTAGGCTCTTGGCTTGATACCTTTTGCAAGAACCTGTTCTTCTGGAACAACCGAATCACTAATCATTCCATTAAGCTTTACCTTAGTGTACGCAAAGGCCAAATCAAGTTGTGGGAAAGCATGAACAATTCTTATTGGTGGCTTACCTGTTGACCCAAAAAGACCACAGCCCATGAAATACATTTCAAGGGCCGCTGCCATTGTTGTTGCGCCTACTTGACGTCCTTTAACGATGATTACTGGTATTGAATCTTTTTCTAACGCTTTGATACCGACATAACGATAAATATCGGCAAAAGGTTTGTACCCGTTTCCATGCAATCGAAACGGTTTGCCATCTAGTTTTAAGTACTTCTCGCAAAACGCCACAGGATCTATATTTAGCAGGGCATTTTTAATTTTTTCGAATATAAAATCTGTGGCTTGAGCTGGCATATGAATTTACTTAATACTATCTTTATTCGGCATGCAATTTGCAAATGGATCATTATCTTGTGATGTATTGTCATCTACGTGCAAATCAAGCTTACCTATCTGCATATTCTCTTCATCACCTCTAGGGTTGTATGATTTGATTTCAGATATTTTATTACTAATGTAACGCTTTACATCCTCTGGAACATCATGACTTTCTGGAAGATGATCTTTGATCGGACCAAACTTAACAAGGTCCATAACTACAGCGTCGACCGTAGTACCCGGACGGTCCTTAACATAATTATCTATATAGGTCTTCATCACTGGAACCTTTGAAAAAATCGCTGGTTCGTTTGTTTCTGCATGCTTGTGTTGAAGATAATCGAATAGTCCAGTTCTTTTTTGCATGTCTAGAACTGCTTCTTCAACATTTGAATACTTTGACTTATTTCCTAATATGTTGTTTATTTGTTCCAACATTGAAATATCTCTTTTAGACTTTATGCTATTTTTTTCAAGATTAGATACAAAATCGTTGAACCACGATGGACCACGTTCACCACGCTCTACGCCACCGTTGTCGCGAGAAATAGTTGAAACAGATCTTCCGTAATATTTGTTGCTCGGCATGGGAATCCTTACGATGGATAATTTGCAGCCCAGTCCATATTATCAGACGAGGTCTGGTCAATTAACTCGTTTGTGTTGAAACCACGGTCTCTCCTGAGTGGGAAACCCATGTCAAAAAGTAATTGCATAAGTTCGGCTTGTTCACGCTCATCAAGGGCATATTTTTTAACCAAACGACCATATAGATCTTCGATGTCATGTCCGGCAGATACCATCCCGTTGATGCAGATACGGGCTAATCTAGAGATAAATATTGGAACTGTTACGATAATACCACCAACATGAGTTGACTTCTGTGCTTCTTTTACCAGATCATCTTCTTGTACAAAAGCCTTTTTCAAAGACTTCTTGAGGGTGTCGAGGGCTTTTTCACATCTATCGACTGCACTATGAATTTCTCTTCGAGCGTTTTCAAAAGCCTGGATGTCAACCTTACCATCATAATCGTTTGCAATTACTTTGGACATTTCTCTGTCCATTCTCTGCAAGTAAGCAATAACTCGCTCAATACCAGATATCTCTCTTCCGCTATGACGTGGGATACTGTTAATTCTATCTTGGTACCATTCAAAGATACGATCTGCGCCGTGAGTCTTCTGTGGATTCCATGGGTCTTGGACCTCTATATCTTCTTTAAGATCGTTCTTATCTTTCTTTCCTCCGCCCTCTTCTACTTCGATATCATCGTCGGTAGAAACTTCAAGTGGCATATCAGCATCGGAGCCTGGCAATGGTGGTAGCTTGAATGTTATTTCCATTGGGGAAGAGGATTCCTCCTCACCTGGAGAATGTAGTTCGACAACATCCTCTTCAGATGGTTTATCTTCATATAGAACTACCTCATCTTCATCGCCTAGATCTTTCATAAAATCATCAGCATACATGAGTTGTGAACTTTTATACAATGCCATTTACGACCTCAAGTTTAAAAACTACCTTTTGTAATGCACTAGTTATGCAGCAATATGTATAGTTAGGTTATGACCCATTTTTGCAAAAATCTTTTAAAATCATAGATCTGATTATAATTTTGACTGAATTATCGCTGGCGAGTTGCCAGGTACTGTTATAGGGGTTTATTGTTTGGGACCCAGGCTCGTCAGCTATACTACCCGAATAATACTCTAGAGGGGAAGTATATGCGCCCTCAAACCCTGTATATCCATACATAGAGGAATAAAAAGGATGAGGTTCGAACACATCCTTTTTATCCTGTTCTGGGATTTCTTCTTCTTTCATTTTCCTGAGTTTCTTTAACTTTTGAAGCTGCTTGATTCTTTTTAGTTTTTTATTGCGTTTTTTTCTAAATTCTTCAAATTCCTTAAACTCTTTGCCATCTCTTTGTTTATCATTAAAGTAATCTGAATAGTTTTGCTGTTTATCTAAAGCTTCTCCAGCAGCCTGCCCAGGCTGATAGTATCCATGAAACGGGGAAAACTCCTCAAGATAATCTGGATTCCCATTATAATATGAATATTTTGTAACTAAATAATCTATTGATTTCATTTTAGTTTCATATCTTTTAGTTTTCGTAATTGCTTTAATCTGTTCTTTCTTCGTTTTCTTCTAAACTCTGATACGCTTTTATATTTATCAAGATTCATGTATAGCCCTTCACCATAATCGTAGTTTGTGCGCCATTGTGCGCCTTTAATAACTGATTTTTTGGCGTAATATGGATATAGACTATCTGTTATTGGAAGTGTATCCCAGAGATTCATTTTAGTTATTAGATAAACAGATCTGTCAGGATCCTTACTTAAAGCTTTATCCAGATTTTTTGCCAGGTATCCTTCGGAAGACATTCTTACGAAGTCTTTGTTTTTAGATACCCATTCTATTATTTCTGGGTCAACATCAAATCCCAACTTAGATGCAAGATAAATGACTCTTATTATTCTATTTGGATTATATCTTAATGTGATATCAGGGTCTAAACATGTTTTCAGTATTTTCTTTTTTATATCTGGGAACCCCTGTTTTGTTGGATCTTTTATTTTTTTTAAGTCAAGTGTCATCAGAAGAGTATTACATGTGAAATCTCTACTAAACACTTCTTTTTGTAAATCTGTTGGGTTTTTAATGCCATGTTTTTTTAGAATCTGTTCCGCACTTGGAACTTCAAAATTCGATGAAAAATCTATTTTTAGATTACCTACATACACAGATGTATGTCCATCATCCATTTGTTTTGAATCTATACTATACTGATGTCCCAATGATATTGAGAATTCTTTAGCTAAATTATGTATCGATGCGTCGCCAGTTGTAATGTCTAGATCGGAAATTTCATCTCTAATCAATCCCAGAATTTTGTCGCGTGGAACTCCACCTGTGAGATATGGCATAGATATGCCACTATCCTTATGTATCTTATACATTAGAGCAAGGATATCTCTCAGCTTCATTCATTATCTTGTTGGTCTTGGGGTTGGTACTGGGGCCGCTTCTTGATCTGCTGGAGCCGGAGTTTCTAGCTCTGTTGGTTGGGCTGCTAGTTCTTGTGGAGCGCCTTCCACTTCAGGCTGTGGCTTTAGTTTTGACATCATTTGGTTATCTTCGAGCTGTCTCTTCATTTCTTTTTTGGCTTTATCTTTTTGTTCGGATTGTTCAAGATTTTGGGCAATCTGCGTAGCTCCTTCATTTTTTGGCTGATCTTCATGTGTAAGATCAATTTCACCAGTTTGTTGTGTGCCGCGTAGTTTGGATAAAATATCTTCGATACGAGAGAGACAATATTGATTTGCTTCAAGTTGCTTAGTTGTAGCTTCTCCAAGCTGTGGAAAATAAGGAGCTAGACCCATTCTTCCTAACATAACGTCTACGATTGCTAATTGCCTGCTTATTTCACGGGTTCTAAAGATCTTGTTAACATCTTCAAGTTTCTTAATAACATCCATAACTGTTAGATTAGCAAACGCCGAGTCTATGATATTATCAATATCGCTCTTGACCTCTTCGGCATCCATCTGAGCTGGAGACTTAGCTTCCGGGGCTGGAGCTTGAGCTGCATCTGGGGTAGCATTCTCTGGTGGTGATTCAACCTGTAAATCTCCTCCGGCACCTGGAGCTACCGGTTCTTTAGCCGCATCTGGCACAGGTGGTGTTGGTTGAGCAGCTTGAGCCTCAACAACTAACTCATTGTCATCTGGGAGAACTTCCTGATCCAAAAGAACATCGTCCTCATCACCCAAATCTACTTCATCTTCAGCAATGTTGGCATCATCGTCAACGTTTGCTTTATCTTTTTTATCATTGTCAAATAAAGTTATACCACCGCCGCTCATGTTGGACATGAATCCGGCCATACCACCATTGAGAGGATCGTTGCTATCTTCTGGACCAGGCTCCATTCCAGCGGGAGGAGGACTCTCCATGCTGTCTGGTGATGGAGTATTATTTGCTAGATTTCCTCCACCTTGTGGTTGACTGCCACCAGCTGGTACATCCCCCAGATTCATATTAAAATCACCAGGAGTGTTCTGTGCAAGCTTTACCATAAATTCTGAAGCTTGCCGGAACCCTTGTCTACGTAAAATGTTAGCCTGCCGAACAATCAAATCTACACAAGTCTGAGCTGATAGAGTTATCTTGTTAACTGTTTGGATTTGCTTTTTTAGTTCATAAATTGCACTAAGTAATCTTTCGAAATCTGGCCCAGCAAAGATTTGCCCTTGATGAGAGCTAAGTAATTTTTCGGCCGAGTTTAATCGTCCAAGAATCTTTCTTCTCTGATCTTCAATAATCTTTCTTTTATCTTCTTGATTTACTTCGGCTGGTTTTTGTGTTATAGCTTGTGTTGCCTGCTGAGGAACTTGAGCAATCTGCTCATTCACATTCATGAGGGGACTTGGTGGCTTAGGAGGATTGGGAACGAAATAATTTAAGGCATCATTTACATAGTACGAATGCTGAGCCATCTTGTAGGCTTTTTTGTATTTATTTTGGTCACCGGATTCATAGTACTTCATCCAATCGAGAAAACTTACCTTCTCCATATGGTCCCAATCATTTGTTATGGCGTTTATAGATTCGCTTTTGTTGGCACCGAGGTGAACCTTTATGTAAATATCCTTCATTGCATTCATCCACTTGCCCAGGTCGTATGATGGGCTAGGTGGTATGAATTCATTGTAATTTGGGTAAGCCATCTTCATGTGGTCCTTATGTTATAATACCTTATAATGGCTAGTCCTTTTCTAATTTTGCGGAAATCGTCTGGCTCATTAAACTGGCTTCAGTTAGTCTGACTTCTACCGGCAGTACTTCCTTCTCAAGCATTGGTTTAATTTTCTGCATTTCTTCATTAAACATATCTATGAAAGCAAGCGAAGTATCATAGTCTAGTCTCGATAAAATATCTTTAATTACTTTATAAACAACGTTTATGTGCTCATCGAGTATTTGTATATTTATATTATTTTGAATATTTATTTGTTCTAAATTACCATTTTGAATAGTATCATATTTCTCAAGTAGAGAAATTAATGTATTAAACCACTCTATTAGGGTTCGATCTATTTTAATATTGGCAGGATCATCCTGAATCATATCAAACATTTGCTCAATACGGCTCTCCATTGCCGCTAGAGCACGCTTGGTCATTATCTTGATATCTAATTCATTATCTAAATATTTCTCTAATGATTTCCTGTATTGGGGATTGCCCTGCACGTCTAGTTTCAGCTCTTCCTCAGGAGAGAGCCTTTGTATCTTGGTTTTTGTGAGATCCTCACGAATAAGGTTATAAACATCCAAATAATCTTTTTGGAATGATGTCAGTACTTTTGTTGACAGTACAAACTTTTCTTCTCCAACATTTATATATTTGGATTCAAGCCATTCATGAATATCACTAATAGATACTCTACTAACTAATTTAGATATTATCTCATCCTTATCAGGATGTTCAAGTATTTTTAATGCAACGCTTTTACTCATGTATGTTAATATAACATGATTACTTGCGCTCTAATCCTAGTCTGCTCTCACGAGTGTCGAAAACCAGGCTCCCTTGGTCCCACTGCATCGGGATTTGGTTCTCTACAGCCCCACCTGGAACTTTATTTCCGTTTAGAGTAGTGAACCCTGTCTCATAGTCATAAATTTTCTTATCGAGCATGCATTGCCAAGTATGCTCACCAACTCTCGCGACGAGCGCGCCTGGGTGATCAGGGCAGCTTCTTGTGCTGAGAGGGGCTTCTAGAGGGCGATATTCTCTGTAATACGGACTTTTTTCAATTTCTTTTATTGTATCAGAAACTTTTATATGTTCATCTTGTCGTTCTTTAGTATTTTTGTATTTTTTTTTTAACTGTTCGATTCTATCATCTTCGGCTTTTTTATGCTCGTTAACTGCGTTCTTTGGAGCGGCAAGTGTAAGAAGAATCTCATCTAGAACGGATGCTTGCTTCTTTAATAACTCATCATCAGACTCGTCAAATGCCTGAGCTAGAGCTGCCATTTCATCAAGAGCCTCTGGAGTTAAGTTAGTTGTTTCAACTTTGCTAACTTCTACGGCACTCGCCTTTAGCACTTCGGCTGCCTGGACAAGAGCGCTGGCTACAACCGTTAAGCATTCTGGCTCAGACTCTGCATTAACCAAAAGATCGTTATCAGTATCTTCTAACCAGCTAGCTACAATTAAAAGCTTTTGTGATAATTTCATGTACATTCCTTACCAAATATGGCTATCTTCTTCATATGACGAATTATGTATAATAATTGCCCTAATAGCTGCTTTAGTTTGTTCTGGTGTTAATTGGTGCATTCTAACTTTATTACAGAATCCACAGCAAGAAACACAATTATCTTTAGTATATCCTATATCATTATTTAATCTGTCTATGCTAAAACCAGATGTATTAGTAGTTGATCCTAATTTATCATCACAATAATAACACTTATTTGAAATAATTTTCATATATTCATCAAGAGAAAGATTAAAATCTATGCCTCTATATTTAGCATTACCTTTCCCATGCTTAAATCTATAATCTATGCCATGACCATGATTATTACGCCATTCCGTGGCATACTGTTTAGATTTAGAATTTTTACTTTCCTTTTTTATATTAAATTTTTTCAAAATCTTTACCACAAATGTTTGTGATATATTGAATTGTTTTGCGGTTTTTCTAGTAGAATTATTAGATAGATAATATTCTATTATATTAGCACATTGTATATCTGTAATATCTTTTAACCGCATGATTAGAAAAATATTTTTGAATTGAGGAAGTAAGCGCCCTCATAAGTATCATCCATACCTTTTCTATACAGTGGATGACAATCCCCATTTTTATCTTGATAAACTTTGTGAAGTGGTAAACCGGTATGTCCGCAGAGAGCATGCTTACTTGAGGCATTCTTAACAACTCTGCTGCATTTGCATTCTGCTTGCTTAGTACCATTTAGACCGTTTGTGTAAGCCACAAATGCTGTCTGATAAGCTTTGTCATCTGACAGCTCTGCAAGGATATTCAAGGCATCTTCTGCCTTAGAATAGTTCTGTTCGACGACAGCTTGTCTAACAACATCAACTAGCTCAGATGCCTTTAGATGGTATAGCGGAGAAGCTGCAGCTGCTGCCTTGTAATCAGTTGCTTCTAGCGCAAATAATTCTTGAACAGATTTTTGGGAGAAATCTCTTACCATACCATTTGAAATGATGACGGTTGGAGTAAATCCGGTCTTCATGTTCATTGGTACGCGGAATGCTGTTCTTCCAGCATTCGCTGAAATAGCATAAACAACCGAATCACTAGACATATCGAATACAGAAATCTGTGGGTTTGTTACGCCACATGAACTTAACTTGCTTAAGATTGCACGCTTCGCGGTTTCGAGTGCCTCTTTACCAAACGTAAAGTTTGCAAGTCCTAGCGGAGTCTCAAATTGACTTGCGAAGGATTGCATCTCTGGATCATTGTATGATGGTACGCTAACTTCAAGGTTCTTAACTTCTGGTTCCATGCTCTGGAATAGAATCTGACCTTGTGAGAAATCAGCCGCAGATTCCTTCTCCGCATTGAGCTTGGTCAATATGATGTCTACATTGCTGATGGCATCTCCATCCTTGACATTGGCAATAGCAGTTAGCACAACAGCATCACTTATAGCCAGCTTCTTACCAACATTAGCAACGACGTAGTTTACCAAATTCTCTTTGGTGAAATCTTCTGGTCCACTGTTTCCAACGAATACCGATGGAAGAAGGGCTTTATCAGCCACAATTTCTATTGGCACGAAAACAGAGGTTTGCCCCTTTGGTGTTTCAAATGAAACGCGGCAGATAACAACATCTTCGCGACCACTTACAACATCAACCTGTCCAGAAAGCTTATGTCTCGTCAGACTATTCAAACATACTGTTTGTGCCTGGTCAGCTGCAGTTGAAGTATAGGGCTTTGCCTTATTTCCAAATGCGCTATTGAGAGCATTTGCTAATGCTGGGTCGACAAGCTTCTCATACGCTTTATTTAGTATATTTAGGCTTTCATCGTCGTTTTCACGATTGTAAATTTGTGGAGCTGCAAGCTTAACTACTTCACCAAGTTCATTGGAAAATAGCTCAGCAAACTTTGTGTTTCTGGAGTAAAGTCTCTTGTATAGGTCTTTTACTTCGGCGCGGGTAATAACTAACTTGTTTGAACCAGCCATTCTAGCAGCTACGTTAGCCATTGCGCCGATCGTGTAATCTTCTGGATAAGCCTCTGAAGCTTTAGCCAACTTGGCAACAAAAATAGGTAAAGATACTTTTTCGCTGTCCTCGATCAGCTTTAATATAGAATCTGCTGCTTTTTTAATTTGATTAAGACTCATTTAACACCTGTGATTAGGATAGCTCCGGATACAGTCTCAATAACTCGTATCGCTCAGTCGTATTTAAGGTCTTTAACAAAGACTGGGCGAATTGTTTATCTGTGCTCAACTTACTTGGCAAAAATCTTTTGAGAGTATCTAGGTCATCTTTCTGGATTCCAACTTGAGCAAGACTGGCTTTCACAACCGGAAACCCTTTATAGAATATGTTTATATAGCCAGATGCTTCGCTAACTAACACTTCCCAAGCATTGGAAGAGGCGGTCTTTTCTGTTTTAGGGGCTTCCGATGATTCTGACTCATATCTAGCGACTATGTAATCACCATCGTCAGAATTTTGAATTTGCCAGAGTTCTTCTGGATTTCCGTCCTTGAAGCGAACTACATCAAAACCTATTTTCTCAAGCCGGTGCTGAACGTCTGACAGCTTGAAAAACTTCTTCTCCACAGAATTGGATAATTGTAGATAATCTACAGAAAACTTGGGCATTATGTCTCCAATAATTAAACTTTGACTATTACAAATACTAGAATAATGCCATAAAAATTATGAATATTAATAACTTAAAACTTAAAAATTACTTCTTTTCCCAGAATTGCTTTCTTGCATCGCTTTGTTTTTCTTTAGTTTCTTTGGAATGTTTCTTACCGGTCCACTTTGTAAAGTTTCCGGCCCGAGGAATATTATTCCTATCTAATATTCTATAGATGCTGCTTCTGCTGGTTCCGAACTCTTTTTCAATATCAGAGATATTGGTCTGGTTTTGATATGCAGCAATAATAGCACGTTCTCTTTCTGGGTCCATTTTATGAGCTTTACTAATAGCTTTTCTTTGTTCTTCAGAAACGGGATGTCCCTTGCTTGCTTCCGAGATTTTTATCTTAGCTTCTTCCGAATGAGTTTTGCCAAGCATTGGGTGAACATTATTTTCGTGCCATTCAGTCATTCTTGTTGAATTTTCTTCTTTCCATTCTTCTGAATGTGGACCCCGTTCCTTACCTTCCCAATATCCAACTATATATTTAACCTTATTTGCCAATTCTTCGGGAGATAGTTTATCAGTTTTGTTCTTCATTGTTTTTGACATTTTTTCTCTAGTTTCATTAGAGTGTCTGCCAGCACTTCCGCCTTCTTTAAGATTGTATCCAACATCAGGATTTCTGCTATCATATTGCGTTATATAGTTATCTTCTAGAAGATCGGCAGTTTCCTGATCTTCACAAGTATCTAATACTTCATATGTGAAATTTTCGTGGCCATGTTTTTGTATGGCAGCATACAGATAAATAGAATTTTTATAGCCGAGGCCACGTGGCCCAAATCTTTTCTTTAATGACAACCAAGTTTGGCCAATATAGATCATATTATTGGTATTATCTCTTAATAAATAAATTGTGCAATGCATATGGGAAATATAACCAGTTGACAACGAAAAGTCAAGAACTTATAGCCAATTCTCGTCTCTCAATTCAGAAATTCGTTTCAATATATCTTTAATTCTATCATCGTTTTCTATTATTTTCCTAATCTTCTTTCTAGCTCCACCATAAATCTTTTTGCCATTTTTATAATCTACATTTCCATTCAAACTTTTCGTTATACTTGACTGATTAACATTTAACATCTTTGCTATTTCCATCTGTGTATATCCATCAGCATACAATCGAATAACTTCCCTTTGTCTCGGAGTAAGAAGAGTATCTACTATACGCCAGAACTCCTTCTTTAACTGATCTTCTAAATCCGCTATTTCGTCATTATAGGAAAAAGGGTTCAAGCGCTTAAACACCCCCTCTTCATTTGAAAAGGATTCTAACATTTCATTTGGAACAATTCTCTCCACAATTAAATGTTGGTATGAATCTGATCTGTTCTTTCGTCTCTCCATTTTGGCTCCGAAGAATTATATATCATTTATTATAAGTTCTTCGTTTAATAATACTGATTTATATGCCGATAACTATCAACCATTTTATTTAAGAGTGTAAATTAATGACTCAACATCATTATCTGCTAGATATTCATCAATATCTTTAAACCCTTTGGGGAGGATGGAGCGCCTTATATTAGCATATTTTGAGTAGAATTTAAGTATTCTCTCTGTTCCCGCTCGGCCAGCCTGATCATTGTCTAATAAGATAAAGAGATTATTGGTATATCTAGTTAATAATGCAAACTGCTCAAAAGTCATATTTGACGATCCAAGAGCCACTACATTAGTCATACCTTTACCATGAGCAGTAATGCAGTCAAACTGTCCCTCAACTACGTAGGCCGTATTAGTTTTTATAATGCTTTCTTTAGCTTCATATAATCCAAATAGATGGCTACCTTTGTCAAAGGATGTATTTTTATACTTGGGAATATTTTGGGCTTGTCTTTCCTCTTCACCAAGGATAGTTCGTCCGACTAAAGCAATAATGTTGCCATACACATCTCGGTATGGCATTACGAGATTATGATTCTCTAAACTTGAGTGGCGTATCTTTCTGGTGGATGCGCCATCCTGCAAAATTCGATCATAAATCAAATCTGATTTAGCAAGCTTATCCTCACCCACGATAGCTTCTAATACAGAGAGATTAGCGTTACTAGGGAAATACCCGAACGAGAACTTATCTTGTCCCGACTCAGTTAGTCGCTTACTTGCATAGTCAGCAACATGAGCGGCCTCCGGGAAATTCAAAAGCAAATCCCTGCAAGATGCAACTATATCTTTATAGTAATTCATTTAACAAAACTGTACCCATTATTGAAACACTCGTCCAAATCTAAATCATGATGTATTAATCGTAATTTACAACCGTAATGTAAATTGAGCCATATGTTAATGGTTTCATCCTTATCTAGAAGATAATGATAAGTAGTAGCTACGTTATTCACAAACATATCAACCATTTCTTTATGTTCATCGCAAACGGCTTTATACCATATTTTCATCTTATATATTTTTCTAACTCTTTCATAGGCCGTAACCTTGGAACTGAAACGCAATACTTATTAGAATCATACTTCCATCTATCAGTAATACATTCGTTTATTTCCCAACCGGCCAAGATGACTTTATCTACATTTTTTCTGTCTTTACCAATAGAGAATGCGCAAATATAGATCATTTGCTCATGCAGTTCTCTTGGAGGAATAACAAGGTTTAGATATTTAATTCTTTTCTCATCATCTATATGAGTTGTTTTGATATCAACAAATCTAGTTTTTTCATTATGAGTAATACTATCATCATAACCTGAATCACCAATATTATTTTTTCTGCATACTTCAAATTTATAATCTAATAGATTGGATAGTTTATCAAAACTATTATATCTATGCATGTACCATGCAAGCTCTCCATACAAACCTGTATATTGATAATCAAGTCTGCTAGCTTTAGTTAAATCTTTTCTATCCAAATTAGAGAAGCCACCAATATCTAACTTGGGGGCCTGGTTCTCAATGAACTTAAAATGTTCATTAGATATTTTAATCTCTTTCATTATAATTCTTCATCGCCTTTCTTAATTGCGTTTCTTATCAGAATTTCAAATGGCTTACTTACATTTTTAAGTATTTCACTACACCATGAACAGACAAGCTGATTTTTATCTAGCTTTGGTAAAGCTTCTTGTTTACATTTTTCGCATCTAACTGAGTAGGCTGGTTTCGCCGGTTTAAGTGTCTGTCCCAAACTTTTCATCTGCACTTTAGTAAAATGTGAGACACCAGCAATTATCTGCCCGCACTCGCCACAAATTACTTCATTGCTTTTTAGGTTGAGTGAGGGCTGCTGATATTTACCACAACCCCTATTATTACAATTCATTAGAAACGGCATAATCTTTCCTAGTTCTGACTATTCTTTAACCACTCCACAAGAGCTTTAGTATCATCTGGATACCTTACATCTAATATAACCCTTTGGACCCCAGTTGTTCCTTTGACACCACAATCTTGGATTCGCAATTCATCTTTGTTTTTAGTGAGTGCTGGGATCGCTATATTTCTGGTACCATGTACTGTTTTTATTTCTTGATGGGATCCGATAAGTGCATCGAGTAAAGATAGATTTACATGACTTACAACATCTGACCCCATTAACTCAAGCTCAAGATCCTTATCTACAGTTACTCGTATAAACACATCGCCATAAGAATCTCCAAATAATGAATTACCCATGTAGTGACCAGCTGCGGCAAGACGAAGAGTTGTTCCGTTGACAATGCCCGGGGGAATTTGAACTGTGCCTGCAACATCATTCTCCATAACACCTTTAACATTACAGTTCGAGCATTTATTCTTTTTGATATTTTTTCCATAACATTTAGTACAAACTTTAGAAAATACCATTCCTTTGTTATTGGCTACAATTCTTCCAAATCCGTTACAAGATTGGCATCCGTTATTAACATATTCTAATCCAATACCATTACATATCGTACATTTCAAATATCTCTTATACGTTATTTGTTTCTCATTACCTAATATTGATTCTTTGAAAGAAATATTTATATTAATGGTTGGTGGTGGAGCGGAAATATTTGGACTTCTTCGTGGGCCCTCATTATCTTCGGTAGTAAAATTATTATGAAAATTATTAAATAAATCTTGTAGATTTATCTCGTTATACTGGAAACCAACATCATTTTGTTGAAACTGTTTGCGCTCATACTTGGATGGATTTGCTTTGTAATCTTGAATAAGCTGGTAGGCTTCATTTATTTTTTTAAACTTCTCTGGGTCTTCCTTGTACACATCGGGATGAAACTTTTTAGCGAGTTCTTTATATTTTGCTTTTAACTCATCCTCTGGTACCGAACGAGGTAATCCCAAGATATTAAATGCTTCATCAACTTTATTCATTTATTTTCTTTATTGTTTGCAGTAATGTAATACGAACAAGCTATACTATCTGACTGGTCATATGTAAATGAAGATATCTTTGATTTGTTTCTTTTAGATTCTTCCAATAGAATAGGCACTTTAATACCCATTAATTTTTCTAGAATTGGGGGCAGCTCTTCTTTTTTTGGCAGCTCCGATAATTTAGCAGATTTTTTAATTAGCGATCGTATCGACATGACATTGCAAATAGAAACTCTTTTTTTATCAAAATCAAAATATTCATACACTAAGGAACAAATAGATCTATTTAAACATGCTAATGGTATAATCGTATTTGCGCCGGAACCACCAGCCATGTATCTTATATAATCTTCTATACACACTTTATCTGGGTTGTACTTCCTAAGTAATTCTGTTATCATATTTTTTGACATTTGGATCATATCAAGAAACTCTAAGCTATCCAAATCTTTTAATTTCTTTGGATGCGCATCAAAAACATTAGATACGTTTTTAATCGGTTCAAAATAACCTATACCTATAAGATTATAGGTAAGGTTTTTATATTGTATAACTGACCACCCTATACATGTAGTAGATATGTCTAGACCCAGAATTATTGCCATATATCCTTTATTGGATATATATCGCACTATAAAAACAAAAGAGATGTACTCGTATAGAATACATCTCTTTTGCTGCTCAGCGGAAACTAAGCTCTAGGGTAAAAGATTAGAAAGGAGCTTTCTTGGTCTTGTTATCATAGTCAGGAAATTCTTCCTCACTATCAGTTGTTGAGTCTTCTTCAGAAGCTGAAGCTGAGGACGAACTTGAGCCGGAATTGATTTCTTCCATTATCTTGTCCAATCTCTCTTGAACCTTTTCACGGGTTGGAGGGCTTGCTCTACGAGCAATCTCTTCCGTGCTGTTCTCTTCGCGCTTTACCAAATCACTAGCAGATAATGGCTTTGGTGGCTTGGCTACTACTGTGTAGTAACCGGTTGCACCTCCATGTGGATCGACCACAATATCGATATCATATCTACTTGGATCGCCCCAGTCATCATCTTTGGCAAGCGTTTGAATTGCCTTGAAGACAGAGAAACCGATATCAAGTATCTTGTATGCATCGTTCTTACGATCGATTACACCAAGAAACCACCTACGCTTGGCCTTATCCTCGCCCTTTTCACAAACTGGGCAACTAGTACGGTGCTCAGGATCGGAACAGTTGATTCTGTATCCGAACTTTTTCCCACCATCTATCATATGCTTGTGCTGATAATAAGCGTATGGAAGGGTAAGCAACCTTACGACGTTAGAGCCTGGGTTCAAACGCAAAAATAGATCTTTGCTGTTTTTCTTTTCTGACGAATTTAGAACTACATCAGTCCAAGACTGTTCACCATATTTATTCATATTATTCTCCTATTTATTTTCTGTGTACTATTTTTGAATCTAACTACTAGTACGTATTAGTTTTGTGTAAAACTAACAAAACGGGTCCTTGAATGATCGGTTGTGCGGCCAAACTGGACTCGCACACCAGATCTTCTCAAAGCAGGTACTACGCTGTTGATAACTCGTCGCAACACGCTTGGTGTCTTTGGCCAGTTAGTTGGCGTAGCCCTTCTTAATCCTGATGTAATCGCTTGGTTGAGTTCAGTCATGGTACCATTCCATGAACCATTTCTGCGACCTAGAAGAGTCTGAATTCTAGTTTGAATGGTCTCGATAAGATCCCGATCAATGTTCATTCTTGCGACTCTGTTAGCTGTTCTTACGTTTCTTCTATTCATTCTTGCCATTTTAATCTCCTATTTGTGCTTGTATAGCAAACTGCGTACACTCAGTATTCTGTTCCATGGAATCTGGATCTCGACATAGTTTGTCTTATCAGTACTTTTAATAATCTCATCGTAGCTGCTGACAATCTTTTCCTCTGTTGCAGTACAATAGAAACCAACGAATTTACCACAAGTATTTGTTTCATCAAATTTTGTAGCAATGAAATGTAGTTCTTTCTTCCCTGCTTCTATTGTTACCAGATATGTTGGTACTATTTTGCCAGTTCTAATTTCTGGCATTCTAAGTACACCTTGATCATCTACCGATGACGCCGGTTTTATTGTTAAATCAGGCATATTATTCTCCCTCTTCCTCGCTGGCACTCCAGCCTTTGATATCGTCGAAGTTCTTTACATCTTTTGCAAGATGAATACCATCTGCCGAAACAACCAAATCCATTTCTGCAATGCACTCATCACCATCAAACAAATGATTCTTCTTAACTTTGGCTCTGGTTACGATACCATATTTGTATTTCTCGCCAGCTTTTACACGGTTCAAATCTTGCTTTCGAGAAAGCTGAACAATTACACTAGAGAGGTAATATATTTCGCCTCCGCCCTTCTCTGTTTGGCCAACGCTTCCAATATTAACGTATGTCTGATTGATAACTAGAACTGCAACAGTTTCTTCACCAGTTTCTCTGTTTGTAAACTTGTTGATTAACTTGTTGAACTTTCTTATGGTATAAGCATTTTCCTTTGCTGTAACACCTGGTTGCTGTGAATAATCCTCACTATCATCTTTATCTTCGGTTGAGTTTACGGATGCCCCAACACTATCCCAAACAATTAGAATCTTTACATCTGGGTTTAATTCTTTGGCTGAATTAACAAGGTGGGCAACAGCTTTTGCTCCATTTAGAATGTTATTAGTATTTACAACAAGTAAATTGTCTGAGCAACCACCAATCTTGTTGTCGAATCTTGATGGTGAGAATTTCTTCTCTGCATCCCATAGAACAACAAGCACTCCTTGATCTTGGGCGAATTTCATGAATGCCATCGCGTGGGTACTCTTACCTGAATCTGGTTTACCGGAGATTTCTATAATACGTCCGAACGGAATTCCTTTGAGATGGGTCAACTGATACCAGTGATCGCCACCAGTCCATAGTACGAAGTCTTTATCTTCCGTTGGTCTTACGAGACCCTTGCCTGTAGATAGTTGATTGGCTAATCCCGCTTCCTTTTTGGAATATGATTCTTGAGCTGCTCTCACTAGTTTATTTATGTCTATCTTTCCTAATTCTGTTTTCGCTGCTTGCTTAGTCATTGCATTCTCCATTTACTATTTATTCCATGTAACTTTTACGGCCCATACCACGGAAAAAGATATGACCTTCCTTTAGAGAAGCCATAAGATAATTGTATTTCCTTAACTCAGATTCTGCGTTAGAGTTAGCCTTTTTAGCCTCTACGACAACAGGGTCATGAGCTACAGAATGTTCCATAGCTGCTTCGGTAATTTTTTTACCAACGGCCGCATCTTTGATTTCAAAGTATTTGTCTGATTCAATTTTATCAATAAAAGATTTGGAATGGCGCGCAGCGCTTTCAATATCTTCAATAAAGAATGCAAGCTTCATTTGCGCTTGCAAAAACAGAGCTGCCGTTCTTTCGGCTTTATCCGTTTCGTACTTGTCTTGAGAGGCTGCTTTCAATTCAGCAAAACACTTCTCAACTAATTCTTCAAATTCTGCTTTGTTCGTACTCATTTTATCTTCTTTTGTTCATCTAGAATCACGCATCTACTTTTGCGTGTTGAACGGCTTATATCGACTTACTACTCGGCTTCTTTTTCTTTTTTTACTGAGCTCATTAGAGCGTCTAATTCATTCATTTTTTCTTGCATTTGCTTACACATATTAGATACCTGAAAGTGCATAGATCTGATGTGCTGATGCTGCATCAAAATTGCAACAAATAAAAAAACTTCCATACTTGTATGCCTGGTAGATGGGGGCTTTAAATATACAATTCTTCCTAGTTCATCGGTCTCAAAAAGATCTTTGAAAAGATCTTCTCCTTTGAAATTTGGGCGATCATAAGATCTACAAATATCTCGATACATACTAATTTCGGTTTCGGTCATTTCGACTTTTTTATTATCGATTATTTTAATGCCCATATTAACCTACCTATGATGAGCGCCAAAATTTGCCACCATTCCCGGCGACAGAGGCCTGCGACCTGAACTTTTTAAGTTTCTCAAGTTCTAATGATTTGGCATCATCTTCTTTAAAGATTGACATTATTTCCTTCTTGCCTCTGGCGTCAAGAGGGGCAGATGGCTCCTCAATGCCCTCCAATTCGCCATACTCATCGTCTTGACCGTGGAATGCAGTTGGATCCGCTGCACCCTGTATATGCTCTATAACTTTCTTAAAATTTGAAGGTTTGAGACCAGCCCGTTTGGCAAATATAGATACTTCTTCAGCGGGTGATTCCACTTCCATATCTGAGTCCTCATCCTCGGAACGACGAACAGGTGATGGGGACCTAAAACCTGGCAGTTGCTGCTTTGGATGAGTGGGTGTTAGAATGCTTCCTCCCTGAAAATAAGCTTCATTATTTATTTGATTTGGGTCCCACTTCTTCAGCCCGTAATTAGAGAATAGCCAATCAGCTGACTCTTCAGAGTATTCTGATGCTTTATCCATCGCAGACTTAAGATCGTTCAAAATTGACTGCAATTTCGCATCCATAATCTCTTGTCCGCATAACGGACAAACATTTACCGAAATAGCATGTACGAACTTAGGCGGTACATCTTCCTTACATGATTTACAGCGCATATTATTCCTATTTATCCTTTATGCCTTATTTTAGTTACACCATCTAAAATAGTTTCTCTATTTTGAATGAAACGATTAGAATCATATTCTTTTTTGCAAGCCTTACACCAACGAGCTTTTGCTGATGAAAATTCATCATCATGCTTATCTTCAAGGCATTTGGGGCAGTATCTCATACCGATAGTATATATCAGTCATCTTCTTGATCTAGATCAATCAGACCTTCATCAAATAGTTCATCTTCTATATTTTCAATCACTTTATCAGTACTATTCAAATCTATATTTTTGATAGAATCATTATTTGATTTCTTTAAAGAAATCTTTTTATGCTTCATGTCTTTTGGCATGGGAGGAGGAGGAGCAGCTTCATAAAAGCTTTCTAATATGATACCAATTTCGTCCTCGTACACATTAAGAGTTCCAGAAAAGTGAACCGCTAATCCTGGCTCGAACTTATATTTATTGCCGTAGAGGTCTCTCATCCTTGCTTTGACATCTTTCCACTTATTCGGAAACACCGTCAAAGTTATCTGATCTCCTCCCTCATCTTCAATTGTTGCCTTAATCATGTTCTCACCAAGGTACCTAGAAGTTTCCTTCTTTACCTTAAACTCGAACACGCTTTTGATTTCAGCGCGCACAGATGGAATTGGGTCTCTATCCTTCATAAGAAGAATATCCTTTACTAGAAATGAACGCTGCCTGAAAAAATTCATATATGCTTCTTTTTTACCACATATGAATGTTTCATCAAGGTAAGATTTTTCCAAAGCATACAGCTCTGATGGCGACCACTCTTTATCAACTGGCCAGGGATATTCAAATTTATCAAATTCTGGATTATGCTTTTTAAGCCATACCTGCAGTTTCTTTTTATAATCAGAACAATATAGATACATTACCTTCCTTGATATTCCAAAGTTATCAAGAAATCCGCTTGCCGCTAACGCTTGTACATGATTAGTCTTTACCTTTTGCGAATCAACACGCAGCATGAAATCATCAAAACTCTTGAATGGTCTTTTACTTACAAGGTCTTTCATAGCATCATCACCAACGAAGGCTAGTGCTTGCAGACCAGTAAGAAGTGAACCATCGGACAGAACTTTGTAATCAATATCTGATTGATTGATATCAGGAGAATTAATCTTTATTCCACGATTCCTAAGCTCCTGCTTTATCTTATCTATATTATCTTTAGATACCTTTGCATTAGATCTTAGTTCAGACATCAAGTTAGCCAATAAAAATTCTACAGGATAATGAGCTTTCAAATAAGCTGTATAATAACTTATCATTGAATACATAATTGAGTGACTCATGTTAAAACCATAACCCTGGAACTTGTCAACAACTTCATCCCATATTTTCATAGCAATATTTTCTGAGATGTCATTATTTTTTTTAGCATCGGAAATAAAGTCACTTCTCCACTGCAATACCTTTTTTGGATTCTTACCTTTTTCTTTTGTTAGCTTACGAAGACGATCTGCTTCATGAAGGCTCCAGCCAGCGACATCCTGCGCTAGATACATTAGAGATTCTTCGTACAGACCAAATCCAAATGTATCACCAAACGCCCTCTTCAAAGAAGGATGCAAAAGTTTGACTTTTGTACGACCTTCCTTAGCTGCTATAAACCCTTCTCTAATATCGCGCGCGGATGGGCGGGCGAGTGAATTGATATGGCTTATATCTTCGATTGATTTTGGTCTTATTTTTCTGCACAGATCAATCGTGCCTGCACTTGTCCCCAACTGGAATACACAGAATGTATCCCCTTTTGAAATAAGATCATAAGTCTCCTTATCATATTCTTCAAAATTTGGGGGATCAGGTGGTAATGGTTTTCCTGCTTCTTTTACCAGACGATATGTTTCATCAATTATATCTAAAGTCTCAAGACCAAGAGTGTCCATCTTTACGAGACCAAGTTCTTCAGCTCGCTCCTTATCAAACTCAATCGCAATAGCTCCATCCTTATCTTTTCGTAGAGGAACAAACCCTGGTAGTGGTCTTTGTGAGATAACTAGACCGGCAGCGTGGGTTGCCCACGCCCTATATTTCCCACAAATAGCAGCGTATTTCTTTAATTCAGGATAACTCTTAGAAGCATATTCACCAAATAGTGGCGCTTTTTCGATAGCTTCTTCAAAAGTCTTGACTTCTTTTTCATCAATCTTCTTTGGTATACTATCAGCCAGACTATTGCCAATATCAACTGCAGCCTGTCTGCTGCCACCAAACTCACAAGCCCTAGCAACGTCACGCGCGAACACCTTAGGCGTTATTGTATTTATATTAGATACGTGTGCAACGTGTTCAGAACCATACTTCTGCCTAATGTATTCCTGTACCTTATCTCTTCCAGCTGGAGAAAAATCTGTATCTATATCAGGGAAAGATGACTTCTCTTTGTTGTGGAATCTGGCAAAAATTAGTTTATACTTTATTGGATCAGCTCCGTGGATGCCAAGCAAGAATGCAATAAGTGAACCACCAACAGATCCTCTTCCCAAACCAACCCGTATTCCATTACGGCGGGCCCAAGTAATATAATCAGCAACGATTAACATATAGCTAGAGAAACCGTGATACTCGATAACATCTAGCTCTTCATCTAGACGTGCCTTATACTCAGCAACTCTATCTTGCGCTACCTTGGTTTTGAACTCTTGCTCGCATCTAAACCTTAGGTACGCCTTATCCTGATCTATCCTTTGCGAATCTTCATGAATGGACATCCAGTCCTTGAATAAAGAATAATCATCTTCCCTCTCTACTGGGAAAACGGGGAGTTCTTTTCCAGTTGGATTAGAAAATTTTGGATCGATCCAATCTGGCTTCTCACAAAGTTCTGAAAAATAAATAGAATTGGCACATAATTCTTTGGCAAAATCTTCACCATGATTTCTGGAAAAAAAAGTTTTTACCTCATCTCCACTTTTTAAGTAAAGATCAGATACGTTGTACTTAATTCGCGCATTAGAATAAACCGGCTGCATAGCCGCGATGGCCAGTAAAACATCATGCACATCAGACTCATCTTTTTTTAAATAATGTGAATTCGAAGTTGGTACAAGACGTAAATCTAGTTTCTTAGCTAACCTAATAAGTTGAGCATTTGTAAATACTTGATTAACGCTACCGCTATAATAAGTAGCTCCTCTGGCTAAATTATGTGTTTGCACTTCAACCCCCAAGTTGGAGCCAAAAATTTTGGACAACCGCTTAAGTGTGCTTTCAGCTTCATCAAAATTCTTATCATTGATGAGCTGCCCAACTATCCCATTACCACAACCAGTTAAACAGATTAGGCCTTCTGCATATTTTTCAAGCGCAGGCCAATCAATTATTGGAAGCACTTTTTTCATTACGATGGCGGAATTTTCAAAACCATATTTATTAATGGAAAGTAGATTTCTGTATCCTTGATGGTTTTTAGCTATCAGTACAATGTATCTAAGTTTGTCATCCTTCTGGGAAGTATTGTTTACGAAATATAACTCGCAACCAATAATCAATTTTACACCTGTTTCTTTGGAAACTTTTAGAGAGTCCCACGCCCCCGAAAGCGTGCCATAGTCTGTAACTGCCACAGCATTTTGTCCAAGTTCTTTTGCTCTTACAAAAAGTTCTTTCGGAGACACTAATGAATTTAGAATTGAAAAATGGGTATGGTTATGCAACGATACAAAATCAGTCATATTTCCTCAGTATTATCAACATTTAATACAGCCTACGAAAGGTCTATGGTACTTGTACCATGTTCAAATGAAGTTGAATATTATATACTATATATTACATTTTCAAGAACTATGTCTTTGACAGTTTCCTCCAGTGGGGGAGTTTTATCATTGTGTATGATCTTGAGTTTCTTAAACTTATCTTTCCAGAAATCCCTATACTCGGTCTTTCTGGTTAGTAGGTACTTGAGTTCGTCATGTGACAGTCTCGTCTTCTTGTATAGAGCATGGGCAACTATTTTTACTTCTTCCCAATGTTCTTGAAGAAATTCTTCAACATCACATTTCATTTGTTTTTTGAACAAATGAGTTTGTCTACCAGACTTGGCTAGATTATTTTTTCTTATTATAGAAGATGCCGTAGTAGTATCCTCTGATGAACCAGCCCTCAAATGCATGGGAAAATCATCAGAGCCACAGATATCTTTATAATACATTTTTTCAGCTAAGAGCCCCGCATAGAGTGCTTGAACCTCAGCTATAAAAAGAACTTTACGCAAATCCTCATCTTTCACATCATTGGCATCATAAATATACCAATTAGTGTACCCCATATTAGTTTTGGGCGTCATTACACTTACATCAATGACTTGTAAGAAATTGCTTAAAGCACAAATGGCATGACCTGCCTCATGATAAGACATGGCAATTAATTCATAATCATATGATTGATTTCTAACGTCCTTTATTGACATTTTGGTGCCTCGTTCGTTTAGAGCCATCAAGCAAATTTTGTTTTGAACTTAAAGGTCTTAAATTACTTAAAGCCCAACATTTCTTAAAATCATCATCCTCCATTGAGGAATATTTAAATGTTGAATGTGGGACTATATGATCTATGTTCCATGTCCATGTAGACGTATTGTTATCATCCCATTCTTTTGGATTATATTTGCCCCAATTATTCCAACTCATCCATGGCTCAAAAAGAGACTCTAAATGTTGTTTCAATTCTTCTAAATTCCAACCAACAAATTTTAAAAAAGACAGATTACCTTTCGTTAGACCATTTAATATAAAATAATTATTTATTAATTTTGATACAGAAACTCTAATTCTAAACGACGGGTCTATCTCTTTTCTTTTCTTTTCATATTCAGTATGATACTTTGCCCTCTCAGATTTATTATCTAATAACCACTTTTTATTATTTTCTCTTTCTTTATCTTTATTATTTAAATAATAAAGATGTCTTGAGATAGCTTGTTGTGGCTTATGGGTTTTAGCATACTCTGCTTTTTTAAAAGCTTCACATACCCGACAAATTGCAATATAAGAATTTCGATCCTTTCTAAATCGAAATTCAGAAAATTCCTTCTCTATTTGACAAGAAGTACATTTTTTCACAATTATCCTTTTATGTTCCGAAGTATCCCTTCCACAATTGCTACGCTGTCATCACAAGAATTCGTTTTACATCTTATATTTAATCGATTAGAACCAAAAGGCCCCATGGCGACAAGATTAGCATCTTCCACATACAATATACCCCGGTCTGCATAGGCTTTCGATTCTATAAACTTAGAATCCGCAAAAAATTGTTTATGTGCTATATCTAGCGGAAAATCAAATTGTAATAATATTTGGCCCTTGGAGCAGGCTGAACATGACTTTGTTACAATTTTTTTGATTTCCGTCAAAGATTAACTCCCCGATTTTCCAGCACAAACATGCAATATTTAATTTTTGCAGTTGCTTGTGCCTTCTTCTCTCTGTAAGGTTTTGAAAATTCCTTAACCTTTTCACGAGCCTCGGTTAATTCCTTATCCTCTTCTTTTTCGTTTTCTGCGTCATAAACAGCAGATTCTTGCTCCAGAAGTCTTTTCTTAATCTCTTCTGTATCCATAGCATTAACATTATCTAGAAACTCTGGTTCAATTTTTTTACGATACTTATCTGGAAAAATAGTCTTACTCATAATGCCTCTTATTCAATTATTGTACAATGCTTCTGTATGAAGCCTAATGTGTTCTCGTCTCTGATTCTGTTAAAAAGAATTGGAAGATGCCCATTTTTAAACATGCCTTCAAATACTTCCTCAGGCTTATCCGAGAATTTAGATATATTCTCTTTTGCTATCTTAAATACTTCTTCATCACTTAGCTGAGCCTCTGGCTCCACATCACGTATTTTTGCTAAGACTAAAGATAGTTTGATGCTATTATCGGCGTGCTCTAGATATCTTTCTTTTTGGACATCAGAAAGAACTTCCCAATTCTCTCCATTATTCTTGGCGCTCATTTGAGCTTCTGCCGAAGAAATCCAATGTGGAATTTTAAATTCATGATTAGTTATCAATCTTTTAGATACTTGATCCATAATCTGGTTACGTGTGGTTTCCTGAACCCTGTTTGAAGCTGTACTGCTAGCATGGTTCATCATGATTTCAAAACTTTCAAAACCAACCTTCTTTGCTAAACTATCATCCAATGGTGCTGGTTGAACCTTTGATCCTAAGATAAGTTTTACATTGAATGTAACATTTTTCCCGGCCAAACTATCAGTAACCTCAGCAGGCATAACTAATGAGAAAACTCGTTCTTCGCCGGTCTTCATACCGAGAAGGTTATCATCGAATCCTGGTATTGGCGTTTTACCAACTTGTACAAGTTCACCAGAAGCCGTAAGCCTGTCAACCGGCTGCTCATCAACGGTGCCATTATAATTAATAACCACGTTATCCCCAATTTGGACAAAATCATTTTCTCCATATGGAGTTGTCTCGCCATATCTAACTCTTAGATCTTGAAGAATTTTTTGCGCTAACTCAACCGCATTCATCTTTTCAGCTGGCTTAGGAATTTCAAAATCCTTATACTGTTGAAGTTCAAACGCTGGCTGTACATGTAATGTAAAATCACAATTGAATTTGTTACCTTCCAGATGAATGGATTTAAATTGTGGGTACCCAAATGGCTTTATACCTTTTTCGAAAATTGTATTTTGAACTGCATCATTAGCAAGCTCTTTCTGAAGAGCTTCGTCTATCTCTTTTCTAAAATAGATTTTTAGAACTTCGGGAGAAGCATGTCCGAGCCTAAATCCTGGTACAGCAACATCCTTAAATTTCGCTACAACTTCACTTCTTTTCGAGATAATAGTTTCAATATCTGACTCATAGTGAACGTCAACCTTACAATATTCTATTTCTTCCATCGTAATATTCATATTACTTCCTTGATTTCTTAACTCCATCTAATACATTAGATTTTGCTGAATATGGTCTCAAATTGATTAATGCCCAACATTTTTGAAAATTTTCATCAGACATTGACTCATATGGCAAGTTGGCCTGTGGAATTATGTGATCTATCTGCCAAGTCCAAGTAGTCGTGTCGTCATCTTTCCACGTTGTAGCATCATATACTCCCCAATTTTCCCAGGACATCCAAGACTCGAATTGGGATTCTAAATAAATCTTAAGTTGCTCAATAGTATATGGCAACACATCTAAAATAGAATTGCCATTTTTAGTAGAACCAGCTTTACGCAAAGCACTTCTAATTGTCGATGAAACTATCTCTTTTAGTTTAAAACTTGGATCGGTTTTTCTTAGAAACTTAGCTCGTTCAGCGCGTTTCTCATTAAGATGAATTTTATTATTGTCCCGATATTTTTTTCTAGTTTCATCAACTTTATCTTTGTTGTTCAATTTATAAAGTTTATTTCTTATAACTAATTCTTCTCTATTATTTTCCCAATATTCTCTATTGTGTGAATCAAAATATTCTAAATTATCGATGTAATATTTTGAATTATATTCACTATAACACTGTTTGCATTTATTTTTAAAATAAATGATTTCGTTTTTACCCTTAACTTTTGGGTACTCTAAAAATTCTTTAATCTTTGAGCAATTAATACAAATTTTTGTACTACCAGGATGATTCGCCATATGATACCTTTGGTCTAGTAGCGGCAATTCCTTCTTTACAAATATCTAAGTATGAGCAATATTCACATAACCGTGTCGGGTTCGGCCTCCATAATTGTTCTTCCTCGATCTGTTTTGCATAATCTTCATATTTATTTTTTATTTCTAATATTTCGTCCTTAACAAATTCTTTTGTTATGTACTCAAAATTATGTCTCAATAGAACATACGAGCCCCGAACTTTTTCGATATCTTGATTTTCTGACCAAATTACGTATGCGTACGTAAGTAATTGTAAAAAATCATTTTTAAGATATTTTTTATTCTTAGTAGTTTTGTAATCTGCCACATGCAAAATACCATCACCATCTAATTGAATTCTATCAATCATACCATTTAATATCACTCTATCAGTTATGGCAAAATCGAATTTTTTTTCGACTGCAATAATTTTAGATTCGCCATCCTCAATAGATATTTTTTTTAAATAAGCATTTATTATTTCATAAGCTTCTTTTTGCATTTCACTAGATAATTTAAATTCCGATTTGGCAGATTTAAATACCTTAGACATTACGGTGCTAAATTTTTCAGTTGAACCATTTATATATTCAAGGTGAAAATCTTCTAACACTTTATGTAAGAATTTTCCAAAAGTATGAAAAATAAATTCCTTTTGAGGTAGTTTATCAATATATGCAAATTTATATTTTTTTTGGCAGTCAGAATATGTTTTACATTTACTAACAGATAATCGTAACGATAATTCGGGCATTATAGATAATAATAAACAAATGATGCTAACTCGACAAGCTATTTATCGGAGCCTATCTGTAAACTACATCGTATGACGTCGACCGGAAATACGGTAGCGGTAGGTAAAAGGTTTAAATAAGTGTGCGGTATAGAAACGGAACCCATTTGAAATATTTTGATCCTCCGCCCTCTTTAGAGTTCCGCCCGAACACCACATTTTGAAGCGCCCCAACATTTTGAGTTGGTGAATATGGGGTTGTCGATATAATCCATCGACCAACAGTGTTATCATAATAGTAATACGTCATCATATTAGTTCTTGCATTATACCATCTATTCACAAAACCTCCCATTGTTGGGGGACTGTCTAATGTGGAATTGTAAAGTAAATTACCATCACGTACAGTTTCTGGATTTTCCAATGACATGTATGGTCTATTGATAACAACTGGATTGGTAGGATCTTCTGTAGTTGAATCCTGATAAATCACAAGGGCTCTTGGATTAAAGATTTTGTCAGAGGTGCTAGAACGTTCTGGGCTGTACTGTACTGGAAATGAGCTTGCAACCACCTGAGTTTGTCCAGGTAAGTTCCCAACACCAGGCTCTTCTTCATTGAGCCAATTCAATGTGGAATATACTTCTTGAAACTCGTAGTAGCTAAGTGGTTGGTTAGTGAATACTGCTGGATTACCCTCACCATCAAATCCGGCTGGAGTCGATGGTAAAGCTTCGTTATTTACTGTGTAACCAGCATCTGCAGGATTTAGATACTGAAAATTTGGATTTGGACTGTTGGTTCCGAATGGAAACAAACTATTATTTGTGGATGCATTATTTACATTTGTTGTCGCAGAATGAGGAAGCCGAGCGCCAGCATCTGTTGACAATTGGTCTGGATTCGTTGTATATGTCTGAACTATCGTAGCAGAATTATTTGTACCGTCAGAGGCATTAACCGATAGAATTATAGAGAGGGGGCCCGAGGGCATTAATATCGGTGCCACATATACGGGCGAGAACGTGGTTGGAGAAGAACCATCTAAAGTATAAAAAATTGTAGCAGGTATGTTAGTAGATAGCATTATAGTAGCCGGAATACCTGGCTGAACCTCTGTAGTGGAAGGAGTAATTGTAATATTTATTATCGCCATGCTATTCCACTGTGTTTAGAAATCTTACATTTTTTTCTATTAATTCTTTCTTTAACATGATCCTATATATCTTGTGTGCTGCTTTTCTAAATAATTTAGCCATTTCAAGATATACACCTTCACCCTCTCTTCGGTAAAGAATCATAAATTTATCATGGTAATCCATAAGCTCTAACTCTGGACTAGCACCCTTTATTTCTTGCTTTTTAACTCCCTGTGATGGAGAATCTTCTCGGCTAGTTATTATTCTATTGACTGCGTAATTTAAAAGAAATTTATAGAACTTCTCAGTACCTATACTAGAATACTTATCTACAAATAGCTTCTTTGATTCTTCGGGGATCATTACATATATCCTATATTATAACTATATCATACCAGTATTTCGGAGGATGGTACATCTAACGCTCTCCGATAAATCATTTAAAGAACTATTATTATCTATTACGTAGTGAAAATCTGTATTTGGAATAATTTCTTGCTGGGTTTCAGATATGTCATCAATTCTAGCAGCATCATCCCTAAGAACGCGAATCATCGTAAATCCTGCTTCTTTAAGAAATTTGAATTCATTAATAAATCTTACGTCGCTAACAATATAGGCCCATTTATCTGTTGAGCTTCTTGCATCTTCGACTAAACAATTAAGCCAGATATCTCCATTATATTGGCGTCCAAATGCGCCTAGATCTATAAGAGCCTGCCTATAAGTTAATGATTTGCCATTCTTGTCAAAATACTTATCAGCAATGATTGTAGACCTCAACTCGCTTGGACCATAAAGACACTCTTCGGAAGCCTCTGGAAACATGGATTTCACTATTCGTTTCATTGGATCTGCTAAAGCAACTATTTTAGTTTTATCTTCTGGATAACCAAGATGTTTAATCATTAGGGACGCAACAGTATTTTTTCCGGCGCGGGCTTTGCCTGATATTGCAAATAAATACTGAATCCCCGCTTTGTTATTTATGATATCCATAATTCACCATGTGTTAACAACCTTTGCTGTAGAAACTAAGTTCTCGTCTTGTTCTACCAGAATTGCATGACTAAATTTTTCTTTAAGTTCTTTGTTGTGTGTTATAACAAGTATCTTGAAGTCTTTTTGTAATTTCTTTATAGAATCTTCAAATGCTTCCAATATACCATCATCTAAGGATTGATCTGCTTCATCAATCAAAAGTAATTTAATATCTGTTCCCAGCCTTTTCTTAATGACCGAAGCCAGGCCTAGTTTTAGACATAGGGATGCAATAAGTTTCTGAGCACCAGACAATTGATCGTACTCTAATTCATATCCGTTAAGAAGATACGTTATATCAAGCGTGTCTTCTTGGTCTCCATCGTCCCTATCTTTAATGACCGAGAACTGAGCCTGCAACCCAGGACGTAACTGAGTTAGAAGATTATTTGTTTCAATCTGGAAATCATCTAAAATAGTGTGCGTTATAAGCGCAGGTATACCGGCAGCTCCGAACGCCTGAACCACTTTTTGATGCAATGAAAACTTATCTTCGAGAACCTTAATGTTTTCTTTAATTGATTTAATCTTTTCTATGTCACTGGTACGCTCATCTTTTTTATGAAGGAGAATGGCTTTATTATTTGATAATGATGAAAGTAATTTAGAAATATCATCTATCTCTTTTGAGAATGAAAAGATTTTTGTTTTAACATTACTAATATCTGTCTTTAGATTGGTATACTCATCAGCACTTTGCATAAATTGCGTTTTCTTGAGCTTATCGAATTGGGCGCTCTTATCATCTAAAGATACCTTATTTTTGTCAGCAGATTCAGTATATTCTGTATACAATGCTCGTTTGTGCTCAATTTCTTTTCTCTTTATCTCTAGAGAGTTTCTAAAAGATACAAGCTCTTTCTCATGAAGTTCATAAGCAGATTTATCTTTGTTGAGCGCACTTTCTCGCAAACGCAAATTTTTAATCTCTGTATCAAGAGATATTTGTTGTTTCGAATATTCTTCTATCTCTTGATCTATCTGCTCCATACAGGCTCTTCTATGTTCGTCTGTAATTGGCTGCCTACAATGCTTGCATATGCCATCTTTTGGCAGCGGAGTACCAAGATCTTTAAGAATCATTTCCACATTCTTTTGTAGAGCAAGTTTTTCTACAACACTAGATGACAACTCAATTATATCGTTTTGTAATTTTTCAAAATTAATACTACTAGGGCGCTTTATCTTTATTGTCAAATCCGATACTTCTTCAGCAAGTTGTTTACCCTCTCTCTTTAGGAGGGCAAGCTTCTTTTCGTATTCTGTGCTAGCAGCAGTTAAACTTGTAATCTCAGATTGTAACTGTTTTTGTTTGATCGCTGATTCAGAAGATTGTTTTTCTAACAACTCAAATTTTGTATTAAGAGATGCGAACATCTTATTTTCATTTTCCAGCTTCTCTTTTGTAATAGAATATAGCGAGCTTTTTTCTGATAAAAAATTATCGATATCAATTAATTTAATATCTATATCTGATATGTCTTTAATGGGATCACCAACGGTTCCAAGAATAGTTTCAGCTATATCAATCTCTCTAATTATGTCTGCAACCTTCTTCTTGGCTACCTTCTCAAAAACAGAATACACATTTAGTTGTAGGGCTTCCTTTAGAGCCTTCTTCCTATCACCTGGCGTTATGGCCGCTAACCCATCAAGTAGATCTCTTTGTGAAAATAAAACAGAATTACAAAAAGTTTTATAATTAATCTTAATTATCTTGGCTATATCTTTTTCTGTTTCCGAGGGTTTTCTTTGAGTAATTTCTTCCCAGGTCTCCCCATTTTTTCTAGCTAACCTAATATCTGTTCCGGATCTTTTAGAATACTTTCTTGTAATTTTGTATATAATAGATGAATCAGACTTAAATTCAAATATAACTTGACAGTGATCACAACCATGTCTAACGATTTTATCAAGGATAGAGAAATCAGTTCTATTAAAAATAGCATATTTGATAGCAGCAAATATTGTGCTTTTCCCTGAACCATTAGAAAACTTATCATTACCTTTAATTTTTCCTATAATAAGAGCGCTATTAAAATCTGTAAAATCAATATCACTCTTAGAATGACTACAGAAATTTTCTAGTACTAACCTTATGGGTTCCATTACTTGCTTTCCTTAGATTCTGAAGAACACTCTTTAGCTATAGCGGTTGCAAGGGTTATAAAATCATTCCTTATTTTTGTATCCACGTTCACGTCTGCATACATCTTTATAGCTGTAAACTCGTTAACAGTGCTATCTATAACCTCATTGGCTGAGTTTTTCTTTATGAGGGATACTTTCTTTTCTTCACTTATTCTTGATATATGGAATGCCCCCAAACCAGTTAGGCAGCTTTCAACCTGAGTTCTATCTACAGTCACTAGATCTGGACTACTTAGAGTGATGCTTAGGCTTACAATTGCTTTGCTTAAATCTTTATGTTTGGTTTTAAGTTCTCCAAGCACATAGTCAGTCGTGCTTAAGTTACTTGCTGGCACGGATACCGATATTTGTTTTAGTGGACGAGATGGAATTTCCAAATATTTATAAGGCTCACTCTTCTTCGGATCAAAAACTACTATTACTTTTGTATGATCTGCTTCTCCAAAATCAGACAAATCCATACTCCCTATATGTGAAACATATGGATCTTTAGATAAAATCTGTGGCTTATGTACATGACCCATCCATGTAAAATCATAACCTTCAAACATTTCCACCGGACAGAACAGTTCATTACCAAGATCATCTATTTCATCACCAACCGGTATCGAGCCCTCGATACACAAGTGCCCAACAACAACTTTAGCGTTGTGAGCCTCGATGCTTGCAAGTTCATATGGAACGGCCGCACGTATATTTTGCATGGCCTCAGCATTTGAATCTGTGTTGAAAGACCTGCGATCCCTAAATGGAATTAATGTAAATGAAACGCCGGGGGTATGAAGCGTACTCATGTACTTGTACACGTATACACCTTCAATATCAGCGGCAGATATGATATCGAGGGCGGACATATAAAACTGTCCGCTCCTCAATATGTCATGATTACCAGCTATGATATGTACATCAATATCATTATCTGTACATTTCTTTAGCCATGATATAAAGAGTGCAATGATAGTGGGATGCGGTTTAGAATCTTGGAATACATCACCAGTAATGATGATGCTTCTTGCCATGTATTCCATGGCTCTATCTAACGTCCACTCAAGTATATTCAACTGGTCAACAATTCTGCTATTGAGAGCGGCCCCAATACCTGGCTTACCTATCGAGAGGCCTTTTCCAAGATGAACATCTCCTAAAATAACAGATACGGACATTACTCAATCCTTAAAAATATATTTTTCATTATGAATGATAAACAATATAGTTCGTTTACTTACACCATATTTCACGGCCAACTTAGACATAGATGTCATCCCTAGAGCATACTCTCGTCTTATTTTTTTCAGCTCGTGAAAATGATAACTTGGCGCCGTGCGCCCTCTTACCAAATATTCCGTTTTCTAGGGCCTTGTTTTTCCTAACTGGGTCACCAATGTTAAGAATCCATACAAGTTCCACCAGGATGGAAATATCCGCATTCTTTACAAATGTCCTGCACCATTTTTTGGAATCGTTCTTCCTCTTCTTCGTTGAAATCAATTTTTGGCGCAAAACACCACGCCCAATCAGGATCCCATTTATCTATAGATTTATGGTCATCGAAAGATGTATGAATATACCAACCATCTTTTGTATCTACAAAAGCTGTACCAGCTATCCAGCCATGAACTTGTGGCCGAAGTATAATAATGTTATCGCGTTTGTTTATTGTGTAACGGGGATCACCCCTACGCCACATTTTTGTTATTGACATTTATATTGATCCAACTTAATTTTCAACTTAGAGATTAGAGACTTTAGTCCATCATTATCAAGATTATGCTTGAAGTTGATTGTGTCAAATATCAGACTCACCTTTTCACAGTAGTCAACTGCGGATTTATCGTCTAAGTTGTCCGATATGAAATTTCTAATCAATGTTGAAAACTCAAGAAACAGCTGTTGCCTGCTGACGAAGTCAGCATGATCTGAAGCGATTTCTTGTGTTGGATCTATATCAAATCTAGATAGAATTCGAGCCGCAGATTTATCTTTTGACTCATTTCTTATGAGTGCTACAAACTCTACGGGGCCTCCTCCACTCTTACAGCCAAAACAATAGAAGCTGTTAGTATCTTTATAATACTTGAAAGATGCTGTTCTTTCTCTGTGGAAAGGAAAAGGACAAAAACATTTGGTTAAGTACTCATCAATCTTAAGATCATACTGTCTAAATATTGAGACAATATCTACAGAATTTGCTTTTCTAATTAAGACTTTTGAATCTTTATCATTAGATCCAGCGTCTCGATCTTGGATGAATGCTTCGCCAATACTAGCGGGTCCGGGGTTACTTTGTAGTGGGAACATAGCTGGGAATATGTACTATATCTTTCCTTCTCTTCAGAAATCAAATCCAGAATTTTATCTTTGGTAATCATAAATTACTTGTCTTCTGGCTTACTCTGCTTCTGCAGTTGCATCTTAAGCTTATCGACCTCGTAAGCGAGACTATTGATTATGTCGCGCTGTAATAAAGTCATTTTCATTAAGAGCATGCACAGAGCAGTTGACCCCAAGCCTTCGGGTTGAGTATCATCCTCATTCATCTCAGATGCTACAGTAATTAACTGCTGTAGTACTTCATTCTCTAGATCTTTGGAGACAAGGGTTTTATTGAGTGGCAGAATTTTATCCTCAATAAAAGACTTGAATTTTGCTGAGAGGTCCCACATCCTCTGTTTGTAGCCTTGAATTTTTATAAAGGCCGCATCTGCTTTTTGAGAAAAAGCTTCAGAAGTAGATGGCTTCGGTGGGGGTAAGTTGGACCCCTCGTTGTTAATCTTTAATCCAGTTTTTCTTGGTTTTGGCTTTTTGTTATCATCAAAAGGCATTTGGCTTTTTTCTCGATACAATAATGTACTTTTCCACGCCTTCACATGAGTACTTTGAACCCACAGCCTCTTCGATAGCTGGTATAGCAGATCCTGCTTTATAAAGCAAAAAGCATCGTGTAGGATCGATTGGTGCTGGCCTACAATAATCAGAAACCTTCTGGCCTGGCAGAGAGAACATCATGATTGGCTTGTTCTTTATCTCGGCCCAAATCAAATCAGCCTCAGTAGGTGGAACCGCTGGACTTGTAACTGCTGGTTGTTCTGAAACTTCTGGTGTCTTCTTTTCGTTTTCGTTAGTCATTTTATCTCCGTCTTGCTATACAATATATATCTCACTCAAAAATATTTTTCATGTCGTCAAAATTTGGCATACCAGTAATTCTTTTAATTTCTTTTCCACCCTTGTAGATGAGAAAAGTTGGTAACTCAGTTATTTGGGTTCGTTTTGAAATATTTTTGAATCTGTCTACATCTACGCAAAGAACACTTATATTATAATTTTGTTCGATTAAATTAAGTAAAGAAAATACAGTTTTTACTAAAGGATAAACCATTTCAGAAGAAAAGAAATAAACAATTGGAGTATTATTTACTTTGAATTCTTTATCAGATGTTAGAAATAGCATTAGTTCTTCTTTTTATCTATGTCCGGTGCAAATATATTTTCTACAGACTTAGAGCCGAAGGACGACATGAAGGTTATAACTTCCTGCGAAATCTTTCTCATCTCTTCTACAAGATCTTCTGAATTTGTAATTCCAGCTTTAATCAAAATTCTTTCAAGAGCTGCAACCTTAACGACAACTTCAGCTAATAAATAATCTTGATCAGTTAAACTATTCGATTTTGTCTTTTCATCAACCATTTTCGGACCTCATATATCATATTCCACAGCATTTTTTATACTTTTTTGGTTTATTCGTGATGGGATCAATTTTTCCGCAGAAGCATGGATCGTTTGGACCTGTTTTGCGTTTTGCTCCTACTGATTTTTTAATTGCCATGTCTGGTAAGAGAATTCCGTTAATATGATCAAGCTCATGTTGGCACACAACAGCCATCAGACCGGCAGCTTGAAAGGAGTGTGGGGCAACTAAATTATTAACGACGTAAATTTCTTGGTACCTGAGCGTATCTTCGATTCGTCCTGGAAAAGATAAGCAGCCTTCCTCCTTGAAAATTGCTTGATCATATTGTTCTTTAATTTTACAGTTGATAAGATCGACTCTGTACACATTATCAATCCGCACAATAGCAATATCTTTGGCAATACCTATTTGGGGTGCGGCAAGACCTATTCCTGGCCTACCAAGCTTGGCTGAATGCTCTAGCTCTTGCTCTAACAGAGCTATAAGCTCGCCAACTTCCTCTGGCTTAACATCTTCACATTTAACGCGAAGAGCTTCTTCATTATTAGTAATAATCATCCCTAGACAATATATCACTTTCTACAGCTACGGCAAGAAGGCTTTACTCTAAATTTATTTTGTCCATTTTGATCTATTGATAATTTTTTAAGACATACTGAGCATACTTTTTTCTCTTTAGCGCAGTTCTCGCAAATACAAGAAATATTATTAAGTATCTCACCTTTGCATCTTATACAGGTTCGTTTGGTTACTAAAATCGATAACTTAGCACAGCTGGGACAAAACATAAATTACTCCATCAATAATTTGCTATAATATAAGTGAGGAAAGCATGAGTTTATATATCCCTTTCATTCATAAAATAATTAAGAAAGAAAAAACTAAACCAGTACAAATTCCTCTATACATCGAAAAAGATTTTGAAATTTTAGAAAAGAAAAACAAAGAAGAAGAAAATAAGAACATTACAATTATTGAGTTATTTTAGAGTATTGTAATACGTATCTACTTTTCCCATCATAGACGATTCTTCTGACTCGGCAGGCGACTCACCACCTACGAATCCGGACTCTTGCTTAAACGACCCTACGTGCCCTTTTTCGTGCGCAATCGTAAGGGCTATTTGGCGAACAAATTCCTTCTCGAATTGATTTTGCGGGGCATTTGGAAGTTTCGCTTGAAGCTCAGATTTGATACGAGAAAGATTGATATGTATAACGGCTGAGTCTTGACCAGGACCGGACGCTACATGCCCTAATCCTTTACCCATGTCAGCTACAATCTTGCGTACTCCTACAAAATAACTAGGATTCATACGCTTGAGAAGTTCTACCGCCTTTTGAATGTAAGTATCCCCAGGTTCGACCTTTATGTCAGGTGATGCCAACTCAGCATCCATCTGGGAGAATTTTACATACTTCGAAACGATATTTCTAACTTGTGCAAAATCATCCTGTGGGTCCGACTTAGCTAGACACTTAATACAAATTTTATAATTAGCGTCTGCACAAACTGAGAATAGTTCTTCGGTATTGAATTCGTTGGCACATACTATGCAATTATCTGGATAATTCTTTACCATTTCGGACCTTATGGATCTATATATCTATCCTATATTATGCCCGAAAATAAAAAGCGTGGCTCCCGCTAGAGAACCACGCTTAAAAATCACTTAAGATTTATTATTTGCTGCTCTTTTTTCCCTTTTTCACTGAAGACTTCTTTGAAGACTTGCTTGATTTGGATTTTGAGCTGGTTGATTTCTTTGCCATTAGATCACCTCCTTTGAAGGCTTTAAAAAATTGTCTATTCAACAATTTATATTTATATATTAAGATATTGGTTATTTCGGATTAGAATTTTCTCTCGCCACCGAAAAATTTATCCCAATCAGCATGCCAGTGATCGTTTTCAGATATATAGTGCATATATCCTGCTGGAGCGACCGGCTTGTTGATAAGTTCCATACTAGCGCCTTCAGGTGTTCTACTACCTTTGCGATTGTTGCAGCTATAGCATGCAGTAACGCAATTGGTAAAGGACGATTGACCACCTATACTTTTAGGTATAACGTGGTCTACTGTTACCTGACCGGACTTTAAGAGTTTTGAGCAGTACTGACAAGTAAACCTATCTCGTTTAAAAACTGCTTTTCTTGAAAATGAGAGTTGAGAATACTTCTTTCTAACGTAATATCGTAGACGAAGTATGGACGGAAAATTGACAGTTTTGCCACCAAAACGGATCTGTACATCTGGCCAAGTTGCAACTATATCAACTTTGTCCTTACATACAAGCTTAATAGCCTTTCGTTCAGAAATGAACGAAAGGACTTCGTAAGTGTTATTTAGTAGCAGTACCTTTTTCATTTAGTAACTTTAGTTTAGAGATAGATGTTAGAATATCTTCTTTTGATACCTCATCACCTACATTAACCCATCCTTCTCTCTTACGTCTTGAAAACATTTCTAGTCTTTGTGTGCCTGGAAACATAATTTCTAGTCTATCCTGCAAAGCTTCTGGCTTTATGGAATGACCTTGATTAACGTCGAAGCAAACTGAGCGTTGTGATTTGTCCTGTAATTTTCTATATATCTTCGTATTATTGATTCCGATCAAACAAATTTCATGGGTCTGTCTAAACAGACGCCCCATCCCAAACGCGAGTAGTTGCTCTGGTATGAAATTTTCGAACCAATTTATAGCATTATGTATCAAAAGATCGGTTACTGAAGATCTTTTCTTAGTTTTAACCCACACAAAGACTTGTTTCTGCGTGAAGCCCCAATCGGTCATTACGGTCATACCCTCCTCTAACATAGATCCAAGAACCCATAAAGCAAGTACACATCCTTTAGGATCGGCTAAATCGGCCACGGGTAAAGCAGAAATGTCTTTCACCGTCATAACATTATAATTTGCAGCGGAGCCCCGTTTTACAGAGGACATTTTTAATTGGTCAGAAAGGCTCCACGGGGGATCTGCTACAATAATTTGGAATTTCATTCTTTATCTAGTACATCTTTAATTTTATCAAGCAAGTTGTCAATAACGATAACTTTAATTTGGCTAGCAGTTTTATCTTTTTCTTCTACTATTGTGTTATATTGTCTATTAATTTCGAACATTCTTCTAAAATTCTGAAGCTTGAATCCTTTGGCTTCTAAGTCTAATATAGAAGATACCCAGTCATCAATATCAGGTATATCTGGCATAGCATCCAGTTCTGCCAAAATATTTGCCATCTCACGGTTTAGATGAACTTGAACATCAAACAGGTGTTCCATAGCTTCAAATCGGTTGATAATATCTTGAATTTCATACCCATCCATTACAAAGCCTCTTTAGGCCTTTTAATTATAGCAGTTGGGAGTGTAACAACAGAGTCTGCATTAGGGATAGATAATTCCTGCATGGCCTTGATTTCTTCTTTCGTGGCCGTATCAGTTTTCATCACTTCAACAAAATATTTGCCAGGTTTTAGATGAGCTTGCCATTTACCATTAGCATTTGTCTTAGTTTTTTGTATAACTTCTTTTTGGTCATTCATGATACTTACATAAGCCATAAATAAATCTTTGCCCTTGCTATCTGTTATTCTTTGTACGACAGGAACTTTCTTTTCCGAACTACCAGGCTGATCTGACTTCCTATGTATATCCTGAATTGGTGGTTCTGGCTTTGGTGACGTATATGACTCAGAACGAGCTGTACGTCTAAGGGATGATGGCTCTTCTGCCACCGTTAAGACGTGTTCAGCAGATGTTTGAACAATTTCTTTATCTGATTGTGGTGTGGGAGGTACAGTAGGACCAACAACCTGGGTTTCTGGTGCCTGAGCATTTCCTTGTTCAATATAATTATATATCTTATTTACACGATCTAGAATTAACTTGATGTTCATATTGTATACGCTCATCGATTGAATAATAGTATTAACTTTATCTTCAATCGATACAACGACCTCAGAGGCTTTTCTTGGTTGATCAGCCATCTATAAATACTCCAATTTTAAGGGCAACTCGCTTGAGAACCACGATATCATCTAGTCCAACTTCTAGCCCTTTAAAGGATAGGTCCTCACCATAGATAATTCCCTTAACACGTTTTTCAATCATCTCAAGCGAGCCTAATGATATTAATTTACCAAGTACCATCAATATATATTCACCAATTTCTGGTGTCGATGTTTCTTTGGCCGGTTCCTCACGTCGAGCTGGTAGTGGGGAAGGTTGCGACCCAAAGTTCACAAAATCATTATTATCAATAATGTGTCCGCTTCGGACATCTACCACATCACCATCTTCATCAAAAGGTACATCGTCGACGGAAGCATACATTTCAGAAGGCTGAAAAACCGGATCTTTATTCAATCTGACATACTCCGGTTCATATCTGGAACGAACTGGTGGTGCTGATCTTGTAGGATTTTTAATTACGTCTGCCGCTTCTCGATCTAATTCTTTATCTCCAGCCATTGCTTACCTTATCCTAAATCTGAATCGCTTTTAGTATTGCGTTCTCTTTTGCGCTTATCTTTTTCGGCCTGCTTTTTGATTTTTTCTTTCTCATATTCGCCGGACAAAATCTTCTTTTGTTTCGTTTGAAGTTCAAGGGTGCGCTTGATAGACTCGCTATGCTTGCGGCGACGCTTCTCGGATGGCTTTTCATATGATTGCTTCTCTTTGTATAAAGAAAGAATCTTTTCTGACTGAACTAAAGCTCTAAATGCCTTGAATGCCTTATCAAAATTACCATAAACTTTCACTTCAAGTGGAGAAAAATATGACCAATCCATCTCTGGCGGGCCAGAGGTCTTTACTTCCGTTTCAACTTTCTTAGGGGACTTATTTCTTTTCATAATATAAACGCTTTAGCGCTCCTTACATAACATATAACAAACTCTACTTCTTCTTAGAAGAATTTTTATCGATATACTTATCAATACCAATAGTTTTTGAACTCTTCCGGAACTTATCTTCCATTAATTGGCTCAAAGCCTTATCGACATCAGCAGATGTTGGAGACTCTCTGTTATCAGCAATAGCATTATATACAGAAGAAATATATAATTCTTTTATATATGCATAAGAAAAATTATGCTCACTCACATAATCGGCCATTTTCTTAGTTTCTTTATCGTTCATAAGAGATCCAAACCACTTTTTAAGATATTTTATAGACATCGCACTATCGGGTAGTGGTATTTCAAATTTTCTATCAAATCTGGATGGCCTATCTTTTATATTTGCTTTAAGCGATTCCAAACTGTTAGCAGTAGCAATGATTAACAATCCATTTTTTGTTGAAATGCCATCTAACAAATTCAAAAATAATGAAAGATTAATAGTTTGTAGCAGAGAGTCTAAATCTTCAAAATATAAGAGGGCCGGATTTTGTTCTTGAGCATAAGAAAACGCATCTCGTATAGCATCATCGTTGGCACCTGGAAGAACCGTGACAGGCTTAAAATCATAATTGCTTATAATTGTTTTAATTAGACTAGTCTTTCCATTACCTGGGTGACCCCAAAGTAAGATTCCGCGCTTCCAAGGAATTTTGCGAGACTCATAAATTGGCTTAGACTTGAGAAATCCCTCAATGGAAAGACGAATATTATCTTTAAGCTCGTTTGGAAGAAAAATATCATCCCATTTCATGTCGCGCTCGTAAGGAATATCTTCTCCATCTATAACTCTTATTTGCAAATTACTACGATCCCTCTTGAGAGACCACTCATCATATTCATTTCTAATACTAATGTAGTTATCGTAATTATCATTATCTACTAAAATGAAGAAGCTTATTTCGTCCTCATTTTGATTTCCCTTATGAAATAAGGCACAATGAATGAAATAATGTTTTTCGCTACGAATCTCGAACATTCCTTGCATGAAAAATTTTTCATTACCCTGGTCAGATCTCCAGGATACAAATGAGTCTTTTAGAATTGGAATAATTTTTAGTTTTTTCTCCTCACAGAATTGCATAAACTGACCATCCATAATAATTTTATTATGAATAAATCTATTATATTCTCTGACTGGAGCTTTATAAATCGTGGCCTGTTCTTGGGCCCAAGCCATTAATTCTAAAAAACTATCTTTTGGTCGCATCGCTGGGAGACATGGCTCCTTTGAAGGGAATACCTTTGATAAAAGTTTTAATCTTTCATTGGTGAGGCTTTCTTGTAAATCCAATTCATTGGATGAGAATGGATTTTTTGATTCTTCTAATTTTGCCATCTTATTCCTCGTTATGAGACAGTTTTTGTATTTCTACATTTTGGATAGCCAGAGCATGCCAAAAATTTTGTTTGATCTTTAGAGTTAATTCTTAGAATCATTGGCGATCCACACTTATCGCAAACGCTACTTCCATTACCAATATAAGCCTGCCTAAGCTGTTCTTTGAAGGGGCCAAAAAAATCTTTTAGCATATTTAGGTGATCTAGAGAACCACTTGCTATATCGTCGAGTTTCTTTTCCATCTCAGCTGTATATTTGTATTCCATAAATGGGAACAAATCTACTAGTATTGTAGTAATCTTTTTACCTAGTTCTGTGGGCCTATAGGTAGAGCCTTGCTTCTCAACATAATTTCTAGAAGCAATTTTCTTGATAATCTCAGCATATGTTGCTGGTCTTCCTATTTGTTTTGAATCTAGTTCTTCAACTATAGAGGCATCATTATACCTTGGAGGGGGTTTGGTAAATTTTTGTTCTGACTTAACATCTCCAACAAGAGTTAGAATATCATTCTCATGAAGATTCGGTATATCGATTTTTCCTGGATCAATATCTCCAAAAATCTCAAGATATCCCTTATAGTCTAGAGCCTTCCCAGAAACACTGAAGGATATTTTTTGGTTATGTCTAGCACATATATTTACGTGCATCGTGCTCCAAATAGCTGGATTCATCTGACAAGCAATAAAGTGCTGCCATATTGCTCGATACACATTTCTTTCGTCTCCAGTTAGGATAGAACTGTCTGGAAGAGTATTGATATTAGTTGGCCTGATGCATTCATGCGCATCTTGCGCCGAATCTTTTGTTGTATATAGGTTTGGCTTCTCTGGTAAATCGTAATGCTCTTTAATCCAAATTCTAACTGACTCTATTGCTTCTTCTGAGATTCTTGTCGAATCGGTTCTGATATAAGTGCAGTATCCATTTTCATAAAGATTCTGAGCAATCTTCATTGTTTTTTCGGGCTCCATCGAAAACTTCTTGGCCATATACTGTTGTAGTGTTACCGTGGTAAGCGGAGGGCATGGCTTTTCTTTTTTCTTCTGAGCAGAAACAGAAGTTACATAAAATTCTTCCTGCTTCTTAAGAGCCTCAAGGTATGAGTCTGTAGACTCTTTATTCTTGGGACGAGTATTGGCTTTTGTTTCAAAAGTCTCGCCGTTATGGGTAGCGAACTTCGCGTGAATGTTCCAATATTCTTCTGGCTTAAACTTATCGATGTCACGCTCCCTATCTACAATCATCCTCACTGCTACAGATTGTACTCTACCAGCAGAAAGATTTGGACCGTAATAATTAATAAGGAACGGCGAAACCATAAATCCTACGATTCTATCTAGAATACGGCGGGCCTCTTGGGCTCGTACTAGGTTAGTATCTATATCTTGTAGATTATTTACAGCTTTTAATATAGATGATTTTGTTATTTCATTGAATTTAATTCTTTTAATTGGTTTATTTATTGATGACAGATATCTTGATAAATGGAAAGATATGGCTTCCCCCTCTCGGTCATCGTCTGTAGCTAAAAGAATAATTTCGGATTTCTCTGCTATACGAATTATTTCATCCAATAATGTTATTTTGTCTTTTATTAAATGATAATGAGGCTTAAATTTATTATCAATATCAATGCCAATACCAAACTTCCCGCCGCTAGCAAGTTCGCAAATATGTCCAATAGATGACATAACAATAAAATCTTCTCCCAAATACTTTTTTATTGTTGCCGCTTTAGCTGGCGACTCGACGATAACAAGTTTTTTTGCTTTATTCATTTTATTTTCTTATCAAATGTGGTCTTTGTATTTAATTTCTACTTTAGATCTGAATTAGCATACTTAGTATCACTATAATCGTATTTATAGTGATGTATTTTGTTGGCCCTTTTAATAAAGGGTTCTGTCGTTTTTAACTAATAAACTTATGCAAAACATAAATCAAAATCTAAATGCGTTCTTTGATCAACAACTTGGGGCACTGAGATGCGATGATGATACTCGTGCCTACATAACTAGTATCTTCAATAAATTTCTGGACTCGACTTTTGATTACTCTAAAGAAAGTATTACTTTAATTTATGCCGAAGCAACATATAACCAGGACTTTTTTACTTTTCAGAACATAGGGGACTGGATATTTTTCTGTAATACGTTGTATCCAGAACATTTGAAAAATGCATCTAATAATTACTACTGCTCTTTAGGTCGGTCATCGTATTATTCCTGCTATAAACTTATAAATAGGCAATGGAAATTGTATGAAAATTTGGCAGACGAATTTATTCCTTTATCGCAATCTGCAAGAAAAATTATTCGAAAACCTTAAAATCGTGTTTGTAAATTCTAGACTTGCCACGAGTAGCTGCACATGCTGTCATAGAATTTAACTCGAACACAACAAGTCGAGCCGGTGCTGTTCCACCGAGCATAAAATATCTCGGGTGAATAAAGAGTTCATCTGAGTTAAAGTTATGTGCTCCGACAAATATATAATCGTCCAAAAATTCGGGAGCTATACGTTTGTTAATACATTCTTTTACGTAGCGGCTAGCAGTAGAATCAAATATGAAATTGTTTATACTATTATTTGCTATGCTTTTATTATGATCAAAACTTCCGTGGAAAAAGACGTAGTTATCAAGAACTCTAAAATTTTCCAAAGACTGTAAAAATTCCAGATGAGCCTTCGGTACTATCTGAGATAATCTATTTCTAGATATATTTGATGGTATTACATTAGGATGATACTTTTTTACATAACTAGAGATCGTAGATAATCCTCCCATATTCATCCATGAATTAAAATCAAAATCAGAACCAAGCATTGCTCTGATAAAAGATTCCTCGTGGTTTCCTTTGAGGAAAATAGCGCGCTCTTTATATTCTTCTTTTATATTAATGAGGGTATCGATTACTTCGGCACTACCCTGTTCACCATCTATGTAATCACCAAGCATTACTAAAATGTCTTCTTGGTTCTTAAATTTTCTTAGAGGAAGAACCCTATTGAGAATCACTTCAAGACTCTGCATATTCCCATGGATCTCAGGAATAATATATAGGCAACGGAAAGTCGGGCGCCATTTACGCATTAGATCATTATCTTATAGAGAGATTTTACATCAAGCTTGGGTGCGGTGCGAATATTTTTACGATTTCTAATATGCTTACGTCTAGAATCTACGAACGACCAGGTAGTTGCGGCACATTCACATTCTAAAATAGAAGTGAATTTATCTTTGTTTGCTTCGTACTTAGAATTTGGAGGCGTAATTTTTCGGAAGTATGTTGTATTAAAATCAAACATATACGATGGTCTAAATGCTCTATTTTTGATAGATGACTCAATATAATGATTGTCATTAATCACATGAGGTAGCTGAAAATTATCACTGTAGTATTTTAGTATAGCTACGATGTTTTTCTCATCTAAAAATCTATTCAGTAGGAAAAATATATACTTAGGTCCACTCTTACAGAACTTACATCTTGATTTAAATACAAATGTCTGGGCACATTTCAGCTTGATTATCGATTGCTTTCTCATTTCTCTTTATAGCTCTCTTCTTGCCATTGATCACGTAGTACGCTTTATCAACAATATTCCTTCGAATTCTATTGAGGTAGACCATTCCTCCCATCTGATAGTGGGGCGGAATTCTTAAATGTCTAACAAACACTTTTCGTCCTGATTCAATAGTTTCAGACATTATAATTTTAAAAAACGTATACTCCTTCATTTGATCTAGTATGGACTTCTGAGAATCTATATCAATGATATCAAGAACTTTTCCTATGTAGAAAGATCTGCAGTACGAGCCCTTTCTGCCACCCACGTAAAGTTCTTGTGTTCCATTTGGTATTTCATGGTGCTCATCTAACGTAGCGGTAAATTCACTTGTACCATCAAAAATACATAAGTTTTCATCGGTAAGAGTTTTTACTTCATATTGTTTACCATTTTTTTTAAATGAGAACGGTAAACAATCTTCTAGAAGTTTAACGAACTCTTGAAATATTTTATGCTGTAATCTTACATTTCTATTTAAGAAAATCAAATAAGATATCATCTCCTCTGGATACCTATCTATAATATTTTTGAATGCTTGATACATGCATAGTTTATTTTTTATAGTCGACTCATTGCTCTTATAGTGAATAAGATTTATTTGAGAGTCAATTACTTCATTAAGAATTTTAAGGTATCCCCTAAAATCATCTTGCATCACAATCTCGGTATCTGGAGATCTATTGCTATTAATTTCTTGATTATTAAGGGACGGTATTTCCAAGTTAACTTTAACGGATGGGTGCCTCATGGATTTAAGGCTGGATGCCTCGCCAACAAAAAAACAATTTGGGTAAGGACATCTGATAGTATCAGCTCCACCCTCTGGAATAAAATTATTGCAGTCCGGGCATCTATACCCTTTTCTGCCATGTTCGTAAAAGGTAGTAAATAACGTTTCTTCCCACTGACTGGTTACGGACACAATCCGATTACGACATGAATTGCAAACCAGTTTTTTACCTTTTATCTCAAGAACTTCAATTCTGTTGAGATATTTGCAGGCAGGACAAACATAGATACTGGATTTATCCTCATTATTTAAATTTTTTATTGTTCTCCTAATGCAAGAAAACATATAAGAGTCTATGTATGCTGGATCATGATCGTTATTTACGAACGAATAGCATGCTTTTTTTAACTCTGAATAAATTATTTCCTGAAAAGCTAGAATAGATAATTTTGAGCTCTCTCCATAAACGCTGAAACACAAATTATTTATTGCATTTATATTTCGATCCATAAAATCTCTAACAAATAGTTCTATGTAAGAATCGCTTATATCTTCAATTTTAAATAGAGAATTATTCTGCTGCATAAAATGTACAAACCTCTTCTGGATTAGTATAAGCTATCTGAAATCTCTGATAGTTATATTTATAATTTTTTATAATAGCATCGCCCATTCCGGCCAATAGCTCTGCTCCAGTTGTATCTAATATAACCTTAGAATCTCTTCCTGATGCAACTTGGCAAGATATTCTGGATGGGAAATTTGCTTTAATTGAGCCGCTAATGATATCAACCGATGGACGCTGTGTTGCGAGAACGCAATAGATACCAGCTGCTCTGCATTTTTGTGCAAGTTTACAGACAAGATTATGAAACGTTTTGTCTTTATCCTGCATAACCATATCAGCATACTCATCAATGATAAATACATACTGAGCAAAATTAGAGCGAGGTGTTGTAAAATAATTCGATGACAAAGAGTATTCTGTAATCATAGAATATCTATTCTCCATCTCGTCGTATACATATTTCAAAAGTGAAATCGCATCCTCAAAAGAGTTTGCCACGCAAACTCTTTTATTACGTTTATAACTCTCAAATTCTACGTTCTTTGAATCTATTACACATACATTAACATTAGGTGTAGCTAATGCATTTGCAACTATTACATGTAATAGTGTGCTCTTACCGGAGCCAGTTGTACCGGCAATTAATGTATGAGGATTCTTTGTGATATCAAACTGTAAGTCATTTCCATCTATAGAGCTACCAAGATACATAGGAATAGACTCATCGGTTTTATGAGTTTTCAAGAATTCATCAAAAAATGATATCTTATGCGGATTCTCATCAATGACTTCAAGCCTAACAATACCATGCTCTAGAATCGGACGAACCATTGGTTTCGCTTTAGCTCTTAGCGCCAAGGATATTTCATCAGAAAACTTTTGCAAATCTCTGACTCTGGTTCCCGGATTTAGTAAAACATCATAAAGAGTGACGTTACGTACTTTTTTAAAGCTCACGCAAGAAGCTTTAATCTTGAATAATTCCAAGATTTGATTTAGGTTTGCTCCGCTATTATTCATTCTACATAGAATAACATAATGCGGTGCGTCAGTATGTACAATGTTAAAAAATCTAAATCTGTAGGCCGCTCTTCATCATAAAGAGTTTCATTAAGGAATCTACAGAGTATTGGGGGCGGGCCGAATCTCCTACTTTAATACCATTCAGGGCGCAGGTACCTGCCGGTAATTCAATAACCAAATCCGATGGAGTATCACTGCCTATAATGGAAGTAGAGTAAGGCATGCCTTTACAAATTGAAACAACCTTACTATCAAGACAAAATAGTATGTCTAACGCCTGCTTGGTATTCTGCATCCAGAATTTATTTATTTTTTGGGTTGGGTAAGGGAAAACCATTGCTGGTAGTGGCGGGTCTCGATACATGAGACCGACTGCCTGCTCATCATGTGTCAACGCTACGAGAGCCTCAAATTTTGAACCAGCTATAACAATGTAACAAGAATTCATTATAGAAGTCCTTTCTGAATGTCTCTTTTAACTTTTCTCTTTAGAAGGACATCTGTAAATGAGTCAAGATCGGAATCAGGAGATAATGGTTCTTTTCCTTTACCTTTTCTTCCCTTGCCTTTTTTACCTTCTTGTTTGTAAAATTCTTGTTCATACATTGTGATTAATGTTGAGAGCGGATTATTTATCGTTTTAAAATTCTCATCTAGAGCTGCTAGATATGTAGAAAGTTCTTCTGGATCGAGACCCTTTTCAAGATAGTCCATAAACTTCTTAAGAAGTTTCTTAGTTTCTTCTAACGTTTCAACTACTTCAAGTCGTGGACCAGCACTTTGATTGTATGATCGAGCTTTTATAAGTTGTCTCTTTAAAAAACGTGTTATATGGTTGTGCCCTTCCTTAACAATTTGATCAGCTGCAGTACTAGCTGTTGCGGCACGATTTTTCATTATGAGATTAATGACGTCCTGCGGACTCTTTATATCAGCGGGCCCAAATCTCTTTTGAACCTCATTAACAACCGATTTCATCATCTTACGATAAGATTTTAATATCTGGTCTTTAAACATGGCCTTGGTGTGCTCATCAGTCTCTTGATAATAATCTTGAATTACTCGATGAATTTCCATAATTTCTTGAGATGCTAAACCTATATTATGAACGATATGCAGGTTTTGTTCTATTCTTTTAATATCGTTACTTGGGGGTGTTGGTGATTCTGGAACATCAGTACTTGGTGTCGGGTTGTTTGAAACTATAGGTGGTGTTTGTGACGGAGGTAAATTACCTTTCTCGTCCTTCTTTCCCTCCATAGCTTCAACCAGTCGTACAATTGTAGACCTAATTGAATCAAAAGTGTAGCGAGCTGCCTGATATCTAGACAATGACTTAGGAATACTGTTTAGCTTTAACGACAAAATTTCATTTTCGAAATCTAAAAGTTGATAGTATAAATCCGCAGAAAGACTTAAAAGACTAATACGCTGTTTGTTATAAGGTTTTCGTGAGAAGGGAGCCTTTGTGTATTGCCAAAACCTACTGAGTCTACTCGAAGAATATACCTCAAGCATAGTTTCATAATCACTACCTAATCTAGACAATGTATCAACAACGGCCTCCGGAGCCTCTACAGGAGGACCAGTTGGAGTTACTGGGGGAGCTTCTGCAGTTGGGGCTGGCTTCGGCTTCCTTTTTCTTCTGACACGAGAATAGGTTTCTTGTTCCTGCATAATACTATGGGCATCGTTAACCATAGCTTGAAATTCAGCAGCTAGAGTATCAAGAAAATTACCAACTTCATTTGGAAATGGAAACTTAATATCTGACGGAGGAAGTTGAAACTTGGTATCACCCTTACCGTTTAAACCATTTTTAAATGCTTTTATCTTTTGGGAAAAATCCTTATAGACAGTGTTCCACTGACGCTTGTGCCTTCTCAAACTCATTTGAGAAGGATCTTTTGGTTTTCCTGGGGCTGCTGGAGGAGCTGGCATATCGAAACAAATGCCAGATTATTATATAATAATACTATATAATTTCGTCTACAATTCCATATTCTAATGCTTGTTTGGCATCAAAATAATTATCTTTTTTACAATCTTCAAGAATTTTTTCGATAGTTTGACCCGTATGTTTGGCTAAAATTGTAAGGATCATATCATTATGATCCTTTAAATATTTAAAATAAATTTCAGAATCTCTCTGGTCAGGAGAACTAGGGAAAGCAAATTGAATACCATGGGTCATAACCGAAGCATTTTTTGTGATAAACCTCTTCCCTTTTGTACCTGCCGCTAAAACTACAGCACCTGCAGAATATGCTTTACCTATGCAAATAGTCTTTATTGGGGACTTAATCATTTGCATAACATCATAGATATTTGATAGAGCGTGAGTATCCCCACCATTAGTATTAATATATATACTAATATCATCTACATCATTCTCTGAATCATAATATAATAACATTCCAGATAGTGATGATGCTGTATCCTTGGTAATATCTTCCGATATAAAAATCATGCGCTCTTTCGCCAGAGCAGCATAGCATTCTGTATACTTTGGGAGTATCTGATTATTATTAGTCATCTTTGCTAGGCCCTATAATATTGTCTATAAACCCATATTTTTTAGCTTCAGCTGCGGATAAGAAAAGCTGTCTTTCAGAATCCTTCATTAACTTTTTAGTAGACTTCCCCGTGTTAGAACTCAATGCATCTATAAAAGATAGATTGCTTCTTTTTGCTTGTTGTAAAAGGATTTCGGCATCGGACATATTAGAGTATCTATGATCTCCAACAACGAGTTGGCTTAAACAAATTGTCGAACTCTTTGTAGCATGTCTTAACCCTTTAGTACCGGCTGCAAGAATTAATAATGATTCATACATTGCCGAACCAATACAATAGGTCGCAATTGGAGATTTAAGCATTTTCATTATATCATAGATCATAAAAACGCTTCTTGGATCACCGCCCTCAGAATTAATATAGAGAGAAATTTGCTCTTTGTCTCGATCCAAGTACAACAGTGTTGCAACTACATCGGCAGCAGTTTTATCATCTATGTATTCATAAAGAAATAATATTCTGTGATCTACAAGTTTACTAAAAACATCATAAGAAACTTCGCCATCGTCAGTTTTCTCAGTAATTATTGTATTCACATTATCTCCTGTTTCTCTTCTCCATCATCTCTATTCGTTCGGCGCAACTTATACAAGTTATGAACCCAGGATTTACTAATAAACGTTTTTCAGAGATCTCATCACTGCACTCTTCACATACGCCAAAGCTACCATCTGCAATTTTTCTAAAAGCATTTTCGATTCGTACCAATTTTTCTTTATCTCTAGCTATTAATTGATTATTAGTGAGAGCTAATATTTTCCCTTGGATCTCGTCTGTCTCATCACCATCAATATCTATATCTAGGTTAGAGCTTTGTTTAGTACGATTAATTATTTCAGATCGCTCATCTTCAAGCATCCTCTTAATCTTATTCAAAAATATTTTTCTCATTTGATTCAAGCTCCTTTATTTTTACTATATTCAGATTCGGTTTCGGAATTTTTTGTCCATCTACTCTTCTATCATATAAAAGATAAACTGAATCAGGCGGATTAGATAGCGGTATCACTGTCACATGCCACCCATTATGAATTCCTCGTGTGCTTTGATTTGGTTTAAATTGTACATTGCAATTTTTATCTAGAACAGCAGTTCTTTTTTTATAGAAAGGACCCAGCACTATTTGTGGTTTTATGCCATTTTCTTGTTCAAAAAGTGAATAGGCTTCATCAATATTTTTCGCTTCTACCATTTTGGACAAAAGCTCGTTGCCCACCGTAACAGAACTACAAACGAAAATTATTGGTCTTGCTCGTTGTCGCATATCTTCTCCGAATTGATAAATTTTGAAATATTTCTAGAGATTTTAAATCTCAAGGCTTTAGATGGGCCCGATATCTTAAATCGTCTAGTTGCAAGATCAAGATATCTTCTGGGTTTGAGTTCTTTAAGAGAAAAGGAACCAAAATTAATTATTTTAATATTCTTACCAGATACCAAATCACTAATCATTTCTTCAATAAGAATATTTAACACAGAATATATGTGAGAGCTATGTACAAAATGATTTAATTCTTTAATCAGTAAAGTCCATAATTTTCTTTTATTGTATCTTTGATTCATTGAAATCGTTAAATAACTCACCCCTTGTAATGGCATTCTCCGTTGTGCGATTTAACACTTTGACTTCAAGCAATTGCTTGAATGTAAAGATAATATCTTGTCTATACTTATCATTAAATTTAGCAAAGGTTGCCATGATATTTTCCATCGCTACTGGCTCATCATTCACCAAGGAAAAGATATCATTGCAAATAGATTTATCTATCCTATCAAATGATAAAAGTTCTTTCTTTGCTTCAGAAATCTTTTTCTTATAGTTAAAATGACTCAAAACGTCAGTGAGTTTGGTTCGCATTTTGAGCTGCTCGTCAATAACACTTATTTGACGAATCGCCTCATCACAAATTTCCGGCGGAGTCGTTTTTTCTTGTTTTATACAATCCTGAATAAATGTTCCAACAAATTCTGTGTCAATACTTTTACCACGCATTAGTCTTACTCACGTTCATAGAAATTCAAAAACTGAATTAAAAGTTTATACATATCCTTAAAATCGTCAAGTCGCTCCCATGTCAATGGGATTTCGGAAAGGCCTTCTATACCAAAAAGAAATTTTGCCTGGACTGCAATTGATGCCTGAATCCATTTGTCATCTTTTACGTTAACGAAGAGTGTTCCAAAATCATTGTCATCAGCAGATAGCCTAAGGGCATACGCAGGTAATATGTCCATCTGAAATATTATTGTGTATTCTTCTATATCTTCATGAGTATCTGCAATCAAAACCTTGACCTTTGCTGGCTCTAACTTTGTTGTAGCGGCCCAAATAGGATTCTCATATTTCTTGTTATCTTCGTTCTCAAACCCTATTTTCTTATTGGTTAAATAGTTATTATCTATCAAATTAGCAACAAACCCTGGCTGCACGCCTCCGGCCAAAAATAAACCAAGCTTTTGCAGGATATGATGAATAATTTCTTTTTGAAGTTTTAGATTCATTTAAAGATTCCAAATATTTTATTCATTGATGGGGCCAGAATTTCTTTTATGTTAATTTTATATTTTGGCAAACTTTCATGCATTTCTTCGATACGTTTTTCGAAATCAAATACATCTCCATTAGCTCGACGTCTTGCAAGTTCTTCCATGCATAGGATGGCCTGTTCTTTCATAATTCCTAGATACTTACTTGCGACGATTATTTCACAAAGTTTTTCGTTTGCAGCATCCTGGAGTTTAGTTTTGAATTCTGTTAAATCTTCTTTACTATTTATCATTTCTTCATTTTTCTTGGGGTCGTTAACTTTATTTTAGTCGCTGATACTCGCTTATCATTAATGATTTTACTAAAACTAAGTAATTTGATATTCGAAGCTAACCTATTCAAAGATATGGTTTCACCAACTAACAGTAGATAACGCATAGTTTCAAAAAATGTTTTGACAATCATTGTAATTTCATAACTGCTTAAATATGGATATCTATCGTGCACTCTTACAATCAGAGGCTCAATCTCTTTGAGAGAAATAGGAAATTCTTGATTTAGGGTGGCTTTCAATCTGTCAGATGAAGTTGCCATAGCTAGACATATATCACCGCCCTAGGGGGACACACAGAGAATCTTCCCCCTATCTCCATAGGTTCTTTCCCCCGTAAGATTTGACGACAAGTTTCGCATCGCCAGATCAACCTAAAGTCAGATGAACTTCCAAACCGTTTACGTAGCAATCGCCGATAATAATGCAATTCAGGATAATAAACTATTAGAATTTTCGGAGCCAGATAGTACATTAGTTTTCCTATCTAAAATAGATTATACAGATTTTTCACTAGTTAACTTAACAGACTTTATAAAATCACATATTTTCATTCCAAGATTAGAGGATTTTAGGTTTGCTATTGAGAATAGTAAGAACCCTAAATATACGATATTAGCTAGTTTATTAATCAGAAATAAATATTTTGAGGCTGAAATGACTAATTTCAGCAAATACATAATCACAAACTGTCCTATTCTTGATGGAATGTCTCTAAAAAATATTAGGCCCAAAGCAGAAGACGATTGGACTAGAAAGTACGATGGGAGATTTGGATATGTTTTAACATCCCACGACGCCCCGGAGGATGTCATATACTATAATTATGCAGCTAGCATAAACCATCGGCACCTGCATAAACTTGATGGCCGCAGCGCAAATACCATCGTAAAGCTCTAATATCAATATTAACCTATAATTTTATAGGGTTAATATGGAGAGAGTAGAAGAGCTTTGTTGTTATTATGTAGCGTTGATCCGCTCTATTTATTTAGTTCACCAAAATCATCACTGGATAACCAAGGGTAAGAATTTCTACGGTAATCATTTGCTATTTGAAAGAATATACAAATCGGCCACTGAGGATGCAGATTTGGCAGCAGAAAAGTTCACGGGACTTTTTGGTACCGATGTACTAGATTTGAACTTACAAGCCCAGATGATTGGTAAAATAATGGGAAACTTTGCTTCTGGAGATCCGATCGAGGGCTCGCTCAAGATTGAAAAGAAGTTTTTAGATTTCTCTGAGAAATTTTACAATACTATTAAGGACGAGGGCAAGATGACTCTTGGTCTCGATGATATGATAATGGCGATTGCAAGTAATCGCGAAGGTGCAGTGTACTTGTTAAAGCAAGCAATAACAGCTTCTGGAGAAGATGAGATGAATAGTAAAATGGCAGCAAGAGTAAACTTGCTAAAAAGATTTAAGAAAGCACAATCGGCTCCTGCCAGCGCAGGCCTAGTCGCCGTGCCACAAGACCTATTGAGCAAATTACAAACTACGTGGAACGCAATAGTGCTTAGCTATGTACAAGGGCAGTACAATGAAAGAGATATCACTGTTCATATTGATACGGCTAGCGTACCACCAAAAATTATGGCTAATGCCAAATTGCCAAAAGCTATAGCGCCCGAACTACAACAAAAAATGGAAAACAACTTCAAAGCTAATGCTTTGCAGGTGCTTCCAGAGAATATGAAAAATAGTATGATTGCCGTTGGATTTTCAATGCCACCAGCTAAGGCTTTACCTTCGGTACAGCGTTAACCGATATTACGGAGCACACATTGCTCCTGCAATGCCGCATACACATTAATATTGTCCCTAAGAGACAATGCAGTTAGAATAAATACTATTTCGCCTATTTGCTTATTTTTGAGGGAATCAGATATTTCTTTTGATTCTATTTGGCTAGCTTCGCTATAACCTGTTAGTAAATCATTAACAAATTTAATAAGTTCGTCAGTTGGCATATCTTTGTACATTCCGCTTGACAGCTTTTCTGCCTCCTCCCAAAGCGTTTCGAAATGTTTTATTTTATTTTCGCTCATCTCGGTCTCTCTTTGGGCCAGTTATTTGAGAAATCTGCAGCTCCTCATTACCTTCTTCAGAAACGAAAATCATAAATGCAACGCCACCAGATCCACCGGCTTTTTCACTGCAATCAATTAAAAATGGGCCCTTTAGCTTGGCTACGTAATACTTTTTTCCAAAGTCATCCAACCTTGGTTCAAGTTCTAAATGAATTCTTCCATCACTCATAATTTCTCCTAAATTTTTACAAACCCTTCTACACACATATTTATAGATGTCATAGTAGGTGTAAATTCAAATCCTTCTGATATAATTTTATTATTGTTCAATATACAATTAGAACGTGGTGAAACAACTAACTGGCTTAATTCTTCTTCAGTAATACTTTCATACGTGTGTGTGGGTACGTACTTTTTATACTCTTCTAAGATCATACTATGAGTTATCGGCATAGAACTCGTAACATTGTATATACCAGTCTTATTGTTTTTGATAACCCAGTCAATAGCACGAACTAAGTCATGCATAAACGTTACGGAATTTGGCTCCTCGAGAACTTTTTTATAGGAGATAAGTTTAGTAATTAAATTTCTGGGGCTAGGATCAGCGCTGATTGGCATACGCAATCTAAGAATTGTTGTATGATCCATTGGTGCGATAGCTAAATCAGCTGCGTACTTAGTCATAGCATAGTATGATTTTGGATTTGCATAATCCGTTTCTTTCCAGCCAGAATCCAGGAACTGATGTTTTATTACATTGCCCTGAACTTTGGTGTGTTTCACCCGATCTCCATGCGGAGATTTGCCACAATAAATACAGCCGGAGCCCAAATGAATTAGTCTAACTCCGGCTCTCTTAGTTGCATCTGCCAATGCAATGGGAATCTGTGTGTTGGCGTATGCTGTTTCGGCCTTGCTGGACTCACACCAGTCCACGTTTGGAGAGCCAGTCCTTCCAATACAATTAATAATGACGTCTGGATGATGTTTATCAATAACTGCTTTTTTGATAAAATCTGGATCCGGTGTTATGGCATTTACATATTTTATATATGGCAAATGCTCGCTAATATAGCCTTTTCCTAATACTACTGTTTTCATTACTTTAATAAATTTGAAATAGCTAATAATTTAGTAAAATCGAAATCTTTGAAATCTTTATCATATATGAATGGCAATCGAATTGACCGCTGTTTTTTAATAACCTTTGTACTACTTAATGCATAATTTTTGTTTATTGAAAATTCATCATTCTCTAACCACTCACTAGATATTACTACACTGGTGATATTTTGAGTTTTTTGGTCCACATCTACAAAAAATACTGCTTCATAGTGAAACGCTGGTTCTGTATCAGAATACTTGCCCTCATCGTCATCCGATTGAGTTAACATTTTAATTGATTTCTTGGGACTAAGACCATCATCCCTGTCATCACCATCTTTATCAGGTAGTGTACAACGTGAACAAACTAATCCTAGTCTGAAAATTACTTGGTCAAAAATATAATCTTTAACGGCATTGATTGTATAGATGCTATTTTGTATATCTAAAATCTCATCAGAGATCCAAATTTTGTATGGACCCTCTTCGGTGATGAATACTTTTTCATTTTGAATAGAGATATTATTTTTTGTTCCACGTGGCTTCTTGATACCTTGTTTGTGCTTGGTAACAATATACGTGTTTGGAGCCCCACAGATTTTACAAATTTTGTATTCATCAATATAGCTAGCAATTTTAGATTTCATCATCGTATTCATTTTGTTCCAAATTTCTATGGTCTTTATTTACTTCCAAATGATGACAATGCATACCATAAAACCAAATCAATAATTCCTAATGGAATATTATATTTCGTTTTAATTGCTTGACATAGTTCCAACGGATTCTGGAAACCCCAATTTTCCGCGGCACGATTCAAATGTAAATCGGGCTTAACACAATCTAATAAGCCAATATTTCTTGCTAAATGGTAGCGTGTTATAGGTCCAATGAACGGCAATTCTTCGAGTTTATCTGGCGTATTTAGTTTCGTATTTCTATATATCAGCCATCCAGTTTCATTTATACTTTCGCCAATTTTGAATGCACTGTCTATAATAGCTTTTATTTTTCTTTTGTTGTTAATTAACTCCGATGCCTTAATAGCAATGTCAAGCGCGTTAACATCTTTTGTATTGAATTCTACTACATTAAACAATGGGCGCACCACTACCATCAGTTCAGGAAAGAACCGACTGACTATCTTGGCATTAAAACCACTAGTGCAGACTACCCAGCAATACTCTCGGAAGAAAAATTCTGGCATCAATTCATCAAACTTGGTCGATGAGATGCGCTCCATATCTTCTTTATAATATTTGGTCGCAAACCCAAGGGCTTTTGAAAAATATTCTGAATATGAATCATTTAACGATAACTTAAAAGTATCATCTTTAATTGTTTTATGTATTTCCATTTTTAACTGGAGTAAGGTATTTTAGCATAGTTCTGACTTCTTCAATGGACTCAAACGTTCCGGCGTCAGACCAGCAACCATCAATAATAAAATATTGTAAATCGCCATTTTTAAGATACTGTGTAATAATATCAACAATCTCGTACTCACCACGAGCGCTAAGTTTTAAGTTTTTGTAGTAATTAAAATAATCTCTATTAAATTGATAACAGCCTGTAATAGCATAATTCTCTAAGCTCTCGTCCAGAGTCTTTGGCTTCTCCTCTATTCTAACGATCTTTCTAGTTTGGTCAATAGATGCTACACCAAACCTATATAAATCTGGATGTCTATAGAGCGTTATTTTTGCGGAGAACGGATCATGCCCTCCTGGTCCGCCTAATGTTGGCCAGTTAATAGGCTTGGTATACAAATTGTCCCCAAGGATCACAGCGAAAGCTTCCTCATCTTCTACATATGGCTGACACAAATTAATAGCTTCTGCTATACCTTTTGGCTCACCCTGAAAAACATAGTTGATGTTTAATCCAAATTTGGATCCATTTTCTAAATAATTCACCACTTGTGCAAAATTGGCACCACCAAGAACTACAGTTAAGTATTTAACACCCATCCCTACCAATGTATTGATAGGATAATCTATTATTGGTTTATCGATAATTGGCATCAAATGCTTATTGATAAGTTTTGTAAACGGAAGTAGTCTTGAACCGGTACCGCCAGCAAGTAGTATGGCCTTTTTCATGCTTACCTCAACAACAGTAATTTAGAGATTTCATGGTCACATTGTGAGTCATCAATCGATAAACTATATTTATGTATTTGTTCAACTACAAATAATTTAATTCTATTTAAGAATACTTTCTTCTTGGGACAATTGTTATCTATGATATCATCTAAATTTGAAATATAAATATAGCTTTTTGTTTTTGGATTTGGATTTGGATTTGGATTTGGATTTGGATTT